ATTTTTTTTTCAATTACGACAGCAGTATAATCCGTAATTCGGCTGTTGTGGTCACCCGTTATGGTAGGGGATAGCATACCATCGCCGTTGCCGCGTGCGTCATAGCAGACAATATTCGGGTCCTTGTAATCCCGACTGCGGATAGCCGGAGAGCAATCATTGCAGATAACCATGTTTGGCTCTGTGGTGGCGGCGTAACAGTTGATCGTGTTGCCCTGAATACAAAATGTCGGTTCGGCCACAAAAAGCGTCTGATCTTGCAAGGTGGAGAGGGTGGCGCTCTTTTCGGTCTGCACCAACGCACCTTTGCCGCCGCCCTCGCATCCAGAACGGATTTTCAAGGTATAGGCACATGCAGGTTTATTCCCACCACATTCAGCATTAAGAGTTGGCACTAATTCTTCGGCATATCCGATACTTCGTGCCTGCTCACTATTTCCTAACTTGAACGCACAAACATTGTTTACTTCGGCATATACTCCATTTGCTGTTCCAGCGCCATTTTCAACAGCTCCGGCAGTTGCTTGCCCCGGCGTGATGCTCGGCGCAAAATGCCCTCGCAGGCTTTCCGGCTCAAATAATATTTCTCCGGCGCGTTGACCTGTAAGATCGAGGACAAGCGAGATACGCAAACGACGTTGGGGAACACCCCAGTACTGGGCGTCCATGGTTCGCCAAGCAAGGCTCCATCCACTACCTGATACCTCCCCCGCTTTACTCCATTTTGATTTTGGAGGTTCAGGAAGAGAAATGGTTGGTTCTTTGATTCGGATAAGTTCTTCCAGCACAGCGAGGAAATCTTTTCCTTTGTTTGAACTGAATGCTCCGGGTACATTTTCCCAGACTGCATATTTGGGATATTCTCCATTCGTTGCCTCCTGCATTTGTTTAATAATCCTGACGGCTTCCATAAAAAGTCCGCTGCGTTGACCGGCAAGACCGGCGCGTTTTCCTGCGATGCTAAGATCTTGACAGGGCGAACCAAATGTAATTACATCCACTGGTTCGATTTTAGAGCCGTCAATTAAGGTAATATCACCGAGATGTTTCATTAAGTGTTACCTCCTGTAGATCCAAAGCCGCCGTTACCGCGATCTGTATCGGGGAGTTCGGCAACCTGGGTGACGGTGCAGTGGACAACGGGCTGGATGACCAGCTGGGCGATACGATCCCCGATAGCGAACGCCTGAGGTTCATTGCTGTAGTTATGTAAGGCCACGATGATTTCGCCGGTATAGTTTTCATCAATGACACCAACCATATTGGCCGGGGCGAGGCCGGTTTTGGTAGCAAGGCCGCTGCGGGGATAGACAGCGCCGAATGTGCCGTGGGGCAGCTTGATGGCGATGCCGGTATGTACTTTGGCAGTCATGCCAGGCTGGATAATACAGGTGGCAACGATGACGGTACCGGGTGCTTCCACACTGATGGCGTGCAGGTCAAGTCCGGCGTCCGTTGGGTGAGCATAGGAGGGGAGGGGGATGTCGGTGGCAAGAGGTTTGACGGAAAGTTCATCCTTAAAAACAACATCGCCTTCATCCAGGACGGCCTGAGAAAAATCTCTAGGGATGGTATAGTTTACATACGGAGTTTCATAGTGCATAAAGTACCTCCTTTACTTATACAGACCAATCATCTGGCGGCGAAGATAGTTGAACCAGGCGCGGCACATGGCGCGATAATTGGGCTTGGCCGAGGGAACTGGTGCCGGAGTGGTTACGGGTTCGGGAGTTGCGGTTGGTGCCGGAGTAGCTGTGGGCGCAACAGTCGGTTCCGGGGTAGGTTCCGGTGTGGCAGTAGGTTCAGCGGTGGGCGCAGGAACGGGGCCGAGCCACTGAGCGTAGAGGTCCATATTGCCGGTACAGACATATTCCTGATGAGGGGAATACCAGGTGCCTGAGCCGTCGGATTCTGTGTTCCAGCCGTTGAAGGTGTTGGCGCCGTAGGTAGGCTTGGAATCAATGATCTGATAGGTTTTGCCTTCCTCCTGCTCATATTTTTTGGTGGCGAAAGAATAAGCCGGGCGGGACCAGTTGCTCCACCAGTAGCCGCCATTGGCGTGATAGGTAACGGTGTAAGTAGTGACGGCGGTTTCGGGCGTGGAAGACTCAGCATAGGCGGTGGCGCTGAGCCGAGGGCAGAAAACAATCAGAACAAGCGCCGTGAAGAACGCTGAGAAGAGCACGCCAAAGCGAAAAAGTTTGTTACATTTATTAAGATTCATAGTTAATCCTCCTTGAGGTAGAGGCCGCAATGGCACTGGCCGGAAACCTGAGAACGAAATTCCTGACACATACATTTGTTGGCCGGGATATGCTCAATGCGACAGGGACAATAGCCGTTATTGGATTTGATGGAGGCGCGAAACTCTTCGACCTCCTCTTTTGTCCAGCTGGGGTTTGTAATAATTTTCATGTTAAAGCCTTTCTGCATACTGATTAGAAGAGGCGAGTGTGACACCGAGAACAGAATCTTGGACTGGTGCGCTGCCGGGAACATAGCGGCCGAACTTGATGATGATGGTGCCGCCATAGACGGTGTTTAACATACGCAGAGAAACCAGCTGCTGTGTTAGTTCCTGCGGATAGTAACCGGTATAAATCACAAAATCATCCAGACAATCCTTTTGGCGAAAGTAAGCGATCAAACCGCGCAGTTCTTCAAACTGGAGAAACGGTTCCAGACCACCAACGACAATTGCGGTAGTGATGGGGTTGTGAATGTATCGGTCAAACAAATCAGCATAAGAAACGGTATGTACAGGCGAATTAGCAAGAGGGCTGTTCTGACACATAGAAACATCGCACCCGGCATCATGACAGCACTTCCAATCACAGGTGGCGGTGCCGAGGAACATAGCAGGCTTTTTATACTGAATAAAATCTTCATCCAGAAAGCCGCGCAGAGTAATAGAATCTGGCATAATCACATCTCACTCATCGTATTCAGGTCCATCCAGTCACGCATTTTGAATTCAGCTTTGCGCTCCTTGGAATAGGTGCGTTCCGGGGTAAGGAAACCAACGATACGTTGATAGGTGGTCACTTTGGGTTTGCCACAGATAGGACAGGTATCACCGTAGAAGCCGTGGTTTTCCTCGCAAGCACTGATACGGGTGCAGAATGCAAAGTAAACAACGCCCTGGTCGGCAACATAGTTTAACATCTTCCATGCGGTATCAAAATTATTGAACGGTTTATCAATGTTGATGTGAGCGATGGAGCCGCCGTTGCAGGCTTTATCGAGAGCGGCAGACAGGCGGACTTTTTCCTGCAGAGTGGTTTTTACACCGAGGGGAATCCACTGGTTGCCGTACAAGGGCAGTTCGTATTTTTCATCCGGGAAGAACATCATATCTTTCTGCATCAGAACTGCGGCAGCACGCTCACCTGGGATTTCCTCAATGTTGGCGCTGTAGTCTTTATCCTTGATGTAATTGTTCTTGACGGCGTTGATGGTTTGCAGGATATCCTCAGCGAATTTCAAGCCCTCATCGGTATAGAACGTGTTTCCGAACTCGTCCTTAGAGGTCATGTCGAAGTGCTGTAGGGTTTCGTAAATGCCGATCACGCCGATGGTATTATATTGGGAGGCCATGTTCATAATGTGCTTGGAATAGTTGGGGAGCAGGCCCTTTTCGATATTACGCTTGATGATATGGCGAACGGAATCCAGAGTGTCCAGGCAGAGTGTTACGGCATTTTTGAGATTAGCAAAAAACTCTGCGGGGGTGGTGCTGGAATAAGCAAGACGAGCAAGATTGATGGTGTTGACCTTAATAGAACCAACCTCCAGTGCAGTACCGCCAATGGAATTAAAATACCCCAGATCTTTGATATCGGAGACAAGGCGACAGCAGTTGGAGAGGCTGGTTACATCTTCGCTGATGAAGAAGTTGCTGTCTGCCCAGGTAATGTTGTGAGCGCAGCACCAGCGGGCAAAATCTTCGTTGACAAACTTGCCATTCTTGCGCAGCAGGGAGTAGGTAAGAACCGGAAAGGTCATCATGTTTTTGCTGCGGATCTCGCTGACAACATCCATAAAAGCTTTTTCATACTCGATGATGCCGTCGATTTCATCAATCATAAAGGAGCCATCCGGGAAGGTTTTACCGCCAAAGATGGCCTCCAGGTAGGACTGATCCATGATGGTAAAATTAGTAAAGGCGCTTTGGTTGACGCGCAGGTACGGCTGATTAAGCTTGTAGACAATGCGCTGGAACTCCTGGTTACGGTAATATTCCGGGGACTGAATGTAATAACCGGATTCGACGTCTTTTTTCCAGAAATAATAGGAATAAACCAGGAAGCTGGGTAAGCCGCAAGCGCCACTGCTGCGATTGGAAGTCCAGCTGACAAACTCGCCGACAAAATCCGTGAAGGTGGTCAGATGCTTGGGCGGCTGGGCGTTAAAGTTGTCAATAAAATAAAGACCCTTATTAACAAGTTCCTCGATATCATAAGCAAAGCAATAGGGGACAAAGGTGCTGGATGCAGCATCGTGCAAGTAGAAATAGCCGAGGTATTCAGCAGTTAGCCAATTCTTGGCGGCATCCAGGCCATGGGATTTTTTGAGTTCATAGAAGATTTTGTTAAAGGCAAGAAGCTTGGAATGGGGTTTGTGCATCTCGGTGGTGAGAGAGCAGATATCCTTGGTGCCGACATTGGCATTGCCGTCGATACTGGCATCGGCCACAGTCTGCTTGTCGATAAAGTTATCAATAAAATCAGTGTAGTTCAGCTGTTCGTTTGCAAAGCCGTTGAGCTTGGCCAGATCTGGGCCATACTTACTGATGAGGTAATCCAGTTGGGTGGTAAAATCTTTATCGAGTTTAAGGTCAATAGAAAAATCCATAGAATCACTCCTGTTTGTTGATCCAATCATTTGCAGTCTTAAAGTCCATCAATGCGCCGTCCACCGAAAGCATCGGGACGGTGGTAATACCCATGGAGAGCATGGTTTCTGTGTTTGTTTCTTCTTTATAAGTCACCCCCTTTGCGGCAAGTTTAGCGGCCAGCACCTTGCAGCGCGGACAATGGGTTGTATACATAATGATGTTCATTCGGTATCTCCCTTCAATGTGGCGGCGGGAGCACTGCGGGAGGTAAGGATGGTGTCGTCAGAGATATACTTGCTGTAATCAAACTGCGGAGTTGTACGATATGTAACGGCGGAAGCAGCCTGAGCGAAGGCAGAGGAGCTTGAAGCGTTTGCTTTTTCTTTGGCCTTATCCAGTTCCATGACAGTGAGGACGCAGTAGTTGGCGAGATCCAACAGAGTATCGCGCAGAGATTCATTGACCTTGGCGGGGGTACCCTTGATAAGATTCATGAAGCGGTGGTATTTATGGGAGATCTGGACAGCGGCGGTGATGATGCCGTTATCGCCAAACTCCTGATAGAGCTGGGAGAAGGAATTGCCGTAATCTGCGTTTTTGGATTTGAAGGTATCGCACATTTCGACCTGGATGCGACCAAAGCGCTGAACATCATTCATGAAGTAACCTCCTTATAGATACATAAAAAATTTAATTAGCCAGCCGGCAAAAAGGGCGACCAACGCGGGCGGGCAGAGACCGGCAAGAGTGCCGAGGAAAACACACAAGCCATCCGGCAAAGACCAGGAATCAAAGCAGCTGGACTTGCCGTCAATGACGTTTTGAACATCATTCTGCAGGGGAATTTTGTGGGGGATGCCGGTGGTATCAACGATGAATTCAAGAGCCAGGCCGATGCCGGCTGCATGAAAGACGCCGATGGTGGGGATAGGGCCAATGGCTAAAAACCAGTTCCAAAGTTTGGATGCGGCGAACCCCCAGACGGGGATGTGCAAAGCCCAGGCAGCAATGGCGCAAGCGTTAAGCTTTACAGCGCGGGTGGAATCAGTGAGGACTTTATGGACAACTTCGAACAAGTCCCGAAGAGCAGTTTCATCGTCTTCCACCTGGTTGATATGTAACTCGTAGGTTTTGAGGAGCTTGCGGATTTCTTCTTGGGTCATTCGGACGCCTCGATATCATTGAAAATTTCAGGGTAGACAGCCTGCAGCTCCTTGAGAACAGGAATCATGAGGGCGCGGATAGCGGGGTGGGCATCCTTGGCGGTGCGAAGGCGAAGGACTTCATGCCATTCGCGCAGGTTCCAGGTGCAGACGATCTCGGTTTTAAGGCAAAGAGGCAGGACATCGCGGGCTTCTTCCGGGGTGGCACCAGCATTCAACATGTCACGATAGCCTATTTCAGCAAAGCCACAATAGTTTTTCCAGGAAATGCGTTTCCTGCCGGTATAGCCGTGGTCAATGACTGTGATTTCATTGCCGAACTTATCTTTGCTGTAGTTGCAGTAGCGGGTAGATTCCTGGGCGTAGGAGCCGATACGGTGACGAACGATCTCGTTGGCAACGCCGCGGTCGGTGATGAATTTAATGGTCAAGCTGATATGCTCGATCATGGCGTAATGATGATTTTTGCAGAGCATGGCGACCATTTTGGAATCACTGCCGGGCTTGATAGCATCCTCGCTTTGATAGCAGGTACGGGCGATGCGCTCGATACGCTGCATGGTGACATCACGGTTGAGCGGGGTGATCCATTCGTGGGATTGAGGGATAATTTTCATTCGGGGTCGGCCTCCTGTAAGATAATGCAGTTGGATGGGTAGAGAAGGATATAATCTTTCTCCCAGGCATAACCGCGGTAGGTAGGGTTGGAAACTTTAACGCGGCAAGGGGTGAAACCGATCACAACATAAGTGTTCCAGTTGATGCCGCTGTTTTTATCCGTCTGCGCATAGGCAACGGTATCGCCGACATGGATTTCGCGGCCAATGGCATCGGTAATTGGTTCAGTCATGGGCGACCTCCTGTTCGGGTTCGTGCTGCTTGATAAGATGGCCGATCCAGAACAAGCGCTTAGGGGTGACGGGATCTTCTTTCAGGCAGGCAAGAGTGTGGTTTTTGCGGAAACGAGGTTCAAATTCCAGAGTAAAAACGGTATCCGCATTGGAGAGAATGAAGTCTTTATAATCCTGGCGAAGGTTAGGCCAATCGGGATCGTTTTGGATAGCGGTGAGATCGAACTTGACTTTATCGCCATCTTTGTAATCCAGGATATTGCCGGTGTTCTGATAGAGCCAGGCGATGGCTTTGCCGTTGCGCTTGATGTTGACGGCGTTTGCGATTGCTTTGTTTTTGATAAGATCACCTGCTTTGGTAAGAGTGAAAAGGTTGGCGGGCATTGAACGCTGCACGCTGGGCGGGTGTTAGATCATTGATGTTATAGGTAATGATAAGAGCGGAACATTTGGAAGCATAACTGCGGCAGATAGATTCAAGCTCTGCCTTGGCACGCTCTTTGCGGTGGAGTTCACGGGTAGTATTCATGGGGGCGGTAGATCAACTCCTTTAACGAGAAGATAGGTTTTGCCCTGGAGGGCGGCCGGGAGGAAGACCAGGCGGCCGGCAGCGAGGACGAAGCAGCCGATTTGAAGGCGGGTGATGACTTGGTAGCTACGGTGAGCACGGAGCAGGGGAGAGGCGGATGGATAATTGGAGAATAGGACGGCTTGCATCATGGCTGAACCCCCTCCAGGTGCTGTTTCATTTCGCGGTAGAGGATATCATGGATGAGCTTGCCGGAGGTTTGAGGTTCACAGAAAATGAGCTTGCAGTCATAGCGGGCAAGCCAGGTTGTGAGGCTGGCCACCATGGCGACAGGGGACATTTTGCTGCGGTATGTACCGGCGTAAAGCATTTCCCAGGTGGTGCGCTCAACAAGCAGATAGGTGCGGGCACCGGCTGCTTTGGCACGTTCAAATTCACGGGTAAAGCGAGCACGCTGGGAGGTAAAGCAATTTGCAATTTCGTCGCTGGACATCTTCCGTTCGATCACGACGATATTTTCCAGGCTGTAGGGAACGCCGGTGGGCAAGATAACCTTGGCAGAATAATCGCCAAAATTGAGCTTTTGCCGTTCGACTGGGCAGCCCATTTGCTGAATGCGCTGAGTGAGCGCCGAGGTTTCGTGCTCACGGGTATCAATCAGGATAGTAAAAGTTTCAAGGGCGGATTTGACAAAGACAGGTTCGATAATATCACCCCCTAGGAGAGGAACCACCAATACCAGCTGAAGGTGATGGCCGTGAGAACGAGTTTGAAGCGAGCATCACGAGAGAGGAACCGATCGTCATCGCTGGAGATGATGGTGACAACATAGATGACGGTATTGATGGCCGCCATAATGAGAGAAAAATTAACGTACATGGCTGTATTTATAAAGGAAGGTGTTGAAATCCGTTGTGGACTGGACCCAGCCGGTATCGGTGCGGGACCACTTGCCCTCCTGCTTGGTGCCAAGAACCTTGATGATATCGCCTTGAGCGATGGGGTTTTGATCCATGGTGGAGGGACGGATTTTGAAATTAACGGTTTGACCGGTTGCAAGCTGGTACAGTGCGATGGTCTTGTTTTTATATTTGCCGTCAATAGAGAGAATGTAGTGGTAGGTGGAGGCGAGAGAGGGGTTTTGGTATTGGAGGTAGCCAAGATTATCCATCTCGTACTGAAGAATATCGCTGACCGGAGTGATGATTTCTGAGGTTTCTTTGGCGCAGTGACGGACAATGCCGAGCCAGTCCACGTTGATGTATTTCTTTTCAGTTTCTTTCTCACATAAGGTGAGCATTGCATCATGGTCAATGAACGGGTCAACGGTTGCTTTGGAGAGCTGAATGGAATCACTGTACTTATCGAACAATTCAACCTGGGCTTTGAGCTGGTTGGGATTGCCGAATTCGTGAAAAAAATCAAGTTCAATCAGGATTTGAAGCTGGCGGGAATTGACCGAGGTTTTATGCTTGATATCTTGCAGGAGGCTGATAAAATCAGCGTAAGTGTTATCCCGCAGAGCATAAAGTTCACGGCCAATGCGCTTGTTGAGGTATTTGATGGAAGCCATGCCTTTATAGATGGCGCGATTGGCAACATCCGGGGTGTATTGGTCCAGCGAGTGGCGGAAACGGATGGGCATGATTTTGATGCCGCGCTGTGCTGCCAGAGCTGTGCCGGCAAGGATTTTCTTTTGGTTATCCGCGGTGTTGAGCAGGGCGGTAACGAATTCAACGGGGTAGTAATAGCGATAGTAGGCACAGTAATAGGTAAGGATGGAGTAGCCAGTAGCATGATTCAGACCGAACTGGTAGTTGCTACTGTCTTGAAGAATTTGAAGGAATGCTTTGGCTTCTTGCTCTGCCTGAGCACGAGAACTGGAAGCGTGAGCACAGTAACCTTCCAGAATATGGGGGAGAGCTTCTTTGATAGCATTTTCATCTTTGTGACCGATAGCGCGGCGAACAGAATCAGCATCACCACCGGACATGCCGCAGATTTGCTGCAGGAAGGAAATAGATTGTTCCTGAAAAATCAGCCAGCCGAGCGTGTCCTCAAGTAAGTTGTCAATCTCTTTGGAGGGGTTCTGGCCGTGTTCATGGCGAAAGAGCTTGTCCCGATATGATGCGCCGCCAGGGCGGATAGCAGCGGTTACAATGCTGAGATCCTTGATGCTGTGGACATCGTATTTTTTTAAGGATTCAAAAGCAAAATCTTCCACGAACTGGAACAGACCATAAGGACTGGTTTTCATATCCGCCCAGACGGCAGGGTCATCAAAGTTAATCTGCCAGGTATGAGGGTAGGGGATATGAGCGAGCTTACAGGTTTCATCGAGCTGGGCGATTGTTGACAAACCGAGGATATCGTATTTGGCCAGACCCACAGCATGAGAGGCGTCCATATCCAGCGCAAGAACTTGCAGGCCGTCTTTATCACGGAAGACACTGTAACGTTCGTACAAATCAATGGGAGCGATGATAACGCCGGCCGGGTGATGAGAAAGAGAAACTACTGTGTCCTTGATGCCATCAAAGTAATAGAAAAGATCAGGATAATTCGTTCTGCAGGTTTCGGGATCGGCATCGTATTCGTCTTTGATTTGAGCGATACGATCGAGCGACCATGGGTTAGATTCTTTAGAGCTGGTAGGATTGGCTTTCTGCCAGCGTTTGGCGAGGGCACGGCCAATTTCATCAATCGTACCTTTGTCGGACACAGTACCGAGAGCCAGTACATAGGCGCATTTGCGTTGGCCAAAGGATTCAAAGATGTGATCATAAATCAGGGGGCGGTAAGCATCAGGAGTGTCAATGTCCACGTCGCCAATTTCGACACGGTTTTCATTACAGAAGCGGGAGAAGACGAGGTTCCAGCGAACGGGGTCAACGTCGATGATGTCTGTAACAAAAGCCGCACGGGAACCAGCCACAGAACCACGGCTGGGACCAATGGGAATGTTCTTTTCATGTTTGGCCCAGATCATAAGGTCTGACATTGACAGCATGAAGCCCAGCATGTTTACCTTTTTGAAAACAGCCAGTTCTTCCTCGATATCTTTGCGGAAGGCATCGACTTCATGTTGGGGAATGATGCCCTTTTGGATCTTATCTTCCAGCATGGTGTGGGTGCGCTCGATGTAGGCTTTAGCATCGGACTCCACAGAGCCGGTCAAAATGGGGTAGCGGGCTTTGGTATTGAGCTTGAAACCCTTGGTGGAGTCAGCCAGACAGTTGGTGTTTTCAATCGCCTGCATCCAGACTTCACGAGGTAAGGAATCCTGCTGCTCAAAGGCCGCAACCAGCTGCTCGTAAGTTTTGAAGGTGAGGTCGAACTCATCTTCGCCAGTAAACTCAATACCTTTACCTTCCATGAGGACTTTGCGACACTCGGCTTTATATGTGGTGGAGCTGTGGGTATCGGTGGCCGCGATGAGGGGTTTGTGATACTTTTGAGACAGCTCATAGAGGTACTGGTTGAATTCGATCTGTTCTTTGCAGTTATGGTATTGAATCTCCAGAAAGTCGTAGCGTTGAATCAGCTGCTCATAACGGGCGGGGTCAAAATCTTCAACGTCCGCAGTGTAGTGATGCAGAGGGCTGGCAAGGCAGGCGGAGGTGGCGATGACGTTATCAGACAGGTTGTAGAATTCATCGAAGGTGACACGAGGTTTGTAATATTTATGATCTTCCCGATTGGAAAGACTGATAAGGTTATTGATCTCCATAACGCCTTTGGTGTTGCGGGCGATCAGAACCGTGTGGTAGTTATCGCGCAGCTTATGAGGCTTATCTTCTCCGGGAGATTGGTGAGTAAGGCGGTCGGTAAGATAACATTCAACGCCGAAGATGTACTTGAGGCCGGCTTTTTCTGCTGCCTGCTTTTTAGCTGTCCAGTTCAGCAGGGTACCGTGGTTGGAGGAACCAAGGGCAGTCATGCCGCTTTGAACGGCCAGGTTAATGTAATCCTGATATTTGGTGCAGGAATCAAGAACAGAGCCTTCATCATCGTGAAGGTGATAACAGAGGTAATTTGGACTGGGAATTTTTATTCACCTCCTGTAATTTATTTCAAAAGCCCTGCGGGGGCGGGGAACGGGTGGTCATGGGCGGCTCCTTTAGAACAAATCAGCTTCGGTTTTGGGCGGGTCTGCGATGAGGGCTTGGGCGTTATAATCCCGGATGGCGGGGCAGATTTTGCGGTAACTGCAAAGGTTATTGCAGAAGAAAGCGCTGTCCTTATCGACCTTGCGGGCAGGCCAGGGAGTGGTTTCATCCTGGGGCAGAGACTCATAGACATCGGCGACCTTGTTGATATAAGTAAGAGCTTCCTGCTTGAGTTCCGGGGTATAGGGGTAAGGCTCTACAAAAGGTTTGATGATGAACTGCTGGGCGACCGACATGGGAAACCTGGGACCGAGAAGATTCGTTTCTTTGAAATCCAGCATGGCAAATTCAATCTCAGCTTCATCCATACCGGCATCGCGGCAGGCGGATTCGACCGCGGGGGCGATAGTATCGTAAATTTTGGAGCGATTGACGATGCGGATACACTGGGTTTTGTTGCGCGAACGGGATGTGGCGTACCAGGTGTAACGGATCTCGACATATTTGAGCATGATCCAAGCGAGATTTTTGACTGTATAACCGGCCTGTTCCAATGCCATAGCGTAGATCACGAGCTGGCGACCATGCTCTAATAAATCTGACGGTTTATACCGGGAACTGGTTTTAAGGTCATAAACAGATACCGTACCGTCATCATTCAGCTTGGTTAAATCAATATAGCCTTGCAGGGCGCGAGTAGGACTGACGCGGAGGATAACCAACTGCTCGATAATGTACTTGCCGCGAGGCGGGTAGAAGTTCTTGCAGAAGTGGGTCATATCCTTGATCCATTTTTCTTTGATGGAGTCATTGCCGCGAAAATCCTTAGGAAAGGTAAGGCCGAGGGTATCACATTCATCCAGGGCACTATGTAGAGCGGGAAGGAGATCATCACAGGTTACTTTGCCTTCGATGAGGTCTTCTGTAACTTGATGGGATGCTCCTCCTAGCAGACCATAGACACTTTGAAGTCCGGGTTCATGCTTGATGTAGGAATACCAGGATTCCAACAGACAGTCGTCTATGCAATTAAGCTTGGAATACGAATATAAATGGACGCCTTCTTCTTTCAGTTTTTGCAGGCGGGGGTCTTTGGCGCGTTCGATTATAACCACCTCACTTTCGTTTGCAGGCAGGCGACATAGGCATCGCGGCCAAGGTCGGCGGGATTTTGTTTGCTGCCTGCGGGGATAATATCGTGGTCGGGGTCCCAAACATAGCCGACCCTGGTAGTTAAGATTAAATTGTTCTGGACAAGCTTGGCGGCTTCTTCCCGGATAGCGTCTTCTTCTAATCCTTCATCGAGAGCGAGAACGATAGTTTTGGGGCGAAGAGAAAAAATCATGCTGCGCTGGGCCTGGGAAACATGGCAGCCGCAGAGACCGAGCGAGATATGAGCACCGAATGATGCGCACTGCATGGGGGCTTTTTCCGATTCAAAAAGGACCACGTTCTGGGTTTCGATGATGCGCTGGTAGTTTTGCTGCAGGGCGAACAGGGTTTTGCTGCGCGGGCAGCTGACGATAGGATACCAGCGGTCCTGATGGGGGCAGTTGGGGTCATTGGAGCGACCCATGATACCGCAGAGCTGGCCATCAAAATTACGCTCCGGGATGGTGATACGGTTGGAAAGAAAATCATAACCAACCTGAAATTTTTGCTGCGTTACATAATCAATGCCATCGCGGAAGAACATTTGATTGTACTTGCCCAAGTATGGCTGCAAAGTTTCCTCTGGGATGGGGGGTACGGAAAAATCCTCCGGCTGATCAGGGAGGAGCTTGCGGTAGAAGCCGCCGAATGGGTAGTGAACTTTGGCCGAGAAATCATTCTGGTCGAGATCCAGAACGGTAGTGACAAAGGTTAAGCTGTCCGGGAAAGTGCAGTTCAGGCGCGACATGATGAGGGTGAAAAGATTGCCTTTGCCGTTGGTGGAAAAGCAATAAAACCGTAAAGAATCAACATCCAGAACAATGCTGGTAGGATTGGTACCGTCCGCCCGTGAAAAGCGGAACTGGGCTTTGGCTGAATTAAACGTAATGTTTTCATAGCCGAGGGTTTCGAGGATGGTGTAGATATCATCCGAGTGGCCGATCAGGCGCTGGGAGAGGAGTGCCGCATTCATGGGCGCACCCCCTTTAACGGCCGATGGCTACATGGTCATTGCGGATGGTACAATAGCCGACCTCTTTCCAGTTGTTCCAGCTGAGGTTTGCTTCATACAAAAATTGCTGACCGTCTTCATCGTTACGGGTTTTATCGAGAAAGGCGACGATGTACTTTTTGGTTTTATCCAGCGTGATGGGGGTGGTGAATTTTTCCCAGGTGCCATCCGGTTTGCGAGTACGGGTGTATGCGTGACAATCACATTTCTCGCCTGTATATTCATCCTGCCAGAGTTCCCGGATATAAATCATTTCGGAAAAGACCTCTTTGATTTGCTTGCCGTTGGAAAGGGTGGAGGCATCGAGAAAGCGCTGGTTTTTCATGTAGAGGGCCAGCTGATAGGTACAGACGATGGAGACGTTTTCCCGGCTGGCACACTGGAAAATTTTGCGCGAGGACTGCAAGAGCTGGCGATACATTTCCATATTGCCGCCATCATCGTCCGACTTCATGGTGTCCCACAGGAACATCTGGTAGCCGAGTTTAGAATATTTGCGAACCGACTTGATGACGCGGGAGGTGTCGTTATCAAACATTTTGATGAAGCGGATGGAAGAGTATTTCTTTTGGCTGATGGCTGCCGCTTTACACAGCATTTCTTTTTGTTCATCCGTGAACTTGCCGACCTTGAGATGCTTGCGAGTCATTTTCCAGTAGCCGAGATCATTGGTGAGGATATGGATGGTGAGCAGCTGTTTGTAAGCACGGACCTGCATTTCGTTTGAAATGATGCAGCACTTGACACTGGATTCGGTTAAAGGCAGGATCATATTTTCAAACACGAAAGAGGTTTTGCCGGTGCCGGAGAAGCCGCCCAGCATGTAAAGATCACCAAGGGGGAGGCCGAGAGTGGCCCAGTTGAGGCGAGGGCAGTTTTTACCGTAATTCAGACCGACCGTTTCGCCCTTATCCAGCTCTGTGATATACGATTCATCAAAGGCGACGGATTCGACTTTCATATCGCGGGTGGAGTTCATGCTGATAGTGTTGAGCTGATAGTCGAAAAAATCGTAGACTTGGGAGTTGGACATGGAATCAAAGCGGGAGGTATCCTGGAAAGTTTTGAAAAACTGCTCACAAAGATCGGAGAGGGTGTTGAGCTTGGAGATGCGGTCAAAGTAGGCTTCGACGTTATCAACATCCACGAGGGATTTGAGCTTTTCGACTTCCGGGTAGCCGCCGTAGGCCGAGAAGACTTTGCGGGTATCGGCTTTATCCGAAAGGTAAGTATCGACCGAAATGCTATCGAAATTGCGGAAGCCGGAATCATACATGCCGCGGCCAAGCTGGTAGTAGAAGAGGGCATCTTTGGTTTTGATGGTTAAATCATTGCCGAAGTTGACCTGATCGTACTCGCCAAACAAAACCGGTTCTTTCCAGAGGCAGAAGACAAAAGAGGCTTCGTCTTGAGCGCGGGAGGTATTGATTTTATCAAGACAGGTTTGGAGTTCGATATTTAGTCACCGCCTTCCAGAAAATCTGTGATATCTTTTGGTTGAGCAGCGGAAGTGAAATCCTGCGGGGGCGGAGCCTGTTGGGGTGCAGCCTGACGGGATTCAAATTCCTGCTGAGATTTGAGGCGGCGGGCAACATCGTTGATATTGTTGGTAAGGATGGCCATGAGGTAGGATGCTTTTTGATAGTCCGAACCGAAAGAGCGGGAAGCCAGAGCGTATTCAATTTTGGACTGGCATTCCTCCATGGTGGCAAGGACAGCGGCATAGCCGTAATGCTTGAATTGCATGAGGCCGCGGGTGATGACCGTTGGGAAAACATCGCCCGGCTCATAGCCCATATAGGAGGCCATGCGGGTAACGACCTGGCGGTAATAATCAGATTCCTGCTTTTTTTGCTCATACAGCTCTTTGGTTTGGTAATAAAAACCATCCGGGGCCTTGAAATAGTCCAACGAATTGCCATAGATGCCGGTGGCGTGACAGATGACGCGGCGGCCTTTACGGACTTTGGGTGCTGCCATATTTGACACCACCTTTACGCTGCAAAGAGGTCAGCGATCTGGCGCAGGGTTGCAGCCGGGATGTTGGGGGAGGAGAACTTGGGTTCACCGGTGGCGGCCAACAGTTCCTTGGCTTTGGCCTTGATTTCATCCGAGGCGTTGGAGAAGCCATTGACAATGGTGTTGTAATATTCATCACGGTGAGATTCGTCCTGTTCGGCCTGCTTTTCGGCTTCCTCTTTTTTGCGGGCTACGGCTGCTTGTTTGGCGGCAGCTTTCTGCTCGGCCTTGGCGGCAGCATCGATCTGCTTATCCGTAACCGGAGCAACCGTGTGAGCACCGGCGACACCCTGTTTGAAGGCGGCGAGGAAATCCTGCGGATCAAGGGTGATCGTTTCGGGCAGGTCATTGAAGCGGGAACCGGCATCAATGGTGGAGGTGCCGCGCAGATGGATGACACGCTTTTCGTTTTCGATTTTGCCGGATGCGATATCGCGCTCGATGGTGCCAACCATGACCATCTGGGCGTTATCGGCAATGGCACTGTATGTACGGTCCTGCATGAGGTTTGTAAGCTGCTCATACTTTTCGCCGGTGAGGGGGTCCGTGCGCTCCTTAAACTTGGTATGGGACAGGATGAAGACGGCGATGCCGGCGTTGCGGATGCGGGAGAGCTGATCGTTGATGATTTTAATCAGGCGGTCAGAGCCGCGGTTGTAGCCGCCGAAGGCATCATTGATGGATTTGCAGGACTTGCCGGTTTCACGACGGGATTCCCGCATGACTTCATCGGTGGCGATATCAAAGAGGGTATCAAAAGTATCAAAGCAGACACCCTTGATGCCGTAGTCGGCATTGTTTTCGATCAGATCATCAACGATCTGGACAAGGCCGCGGTGGCCGGTTTCTTCATCGTAATCATCGTCCCAGGTGAGGGCTTCTTCGACCTGGAGGTTGTCGAGGTGGTGGAAGCCGGACTCGGTGCCACAGGAGATGAGCAGCCCCTTGGAGGCATCGCCCCAGGCGGCGGGGACGAGGTTGCGCCACCAGGTTGTTTTGCCGTATTTACGCGGGGACAGCAGCATGTAATAGGGGTAGCTGGCAAGATCGCAGCTGATCTGATTCATTTTGAACGCCATAGGTTCACGCTCCTTTTGTGTTGGTGGTTAATTAAAACAGCTCGTCTTCATCCCGCGAGGTGGGGGCGGTGAAGGGCGGGGTTTCCGGCTCTTTTTTGGCGGACTTTTCCATATCGGCAACCGATTCATCCTTCGTGGGGGTGTAGATCAGGTCAACAAACTCGGAATTCTTGAGGCCGAGGTCGATCGGACCATCCTTGAAATCATCGCGGGGCATGGGGCGCATGAGGCGGAGTTCCTGAACACGGTTGCCGTAGATGGAGCCGCGGGGACGGAAATCATTGAGGGTGGCATTACCGGCCTTGATAGAACGCAGCTGGAATGGAGTAAGGCAGGATTCATCGAACGGCTTTTCTTCAGCACCGTTGACAACACGGCCTTCCCACATCATGCAGAACATCGTTTTGGCTTTGGTATCCAGCTCGCCCATGCGGTACTCATAGGTGGACTTTTCACCGGGGTCATCCATGTTGTAGACGGCAGTATTGAAGATCATCTGCAACGGCAGATACTTATCGCCTTCGTCCTTGTTGATGTAGGATTCAACATAGCCGTTGACGTAGATTTTGCCGGTTTCCTTGAGGTCGGCTTTGTCGATACAATCCTTGTTGAAGATGAAGGGAACCATGATGGCCAGCTTGGGCTTTTCGACCGGTTCGCCGTCTTTATCGAGCAGGGGTTTCCAAACGGAATCAATGTTGAAGTTGCGACGCAGGATGCCTTTGGAATCGTAACGGAGGACCATGCGGCCATTGACGGTGATGCGGCCGGTGTAGTTCTTGAGAGCTTCGGCCAGGTACTCGGCCAGGTCATAGCCGGTGATGAAGGTTTTGGTTTCATCCGAGCCGATGTTGGTGCGGTAGGTGCGGTAGGGGGCAACCTTGGAAATAACATCGGGGTCAAGGCGGTCAGACCAGCGGATATCAATGGGGTTATTATCCCGGTCGTAAGTTTTGATGACATCGCCGGAGCGAGAAGTATCCAGCAGGGAGACGAACTGAACGCTGCTGCCGACCTTGACACCAAAGCTGAGCTGGAGGCGGGTATCAGACATGCCGCCGTAAGTAGCCGGGGTGGAGGTAAGCAGATCATTTTTGGTGGAAGGAGTAAAATCACCAACAAAATTGAAGGTGATGGTGTTGTTTTTTTTAGGCATAGAGGACTCCTTAATGTGGCATATTTACGAAAACTTGTAATTAGAAAAGAAAAAATAAAAAGGCGGGGTTAATCAGCCGTCAAAATCAAGGTCAGAATCGTCATCGTCGTCTTTCTCATCGCTCTTGTCATCCTCGAAGTCATAGGATTCATCGTCCTGGGAGGCGGCACAATCACCGGAGCAGTTAGAGCAATCGCCGGAACATGCTTCATCGCAGGGGAAGAAGGCATCATCGACGATGAGATGGGGGTTGATGGCACAGACGGATTCAATGGCGTTGGCAACAGTATCGGCACAGGAATCACAGACGGTGAGGTCAAAGATATCGCCGTCATTTTCGGAACCATAGCCGAAGCGGTAGTTCATGCGCATACCGTAACTTTTGAAATCAGGAAAAATCTTTTTGCAGACATTGCAGATAAACATGTAAGAACACCCCCGTTAAGATAAGTGAAAAAATGATTGCGGTGGTTGACAAAAAAACGGGGGCGGGGAGCGCGGTAGGATGAACGTGGCGGACACCTCCTGACAAATCATTTCAAGGCGAGAAGGGCGGTATGCAGGGCAAAGAGTTCTTCCGCTGTGGAGGCCACAACGCGAACCGATGCGGAATAATCCAGGCTCATAAGGGAGAGCAGGCTTTTGGCGTTGGCTTGGTTGCCGTTGCGGTCGATGACAATGACTTGGCCGCATTCTTTGGCGACCTGGTTAAGACGCTGGCACTCGGCAAAGCTGCGGATGCGGGCGGTAAATTCGTGTGCTGTGCCCATCACGCAGCATCCTGTTTGGTGTTTTTGTGGGCGATGAAGCCGGGGATGGGTTCACCCATAGCTTTGCAGGCGGCGACACACTTGCCGATCCATTCATTGAAGGGGTCGTGATCGAAAGGCTTGGCGAAACCTTTGGAAGCGGGTTTATCGTCAAAGCTGGAGATGTAAACAATGCATCTGACGGTATTGCCGGAACGCCCGAAGAACATATCGCCGCCCTGTTCCATGACGCGGGAGGACAGTTCAACAACCTTTTTGCGGGCTGCTGCGATTTCATCATCAGTCCAGGTGATGGAGGCGGGATCATTGGTGGCCTTGGTGATAGCGGCATAGGACTTGAAAGCCAGCTCAACAGCTTTGTGAGCGATGCGGTGAGCTTCGGCCTTATCGTCCAGGGAGACTTCGATCTCGATGGTGACGGTATCCGGCTCTTCGTCATCATCTTCCGGGGCGGGCTTGGTGGATTCGACCAGCTTGATTTCATCTTCCCACAAGACAAAATCGGAACGCTTGCCGCTTTTGCCCTGGTAAGAATAGGCATAAACAGTTTTGCCGTCGGAACGGGTGCGAGGTTTGGATTCGGCTTCAATGATGGTATAAGTATCACCGGGCTTGACACCACGGATATCTTTATCCAAGCCAAAAACCTTGTACAGATCGTTGAAAATTTCGCTATCCTTGACATAATCGGGGATGGGGGCAACATAAGGTTTGATGACGGTGACACGATCACCAAGACGGAACTTAGGTTTCATAATTCATTCTCCTTTGAAGATGATAAAATTATTAAGATCTAAAGCGTTGGTGCTGAAAGACGGCACAACAAACACCTTGGAGCCAATGGGAGGGACTTTAGGTTCTTTACCGGTAAATTGGGAAACTGACACACCACCGAGGCGGCCGCAAATGGTGCAATAATTGACGGGTAAGTAGCGGGTGAACGTTTTGCCGGTAAGATGAGAAGCGAAAGTATAAGAGGCCCAGCCGGGGGTATACATGTGCTTGTGCCGGGAGCGGGGACGACCGGTGGATTTGCCGGGTTTGCGGTGAGGTGTGGGTTCATCGAAATCAGATTCCATAACGGTGGTGGGGGTGATTGTGTGCGGGTTAGGTTTGGAAGTGTTCATGATCTAGTCCTCCTTATCATGAAGATGGGCGCGGACACCGATGGCGGCATCAACAAGGAAGCCGGCAGCAAAAGCAAGCAGGACAAGAAACAATAAGGTACCGGAATTAAGAATGACCATAAGAACACCTCCAAATGCGGAACATGATTTAGTTGGTGGTATCGACAATAATGGGGGCATCAGAACCGGCCTGGACAGTGGGGAGCTGACCGTTCCATTTTTCATACATCTGCTGCTGGATCAGTTCCGGGGTGAGGGACTGGGAGATCAGGCGGTTGGCATCGGCCTGAGCCTGGGCTTCGATCAGTTTGGCTTCGGCGTTGATCTGAGCAGTTTCTTTTTCCTGATTGGCTTTTGTGATAGCAACTTCTTTTTCTTTTTCGGCGTTGACGTTGGCGGTCTGCTGCTCGATCTTTGCCAGCTCCAGATCCTGCTGAGCGTTGACCTTTTTCTGGACAGCAGCACGGGTTTCGTCATCGGGGTCGATATTGATCAGAGAAACGGATTCAATGATGATGCCGTAAGGCTCGAACTTATCCTTGAGGTAGGCGGTGAGTTCCGAGTTGAGGGAAGCACGCTGGTCACCAAGCAGATCAATGACGGAATACTTGGCCGTGACCTCCTTGGTCCAGGACATGATATTGGGCTTGATAAAAACCTCTTTGACGTCTTTACCGGACTGACCCTTGAAACGGGTGAAGGTATCAGCGACATGATCGGGATCAAAACGGTAGGTAAAAGTTAAATCGACCGTGAGACCTTTGCCATCATTGGACGGGACTTCGAAGGATTCATCGCCTTTGGAATCACCGTCCGAACCGGAGGTAAGGTAAGACTGTTCGATGCCGATGGTGTAGGTAGTAACTTTTTGGGTGGGTTTGACAAGATGGAAGCCCTGAGTAAGGGTGGTTTCCGCCACGCCGCCGTTCATGTTATAAATGACGCCGACATAGCCAGCAGGAATACGGACAGTACAAAACAGAGCAATAACGATACAGAAGATGATGACAAAGGCAGAGATAACTGCGCCAACGGTTTTGTTCATTGAAAAAACTCCTTATTTTTTGTTGGTGAACTGACGGAAGAAATTGAGAATTTTGGAACCAAATTCATCATAGTGCGGGGAAAGCCAAGCCCAAAAAAGGATGGCTGCGAGGATTATGAGAAGGACAAATGCGGCTGGAATGGAAACACCCCCTTTGAAAAAGAGTAAAAAATAGAAAGCCCCGCAGAAAATGAGCTGCGATGCTTTATGGCTTTTTTGCTGAATAAGAATTCAGTGAATAAGAATTCAGTGAATAAGAATTCAGTGAATGTTAATTTTGTGGTAGTGGCCGGAAAATGTATCGGTATCGAGGATTAAAACTTCATGCCGATAATCTGTAGGATAGTTGGCTTTGAGCCAGGCGCGTTTTTCTTCGATCTGCGACCAGATGGAGGAGCAATCATACAAAGAATACTGCTCTGCAAAGCGGAGGAAACGTGGGATGATACCGCCGAAAATAACTTCATCATAAAGCTTGGAATCAGGGGATGAGAGGTAAATATCTAATAAAGGACAAGATGAAATGGGGTGCTGATAAGAGATGTAAAGAAAATCGTCCTTAAACATGTGATTGGTGCGATAACAGGGCTGGTACCAAAGACCTTTGATGGAATCAGTACGGAGATAACCCCTGGTGCCATAGTAAGTGCCGGAAAGAAAACAGCCGGGAAGATCTCGATAGGTTAGTTTGGTAGGATATTTGCCCTGAGAGAAAAGAGTTTTGGATTCAGGGTCTAGCCAGTGCCGTGGGCCGATGCGGCGAGTGGTATAAAGGTTGGCAGGAGTGGGACGGGATTTCATTTGGCAGCTCTCCTTTGACTGAGTTCAACAAGAAGCTGGAACCATTCTTCAGTACCGGCATCCATAGGGCAGTTATTGAGCTGAGAACAGTCCTGACAATCAAGATCAGTGTAAGGACAGGAATGGCCGAGTTCATAGGCGCGTTGTTTGATAAAATCAGTAGAAAGAGAGGCAAGCTGCGACTGAGTATAGAGCAAGGGAGAACACCTCCTGAATAGAATCAAAAAAATAAAATCCCGGCAAACGACAAGTTCGAGCCGCACAGCGAGAACTTGTATGATGACATCATCTTAGGAAATTTAATCTTCCGGGTATGACCGGGAAGCGGTATGCGGGGCAGGCCGTAAAGGCGGTGCCTGTAGGTACCAGGGGCTTTGCCGGGAATATGAAACGCCGTGAGAGGCGGAACACCACATAAAAAAATCATCCCACCGCAGTTGAAGTGATTGTCTATCACAGAACCCAGCCGACTTGGATAAGCGCTCGGATATGACCGGAGTGCGGTGCTGGAGCACGGTTTTACCAGCGGGATGATTGGGTGGCAGGTTTGGCCATTGATCGGTGCTGCCATACCGAACGGTGGTTTTTGTGTTATCACCGATAAACCATCAAAAAACGGTTTCAATCCCTTACGGCAAGTCCGTAAGGCTGGTACCCCCACCCTGACTTGAACAGGGATTGCGCACTAATCTGGTGCTAGGCGGGCTATAAGGCCGCTTCTCTACCATTGAGATATGGGAGCATGTGGGGCTTCCCAGAGGGACTAGTACACCACTGAGCATTTTCGTTTCTGGCTGAGGGATACCCCATCCTCTCAGATCGTCCGGGAGCGACCCGGCCACTGGCGGAGCAAGTGGGATTCGAACCTACGCAGCGGGATAAACCACCCTACGTCCTTAGCAGGGACGCCTCTTAAACCAGCTTGAGTATTGCTCCGTGTGAAAGGGCATCCCACCCTTGAGGTACCAGTGACGTGCTTAGCCGTCTCACCATATGTCGATAGGTACTTACCGCTGCTTATTACTTGCCGCAGCCCGGAGGACTTTCCCATCTTGCCACCAGTTGGAAAGGTGTTTGGAAGCCAACTGGAAGTTCCGCCGATCGGTTTCATGCCGGGTGCTGCGTGTTAAGACTGCCGTAAAGACGGCTTTGAACCCGGCAAGGTGGACTGTTACCTGCCCGAAGGTGCAAACGGAATAGTTTTGAGGCAGTGTGCCGCTGCTCTGCCATTGCTTTAGCATCTGGGGGTTAGACCAGAATAAAGCGTCCAGCGAGTTTATTTCACCCACTGATTTGACGGAGAGATGGCCCTCCGCGTACCCCAGACTTGACCGGCGCTGGGAGCCATGACGCCCCGGAGTGAACCGGAACGGTGGAGCCAGGTGGGGGACTTGAACCCACAACCTGCCGCTTACAAAACGGCTGCTCTGCCATTGAGCTAACCTGGCATAGTAACAGAATAAATTTATGATGGAGACGACACCCCGCAATATGGTACATATATTTGTACTGGTGACGGGTACATAGATTCAAATTCAAACACCTGGATATACGCTATTACAGGAAAATTGTAACAACGCCATTTACGACAAGTGGCTTGCGTTTGATAACAAAGAGGGCGTTAGCTTTTCGCAGTTCATTTGGAAAGAACACGCGCAGAACATTTTCAGCCACAGACAGCTCGACAAACTGTTTGAACTGAATGGAAACAAGAACCCCGAAAAAGCCACTGACCACTGGATATGACCGAGGTGTGGAGCCGTTTGCTACCCGGTGCGGCCGCATGTTGGCCGTGCCGGTGTGACGGGACTTTACGGTGTGAAACCAAAAATGAAGTTATTCTGTTGTGGAGGGGTGTACCGGAGTTGAACCGGCGCTGCCTGCTTGGAAGGCAGGAGTACGAACCGTTATACGAACACCCCAGATTAGCGCCCGATTGGGATTGAACCAACAATCTCCCGATTACAAGTCGGGCGCTTGACCGCTTTAAGCTGCGGACGCTGAGATTCCTGCCGGGATTGGACCGGTGAAGCAGCCGACCTGCCGGGAATCATACCAGGGCGGATTGTTTTAACGTGCTACCGCCTTCGCACGTTGCCCATGTACCAGCCTTGAGGACAGCGAGGTGCCGACACAGCCATGCACATGACCTTGCGCCAAGGATTTAATAGAGCCTTGAGCCTTGGGGGTTGAGGAATAAACCTTGATGAAAAATAAGGTTTGAAATTTGAGCGTTGAGGTTTAAGCGTTAAGCATTAAACTTTCCGGGCAAATACATTCATTCTGATGGGCTGAGCATACAAAAATGCAGCCACGAGGAATGAACCAATATTTTTATCATAATTCTAATGATAGCGTGGAACAGGTGTTTATAGTTTTAACTTTGTCATTATTCCACAGCGGACAAAGCGGCTTGTGGTTTGACGCTTTCGGCACACAGGCAAATGGTATCAAAACAGCTTAGTAGCTGAATGTGATCTGGGTAACGGCGTTGGAAACAGAGAGGGCGGAATCAATTTCGTTGTTGAAGGAATCGATCTGGGTCTGCAGGTCTTCAATGATTTGAGTGCAGCCTTTGGTGAGGCCATCGACCAGCTCCATGGAGTTCTGTTCAAGATAGGTGTTGCGGATCTTGGCGACAGTTTCAGGATCGGCATCCTTGGTTTTGGAATCGCCGCCGCAGATCGATTTGACCATATCATCGGCCTTGGCTTCCACACGGAGATTGGCGGAGGTGATCTGAGAGGTTTCGTTTGAATACTGGGCCTGAATATGGCTGCGCAGGTAGTCCAGGTATTCCATGCCGTGCTGCTTGAGAGAGATGGCTTCGGCCACGGTATAAGTTTTATTGTTGACTGAAATTTCTGTGACCGCGTTGGACTTGGAGACAGCGGCCTTGATGGCGTTGCGGCGATTGATGAGATCCATAGCGGAATCATAACTGGCCTGAGCGGATGTTTTGAATTCATCCACCGTGATTGCACCGAGCTTGGTAGCTTTGGCTTTGGCGGCGACACAGAACTTGGCGGAATCGATCTTTTTGATGATGCGGGAATCAATCATTTTGAGTTCCACCAGAGCGCGGTGAATGGACATGGATTCGGTAGTCATGGGAAAACCTCCTGAAAATAGTGTTTGCGAAAACTTGTAATATAGCGCCCGTAAAAATGTGGGACGACGATGCCCCACGATGAGGAAAAATTATTTTAAGTTGAGCTGCTTGTAAGACAGCCACTTTTTGTAAGAGTAAACGAAATCATTGCTATAAACGCCCCAGAGTTTTTCTGACAGCTGTTGTGTTTTGAAGAGCCGCAGGAACCGGCCGGATTTATAACAAGAGCTGGCGAGAACTTTTTTGTTTTTGAAGGGATTGTTCACCGGAAGCTGTTCTTGGCGCTGAGAATAGACGCGGTTGATGTTATTGACGATATAAAAACCGCTGGCGTCCGGGTCCGGCGTTTCGGCCTTGTTGGCGCCTTTTACACCGCGGATCACATAATCATCGCGGCCAAAAAACGATACTTCACGCATACCGGTACGATTGGGCACCAGGATACCTTGTGCAAGCATGGCTTTTTCAAGGTTGATACAGCAGAAAGAGGAAGAAATCACAATATCCTGCGGGAGGTGATTTTGTTCGGTGGCGTAAATTACCATACGGGTAAGATCGACATCCGCTTTTTTGATAAGAGCAATGTTTTTGACCTCTACACCGCACCAGGCAAGGGTATAGATTGCACGGGGCATACAGTCCAGATCACTGTTATTAAAGATAGCTTCCAGCAGAGATTCGAATTCTTCATCAGAAAAGAGCATCTGCTGAGAATAGGAATCAAGGGACTGCTGCAGAGTGGGTTTGCTGGGATTGGAAACGGTAGTGAGGGATGGCTTGGACGGAATTTGAGAATCGTCCTCATTATCAGCCAGTGACATCTGAAGAAACTGACGGAACGGATGGCCTGTTGACTGATCCAGCGTGATAACGTTTTGAAGAACCAGGTAATCCAGGTAACAGGAGAGAAGGACCAACTTGTTGCGGTTGATAACTGCACTTGCCGAGTTGCCGATGATTGCCTGCTTATAAAACGATGCGTACTGCTGATAGGAAAAGGATTCAAACCGGGTGCCGTACTGATGCTCATACGTTTCGAGCGTGTAGGACAGCCGGGGAATGATTTTTTGGATATACTGCGGAACGGTTTTGCCGTGATTGACCGTAATATAAGCATTGGTAATATCAGAGATAAGTTGTTGATAACGATCAATACGAACAGAATCATTGTTATACCGATCGATAATAGTTTTGCCCATACAGATCCTGCCTTTCTAGTTATTTATAGTATAACGTATGTAGACAGGAAATGCAAAGAAAAACTATGCAACCGGTGTTGGGCGGGGTTCCGGGATGACCCAGCGGGTAAGGAATGGGTTCTGGATAAGAAAGGCTTTTTTGGCCAGTTGCCAGTTTTCATCCGAGAAGCGGCCAATCGGTTCACCCAGCTGAGTGTTCAAAAGAGTATCCCGCGCTTCGACCACGAGGGTAGAATCCCGCGTAAGGCCGCGGATGGAACCGGCTGGGTAATCAACATGCGTTGGACTGGCACTTGCAAAGCGCTTGGTGGTGAAGGGGATGACATCACACTGGCCGCTGAATTTGTTATAAACATCATTGCTGACGACCAGATAGGGATGAATACCAACGTACTTGTGCGTACCGAGCAGAGCATGGTCTTGCGGAGCACAGCCCAGCCGGATTTCGCCAAATTTGGGAACCGAGGTACTGGGTTTGAACATAGCGGGGAAACCTCCTTTACTTATTTATTACTTACCTTGTGATATTATCATACCACGTTACTTACAAGAAGTCAACAGTAAATTTTAAGTTTTTTGAAAAATATTTACGGAATAATTTACACCATCCAGAACGAAATCATAGGTGGTGTAGGAGTAGGTATAACGGCCAAAAAGGATTTCATTGCCGGGGGTACTGGGGGTGATGGCGGCCTGAATGCTGAGAGCCTGCAGGACGATGGTGCTGGTTTTGCTTTGGAGGCGAAGCAGCGGGACGCCGGTGGAGGCAGACATGAAGCGGATTTGATCTGGCTTGAAGGTGGAAAGGGAGGACATAGCCGGGGTGTAGAGGTGGACATTGATGTAAGCAGCGTTTTGGCAGGCGGTGGCAAGCTGGGCAAGGGTGATAGTTTGTGTATTCATGGCTCCTCCTTATCAGTTGACGTCCGAAAAGATGGACTGGAAAATGGTGGGAATTTAATCCCAATAGTTGTAATTGACAACCATTTGTTGTATAATGCGAGTATAGCACAAAGGAATTCAAGATACTAGAACGGAAACCTGTACTAACATTGAAAAGGGGACACGAAAATATGGAGATTGGGCAAATTATACGAGAGTGGCGCAAGGTAAACGGGATAAGCCAGCGGGAACTGGCAGAGCGGTTGCGATGCGGAACCCACACCGTGATGGGGTGGGAGAACGGAATCAATTACCCAGGGTTTTGGGCGCTGGGCGTATTGGCGGACGAGATGCACTGCACGGTAGACTACCTGATGGGGAGGGAAGATCATGCTGTAGCGGCCTGTAAAGAATCCACGATGGAATCAATGGCATCGGAGGCTTCGGAACAGAGGTCAACGGCGGACTGAAGTTCATCCATGGCGTCCTGCATAGCGGTGCCGCGGTCGGAATCCTGCATAGACTCCGGCATATTATCGAAGGCTTCTTCCTCAATATCGTGCAGGTCCTGAACTTGGGAGGAGAGATCGTTCTGGATGGTGGAGGAGAGATCTTTGAAAGCCTTGATAAGACCGCGAATTCTGGAGCGGCGTTCTCTATTCATAACAATTACCTACCTTATTATATTATATAGTGGTTAGAATGAGTGGGTTTTGGATTCGGTTACGGTATGGATAATGGCGGGGCTGCAGGACCAGGCAAAGTGGGGCTGGCGGCCGGTGGAAGTGATGACGACGGTGACAAGATCCATGGCAGCAAGGACGGCTTTTTGACGGATGATGTTGCGGTCGTGATCTTGAAAAAGATAGCGGCGAACGAAAACATTTTGGATCTCTGAATTGGCCACGGCGATATAGACAGTGCCGGCAGGCTGAGATTCCGCATGAGGACCTGCAATGCCGGTGATACCAACGCCAAGCTCTGCGCCGGATTTTTGAGCTGCGCCGATTGCCATTTGGGCAGCGACAGGACCGGAATAAACAGTATAATTCTTGATGGTATCCGGTTTGACAGAGACAAGGTTCGTTTTGGCAGCGGCAGAGTAAGTGACAAAGCCATACTCCATAACGCTGGATGCGCCGGGGATGCTGGCAAGAGAGGAAGAGAAAAGGCCGGCGGTGCAGCTTTCGGCAGCAGAGATGTGAAGGGATTTGGATTTGAGCAGCTCAACAAGCTGTTGGGAGGACTGAGGGATAGAATTCATGATAAAGCTCCTTTGAATGGGAGGATGTACGCCAGGGTTTTGTAACCCTGGTTTTTATTTTTTTAATAGGACAGAACGAAGAGCAGCCAGGTAAAAAAGATTTGGACGGTATGGAGGAGCTGGTCGGTGGTAAGAGAGATAGAACCTTCGTTCGCTTTTTGGTGGTCAATAATAGCATGAAAACCGGTATTGATAAGAATGGCGGAACAGGAAGAGACGATTGCATGGGGATTATAAGAAACGAACAGAGAGTAAACCAGAAGCGGGATCATAATGCAGGTTGACCACATGAAGGAATGCTCGATGAGAGCGGTGATGTAATCAACAGGATAGTGTTCCTGAACGAATTCCTTGGAGAATTTGAGGTTCCACCAGGAACGCTGCTTGAAATCGGCGAGGATGCCCTGGAGATTGTAATCGGCAATGAGGTGAGAGAAAAACATAAGGAGGAGGAGAAGAAATTTGATTGGCATAATGATTCACCTGCCTTGATCTTACATAGTGTAGAGTTTGACAGCGATATCAAGAACTACAAGGACAAAGCAGATACCGATAAAAATCAGGGTACCTTTATCATTATTCTTTTTCATTTTAGTGCTCCTTTCGATTTTTCATGGCTTCCTGAGCCTGAGCGTAAGTGAGGGTTTTGCCTTCGTGGCCAGGGAGAGGTTGAGATTTCCAGGTGCCGGGAACGTGGTATTGTTCAAGAGAACGGCGATTGAGTTGTTCGATAGAATAGCCGGAAACATTGGCAGCGTATTCATGATTGACCTGGATGCCCATATCTTCACAGTCGTGGCAAATCATAATATAGATTGCCTCGGACCAGGAACAGTGGCGTTCTTGCTGGACCTGGAAAGCGTATTCGCCACGCAGGTTGTGGCCATTTTCAGCAATGGCAAGCCAGGAATCTTGGACTTCCTGCTGTTTGCGGGCACACATGGGAAGACCTTCGTTGGGGTCGGATTCAGGAAGAACTTTAAGGGCGACTTTGGCAATACCATATGAGAAGGCATATACAGCGGCGAACATAAGAGTTGCGATAACAATAGCCGCGAGAAGACAAAGAATTGGCATATTGTCACCTCCTTAGATTTTGAAAATTGAAATCTATTTGGAACGAAGACGGCAGCGCATGACTTGAATGGACTGGACGCTGCGCTGAAGACGGGCGGAAAGCTGACGGTCGGGGATGGAGTGGGCGAGGATAAGATTCATTTCCTCGGTAGTCCATTCACGTTTGGGGTAACCGGCTGTTTGCCGGTAGTTGTTGCGGCGATAATAATTGCGGGCAAGAGGATCAAGACGGGAAGACATGAGGGGAGTGGGTCAGCTCCTTGTTGGATTTGGGTATTTGCAAAATTAGGTGATTTTCTATTTGAAAATAGGTGGTCTACTAATTTATGCAAATACAATTCCTTCGTTTTTGACAACAAATTTACATTTATAATATGGATATGCGTTGCCATTCGTATTGTAATATCCATCTGCTTTGCCATTATGTGAGCCGCTAACTCCTTGCATCACATGAACTTGCCCGTCAACAAGAAATACACTTCCTGGATAGTTACGGTTCAAATTTCTATATGCAGGATGATGCTCTTTCACCTTGAGCTTGCAAACATCACCTGGATGGCTTTGACGAAACTCTTCCAAACTGTCGGTAGCCTGTTTAATAGCCTTGTGGCGATTCGTTGCCACTGTTTTGCCATTGAGTGTGTACACGCGGCTCATGTTCGCTTTGTGTAGCACTCTTCTATCATGGCGGCGGAACTGCTTTAATTCGTATGGCACATGGCTGTTTATATTGCTATCACAAACATCGTTGGGTAAAACAGAACAGGCAATGCAATAAGCATCAAGCCAATGGTCTTTACTCACACCGTGCGCTGTACGATAGTCGTAGGTACTTTTACCATTGGTCACAAAGAAATGCTTCGGAAAAAGAGAATTCATCTCTTTCGTCAATGCCGGAATGATTTGATTCAATACGCTCAAAGCACCGTACTTTTTGACGAGTCCGACTTTTTCTTTGGCGAGTTTCTTTTGCCAGGTAGCATCCTTATGAACGAGATTGTGATGCTCCGTGCATAGACCAACAATATTGGCGATAGTGTTGCTACCGTTTTCGGATTTCGGTACTACATGATGGTAATGTTCAATGGGCTTCTCACAAAATAGGCAATGGTGTTCCTGCATTTCAGAAACAGCATTTTCAAGGCTCCCTTTTTGGTAGAGTGGGCCTTGCTGATACTGCCATTTCTGAATGTTAGGGTTGTCAAGCTGCATGAACGCAAATTTGTTGACTTCAAGCACAACATCACTGATAGGAAGAAACTTCTGAATTTTCTTCACCAAGTTGATGTGTGTCTGTAGCAACTGATTTGCAGTAGGCGTAAGCCATCCTTCCGGTCTTGCACGATTGGTGAACTTTGCCTCTTTGTTTTTGATACCAATGCAAAGTACATCTTTCTCACAACCCGGAAGATGGCGCTTGATAACGCCAATTTCTTTTGCACGTTTACTAACACTACCATTTTGAGCAGTGGTTTGCTTTACGCACTTCTTAGAAATAGTGCCGTTGGTTTTTGCTCTCCGCTGACGGCGGCAGCGTCTGCCGTTGGTGCGTCTTGCGCAGCGTGATTCCTTACGCTTTTTCATCAGCTTAGGGACTTCCTTATTGCGGGTCTCAAGATGCGCAGTAAAGACCGCCGCCCCGTCTGTTTTGACAACGGCAACGCCGATGTTGGTCCTACCAGGGTCGATACCCAAGTATAGGGGTTGAACTACATCATCAGTTTCATAAAGCAACTGGATAGTAAACGGTTTTGATTTTACGACTCGTGCTTTTCCATTCTTAAGGAGATGGCGCACATGCATACAGCGAGTCGTTGGCATCAAAGGTTTACCATCTTTGTTTAACACATATACAGTAGGCATATACGCTACCCTCCTTTTACTGTAAGTCTCTCCTGCTGAAACAGGAGGTTGTGTTTCCCTTGGCTGGGTGTTTGCTGTGAGCGGTATTGTACGAGACAATGCCACTCGTGCGGAGCTATCAACTGGGAAAATCGATAGGCGCAACAAACATCCAAATGCCTGTGGTATTTGTAAAAACAGATGGTTTTATTCAAACCACCTATTTTTGCAAATACCCTTGGATTTATTGGGTGAAATCATAGGCGGACTGGGCAATGGGCAGGCAGTGAGCACGCAAAATCTGCCAGAGTTTGCAATCCGGTTTTGTGCGGGAGAGGAGTTGCAGGGCACGGTCCCTGGACATATCGCGGTGGGCAAGAGGGTAGTTTTGAGCCAGAAAGTTGCGATGGGATTCATTGAGCGGGGCAAGGATACCCATGACTTCAGTCATGGGAGGAATTGCCCCTTCACCTTCTTTCTGTAATATAATTTGTTGCGACTTCTAGTAGCCGCAATTTTTTGTAGGACGCGCTATTAGAAACAACAGTACCGTCCAATTTTTTAAGAGCGAAGTATCCAGAAGTTCGTCTGCCTGTGATAACGCATTCTGAGCCATTATAGGATACTTTGTCCCAAAGGCGGTAACCTTTTACGGTGTACGGAGCTTGATTAGCCTTGCGTATACCACCTTTAAGGATAGTCGCTTTGTGCAGCTGTCTGTTATGGTGGCGTATAGCCTTCGTGTAGTAGCAAGTATCGCAAGGTATGGCCAATGGGTTCTTGCTAATGCAGCGTGCATCATTGGTGTGGCTTTTAGGAATACTATGCTTCTCACGCAAGTACTTGGTTATATAGCCATAAGTCTCTTGTACAGGAATCTTCAGCTCTTTAAGCAAGCGTTCCATAAGTGTCTTACGCATAATCCCCATAAAAGCTGCATCTTTGAGAGGCTTGCCACGCTTTTTGCCGTTAAGTGTTACTTTTCCAGCGTGTAGAGCTTTATGACAAGCTGTGCAAAGCGTAATCAGGTTATTGGGAGCATTACCACCTGTTCTACGGGTCTCGATATGATGCACATGCAGCTTTACAGCTTTTGTTTTTGTTGGATGCGCACCGCAGCACTGGCATGTATAATTGTCACGCTTTAACACATACTGGCGTACATTGTACTCATCGTACATCTCACCAAGCTGGTAATCTGTGCCTACCGGCAGAGGTTTACCTTCCAGCATTGCTTTTAGACGTTGTGTGTCAAACTCTGCTGTTTCTACTCTGACGAGCGTAACAGGCAAGATACGACATACTCGCTTGATAAGCGTAATGTGTTCTTGAATCTTGACCTCCACAGATGGCGCTAACCAACCCTTATGTTTGCTATGCACTCTGTTGTCGAAACGCGGCGCACGGTAACGGGTCTTGCGGTTACGTCTGTTGCGTCTGAAAGCACGGCGTGCAGAAAGCAAATCAACCACATCATTGCGTGGAGTTGCCTCTTCGCGATAGAGTTCGTACTTTTCAGTGGTAGCAGATATGCCAATATGCTTGCTGCCTGCATCTACGCCCAAAGTAATAGGTTGTTTGTATCCTGTACTTCCATACAGGAGCTTGATTGTAAACGGTGTGCGTTTTACAACGCATGCTTTTTTCTGCTTTAACAATAAGCGAGCCTTGCATGGAGAACACGGCATCAAAGGCTCGCCGTGCTTGTTAAGTACATACACATATTGCATGATGCCATGCTCCTTTTGATAAATTAGCAGCTAATAAAAAGCTGCTCTCTCCTCCGAAGAGGAGTCACGTCCGAAGAAGCTAATCCTTCCCCAAGGTTATAAACGGTTTAATACAGCCACACCTGTCGGCTTTACCTCAGCTTTATGTGATGTGTTGTCTTAGAGCGCACGGCTAGGATTTACACTATGCGGTAACTATCTATTCGCTTATAACGGGGCACAACTTAATGTGCAAAGGGTAGTCAACATATCCTTGCGGACACAGCTGAAATTACAGACTTATGTTTCCACAAGCCCGCGACTTCAGTCGTGGGTTATTGACTGTTGGTGAAAAGAAGCTCGGTACCGGGGTGAGTTTCCGTTAAGTAGAAGTAGGGGCCGGTAACTTGCAGGCGGATGCCAGCGGACGGAGCACAGTAGAGATCAAGGGGAGAATCATCCTTTGCCGAGGTGTAGCCTTCGCCAAAATAAGAGAGCCAGCGGTGGACGTTGGGACCCCAGGGGCAAACGGTGGGTGGCGGCATGAAATCATTGCCTTCCCAAACGTTTGGGGTAAAAGTTTCATCATAGGAGTAAGGACAATCCTGTTCCGGGGTGAGAGGCGGGGTGTAGATTAGAGGCGGATAGGCGGGCGTGGTGGTGCAGATAGCTTCCGGCGGAACGGCTGCACCTTGGGGCAGAGGAGTGAAATCACAGGCTTCGGTTGGATAGGAATAGCCGGACGAAGAATGAATGTTTTTGGTTTTGACCTGGCGATAGACGGTACGGAGCTTACCATCCTGATAGAGGTTGCCGAAGATAAAATCGTTCTGGCTGACAAAGTAAAGGGTGCTGCGATCGCCATTGAAACAGAAAACAGCAGCGGCAGTTTGGTCGGCCAGGTTGGGACGGGGGATATCCGGGGCGGCGTGATCAAAATAATCCTGGAAGCTTGTCCAGTTTTTGAAGTAGAACGGGTAGTTGGGATTGGGAGCAAAATCAGAACAGATGCCCTGATAGGAACCGCGATGAAGATGGGCGCAATCCGAAACAAGATTGACAATGATGTTATTGGCACGCTTACATTTGATACCATGATAAGCGCAGTGACGGCAGTGAAGCTCTTCATCGTAAAGAGGATTTGTGGCGGACATGGGACAGCCCCCTTTAGACGGCGTAGTGGATATCGCGGGAGCGGGTGCGGCGGAAGGCGAGAGCGGCGGGAGTGGTGGATTTGATCTGGGTGATGGCATCATAGCAAGCCTTTTCATCCGGGTCAGAGAGTTCATCATCGGAGATGTGACGGTATTCAAATGTGAGGTCCTTGCCTTCAACAAAAGGAGTGCCGGAGGTTTTATCAAACTGAACAGAATCATTGTTGTAGGTGACTTCGAAGATGAAATCGCCGTTTTTGTTAAAGAAGCGAACGTATTCTTCCGAAGAGGGATCGAAGAGATCACGGCGGACATTGCTGGCAGTATAGACAATACCGTTTGCGAATTTCATGGTGATGTTATAGCGCTCAGCGTTGAGGTTGACAATGTTCAGATCCTTGATGGCTTCCGTGAAAGGCAGGCCGGTGTTGAGTTCAAAGGCGATGGAACGCAGGCAGTCATAATTGAGGTCAACGCGACCGGCAAAACCGATGACGGCATCGATCTGGTCATAATATTCCGGCTTGAGCTTATCCTGCATGTAGGTGCGGATTTCATCGGCGGTGGGGTAATCGAAGCGGAAGTGGTAGTGGAAGCGGCCGGGGCGGTTGACGAGGAAATCATTGAGACCTTTGAGATCATTGCAGGTGACAACAAAGAGGCGCTTGCCGTTGGAGGTGCCATCGAACAGGGAGAGCATGGTGGACTGAGGATCGGTTTTATCATTATCGGAGGGGTGGGCGAAGGTTTTATCGAATTCATCAAAGAGGATCATGACTTCCTGGTCGATGGATTCGAGGTAGGAGGCGATGCCGGGGATGGCTTCATCGACAATGAGGACGGGCAAGCCAGCAGAGATGGCGCGGGTGGAGAGCAGGCGAGCAAACATGGACTTGCCGATACCTTTTGCGCCGCTGAGGATGACGCCAAGAGAACGCGGGAAAGCGTTGTAGGACGCGATGACTTTTGCGACCTTAGATTCATGCGGGCCATAGACAGTTTCGTTGACCTGCATATTGGGGCGGGATTCCAGATAGAAGCCGCTGAGCTTGGAGAAGCGGACGCAGTAGGTGGCGGCGGGCAGGGAATCAAAGGTGCGAAGGGAATCATCGTAGATCTGGTACTTGATGCCGGTGTTGACGATTTTCATAAATATGTAACTCCTTTTGATTTTTGTTATAGAACAATGTTAAAAATAAAACAAGGTGGTGGAAAATATTACAAAAACGGGAAATGATACGGTTATCAGTCCGGGGCTTTGAGATTATGGGAGTCATAGGGGGTGTAAGTGATTTCGATTTTGCCGGGGCAGGTACAGGTTTTTCCATTGACAAAATACTGACGCCAGTAGTCATCGTCACATTCGCCTTTGGAGGTAATACGGAAGGTAAGGGAAGGGAAGGAGCGGGAGAGGGCGATCATATCGTTGGCGACATCGAACGGACATTCGTTTTCGGAGTCGAAGGTGAGGATATCGTTCTCGTCATCATAAAAATAGGCGGAAGGATCGAAGGGTCTGAGGCAAGGGGAAGCATCGGCGTAAAGGGTTTGGAGTTCATGCTGGATGGCACAGCGGGTTTGCTCCGGGATAAAAGCGGGGGTGTCATCGCGGAAGACATCGAGAGTGTAGTAGGTAAAGTAGGACATAAAATCATCTCCTTAATTTAAGATGCAGTGACGGAATCGGTGAGGGATTTGAACATCGTTTTGGGAAGGCCGGGGGTAGATTCCTGGCGGGAAATCCACTGGCGTTGGTAGGAGACAGCACGGGGATAATCAGCAGCAGGGGAAACAAGTTTTGGGCTTTCAATATTTTCAAAGACACATTCCGCGATGATCTGCAAAATTTCCGGCAAGGTGGTATCAGAACCATAGGCGGAGACAAGACCGCGCAGGGAACAGTAATAAGGCTCAACAGCTTGTTCCAGCTGGCGGATGGTGTAGGCAGAGAGGTCGATCGTTTCGGCGGCAACGGCATAATAATTGCGGTTGGGAGAAGCCGATTTGGAGTGAAAAGGAACGATGTCGGTGAATTGGTATGTAGTGGGAGAGAGAGCACGGCAGTACTGGCGGGTGTCCGGGTCAGTTTGGAAAAATTGTTTCATGGGGGGGGTGGTCCTTTCAGGGGGTGGTGAGAGGCTGAATGAGGGAATCAAAAGAGATGGAGGAAATGGGGATGGACTGCGGGGAGGGAATGGACTGCAGGGAGGGAGAATAACTGGCAAGAGCACAGATAGGGAAGATATAAGGGAAACCGTAAAAAGAATACGTTCGTCTATCAGATGTATAGTAAACCTCTTTTACAATGTAAGAGTAGCCGCAGAATTGTTTCATACCTTGCAAAATGGTGATATACGGAGTTTTAATTCCACCACTTTCATTCAAACCGTATTCTTCTGCCATGTCATCCCATGTACGGATGGTGACGGTATCACCGGGCTGAGGATCGAAATTCATTAAGAAGCTCCTTTCAGAAGGTCATCAAAGGTGAGAGAGGATTCAAAGACGGGTACACAAGAGAACAGACAGGAAAATCATAGCTTACATCCGCAAAAGAGCACCAGGAGCCAACAGCGGTAGTGGTTACACTTTCAACAGTGTAGAAATGACCGCAATATTGTTTCATACTTGGAAGGATGGCGGCAGGAAGCGTTGGGATATCCCCATAGAAATCAGTGCCAAACTCTTTTACCATATCATCCCAGAGGCGGATCATAACAAAATCACCGACTTGAGGAAAATACGAACTCATTATGTGGCTCCTTTCATAAGATCGTCGAAAGAAATGGTAGAAGCAGGAACAGGTGGGGCAAAAACGAACATATCTTCAGTAAAAGGAAACCAGCTGCCGTCTAATCCATAAATCCAATGTTTATCGTTAATGGATGGCCGGACATATTCAACTTTGAAAGAGCGACCGCAAAACTGTTTCATATTATAGTCAAGGGTTACATAAGGGGTTTTAATCCCTAGTTGTTCACCCAGGCTGCCATATTGAGAGAGCATATCATCCCAAGTACGGATTGTGACCGTATCGCCAGGCTGAAATCTGTGAGGATAAGACGGCATAGGTTAAGCACCACCTTGAAGTAAATCATCGAAGGAAATGGAAGGGGGAGGAGTAGGCACGGGGGAGGATTCCATAAGAGATTGGTAGGCGGCATAAATTTTTGAAGCGTAATACATTTTGCCGTCCTGGGTGGTGAACTGAAAGAGATTTTTATTGCAAACACCCGTGGCAGTGACGATTTGAGGGGAATCAAAATCACCGCGGGAAACAGCAGTAACGTCAGAAACAGGACAGAAAATGGAACGACTCCATGATAAGTTCATACGGTAAGCAATGAATTGTTTGCGCGGATTAGAGCTTTGGCAAAAATCATCATAGAGAGCTTTACATTGAGCGAAGGAGGGGAAGAGAATTTCTTGATTAGGAAGGATGGTGGGGTAAAAAAGATCGGTTGTTTCGGGAGGAATCAAAAGAAGTCACCACCTTGGAGAAGAGAATCAAAGGAGAGAGAAGAGGGTGAAACGGATTGGGGTTTGGATTGTTCGAACATAGGGGAAGAAAAAATCGCGGAACTACCACCGAGATAATAAGAATCAAAATTTGGAGGTGTATAGTGGTTTATATGAACAATGGGGAGTGTCTGCCCGCAATATTTTTTCATATACATTGTGAAACATTTTGGGACTTTGATTCCACCATGTCCGTTCAAACCAAATTCGGATTCCATATCATCCCACTGGCGGATGGTAACTTTATCACCAATGTTGTAAGTAGGGTAATCGGTAGGGTTAAGAGGGTTCATTGAGGGAGTTCACCTCCGGTGAGGAGTTGATCAAAAGAGATGGCGGGAGGAATGACGGGAGGGGATTCGTTAAGAGGAGCGAGCATGGCGGGCGAAAGGAACCAGTTGTAGATTCCAACTATAGGGGGGATGTTATAAGAGAAAGAGAGAAGAGGATCATCGAACTGGAAGATACCGGGAAAAAGATAATCTTCATCATTGTCAGAATAGGAAGGTTCGTTTACGATGGTGAGAGTGGCACCGCAGAGGTATCTCATTTTGTCATGAAAGAATGTGTCATCCGGCAAGCGAATACCATCAATACCATAGTAGCTGATGGATTTAAGTTCATCCCAGGAGAGGATGCGGACGCGTTGGCCGAGGTAGAGGTCTTGGAAGGTCATAAAAAAATCACCTCATTGATTGGGCTGAGGTTTGGGAGCCCAGGAATGGAGCTGGCCATCCAGGATTTGCATTTCCTTGGCGATGGAAGCGATAACGAAATCAAGAGAGATGGCCTGACCGGTAGTCTGGCGGCCCCAGTAGGACTTGCCCCAGCAATCAAGAACGACTTCACCGCGGGCTTTGAGCTTTTCGCCGAACCAGTTGGAGACCGCCCACCATTCAAAGATTTCGGGCGGGGTGGTATCGAGGTCATCGTATTCATCGTCGCTGTAGACAGCACCGCAACACTGGCAGACATGAACAGTTTCGGACTCGCAGCAGGCACGGGCTTGGGCAAGAGTAGGGTAGGTGAGGCCACAGACGGGGCAGATATAGGGGTCCACAGGTTCCGGGACGTCAGAATCATAATCCGGGTTTTTGAATTTGGAATCATCGAGGTCCGTGACATCAACTTCATCAAAGTAGCTGGAATTACCGCACTCGGAGCAGGTTTGGGAGGAGGCATCACAGATAGCAGATTCGTAATCGGATTCATCGAAAGGAGGATCTTCCGGGATGCTGGCGTCATAAGCGAGGGCGGAGAGGATAAAATCCATTTCCTGGTTCATATTGCAGAAGACTTCGCGGTTGATGAGCTGGTCGAGAATTTTTTGGTTGGGGGTGGAATCGGAAGAATATTCTTTGTCATTAACGGTGTAGAACATGGGATCAACTTCCTTTTTTTGTACAAAGATTAGAGATTGGACTCATGAGCGATAATAATTTCATCAGGATCAGAATAAGTACTGACAGCATCCGGCTCAAAAAAGACAGAAGCGATATCAGACATCCGCTCTATACCATAGCAAGAGCCTATAGAATCAACCACTACCCATTTTTGAGTAACAGAATCATACTGATAAAGGGTGAGATATTTTGCTTTGCCGTTAAGATATTCCTGACAGGCTGCAAGTTCTTCAATGATAATATCAACAGCACGGCTTTCCCAATCGTGGTCTTCGTAACCGGCATCAAGAACGTTTTTGTGAGTACAGACAGCAAACCCGACAATATCAGAATCAAAATCACTACAAAGCGGAAGGATGGAAAGAGAAAGACGAGAGGAGTCCCTATAAGCATAAATTGGACGGATATTGTATTCTGTGCCTGATTCCTTTAAGGTTTTCATGTCAGGAACGAAGCAATCAATAGACTTATCGCCAATCAGGTGACGATCAGGAGTAATATAGAGGGTACAGTAAGTTTTACCGGTTTCCCGTGGGCTGACAGCGCGGAGATCCGCCTCACAAGAAATAAAATAAAAATTATTATCAGCATCACGAACGCGAACACCGGTGAGAATTTTTTGATTTTGGGAAGGAATAACAAGAATAGACATAGTTCAAACATCCTTTATGGTTTTTTGATCAGGATTCAAAATCGGGGTGGTCGAGGGCGGTGGCGTTGGAGAAGAAGACATCAACCATATCCTGATCGGATTCGATGTTATAGCAGCCGCCGCAGGAATCGTTTTCTTCCCACTCATTGGAATCGGGGTTATATTGATAGAGGGTGAGAGTTTTTGCTTCGCCGTTGAGGTACTGCTGATAGAGTTCAAGCTCACTTTTGATCACGTTCTCAGCACGGGAGCGCCAGTCCGGGGTGGAGTAGCCGAGGTCAGCTACGTCCTGGCGGGTGCAGACGGCGAAACCGGCAAGGCCGGAATCAAAATCATCATGGAATGGCGTGGTGGAGAGAGCGATGGCGGAGTGAATGTAGGCATAGATGGGAAGCTTGACGTATTCAGGTTCAATGCCGGCTTTGACATCAGGGACAAAAGCGCTGACAGGTTTATCACCGGAGAAATAACGATTGGGGGCGATATAGAATGTGGAGTAGCAATCCCAATCCGTGCGGGGGTTGGGAGGGAAGAGGTCGGGTTCTTCGGAGATAAAATAAAGATCATTGCCGGATTTGGCGTAGGTGCCGGTGAGGGTTTGTTCGGTTTGAACGGGGATGGTGAGGGTAGACATATTTCAAGCCTCCTTCTTGGATGCGGATTCAACTTCCGGCTTGGATGCGGCGTTAATATAAGTGTTGACGGCGGCATTGAAGCGATCAAACAGGACGCCGCTGTACATAACAAGGGTTTTGAGCTGCTGGGCGGTGCGGTGATAGCGGTTGCGGAACTGGATATGAGCTTCGTTCCAATCGGTGTTCATGGTTTTATAGACGTTGCGGTAGGTGACGGAGAAGTTGCAGGAGGTATCATAGTAGATAGCAGCGGCCTTGGCAATGGCGGCATTGATGGCGGCAGCACGTTCATCCAAAAGGGACTGAGAAGGGGCGGGCTTGGGCTGCTTTGCGGATTCATCCGGCAGGGGGGCGGGAACGGGCTGTTCATCCAGAACGGAAGTGGCCGGAGATTTGATGATGCAGGGTTCGGTTTTAATGAGGCCGAGTTCCCGCTGGACACCGATGGGAAGCTGAGAGTTGGGGTTGGAATCGTTTTTGCGGACGTGCTTGATGATGGCATCGTTATAGAGATCATTCAAAATAGAATCGAAGATTTCGCGGTAGGTAGTGGAGGAGCTGATAATTTGGATGGTGGAGATATAAGAAGTACAGGCGTGAGACTTGCGGTAGTTGATGCGCTCCTGCTCCTGGACAAAACCGTAATCGCGTTTCATTTTGGCGTAGATCTGGTTGAGGATATCGCGGCGGGAGGGGTAAAGCTCCGGGGCGTTGCGGATGATTTTATCCATGGTTTGGTAGACTTCATCACGCCAGGTGACGGGGGCGGATACAGGTTTGGAGGCTACAGCAACAGAGACATTTGACTTTTGCGAGGCAGGTGCCGGGGTGGATTCGTTTTTGGGGCTGGGGGCAGGTTCATCATGGACGGCATAATCCTTGGGGGTGACGGTGACGGGCTGCGGGGCAGGCTGCTGAGTGGGGACAGCGCCGGCAAAGTGGTTGGCGATGGCAGCGAGGGTGGAGGTCATTGTGACCATGCAGCGAGTGGTTTCGGCCTGGGTTTTGAGGGTGGAATCAACGAGGGCCTGGATGGTTTGCATGGCTACGGCGGAGGTTTGGTTCGGGGTGGCGAGGACGCTGCGGCCATAATAAAGGGATTCCATAACATCCCATATAAAGTCCATGAACTTATCCGCGTTGGGCTGGCGGGAGAAGCGGCAGATTTCCATAACACCGCGGAGGGTGTAAATAAATACATCCCTGGATTTACCGTCAACTGTATTCATTTTGCATACGGTTGAAAGAGGGTCCAATCGATCTTTATTCCGATTATGAATCTGCTGAATTGCGATACGAGGATTCTCATAATTCAACGCTGCACCGACCTGTTCGCGGGTCATGTAGAATTCATTTTTATTGGAATCGTCCTGATATACATTGCAGGTCAGAGAGCCAAAAGGTTTTTGGGTAACGAGGGTAAGATTTTGAGTCATTTTGAAAGTTCCTTTCTGTGATATGGGATAAATAGATATTGGATATTTGTTATGCTTTGACGGTGTTTTTGCGGGTGAGTTCGAGGACGGTGCAAAACGGGGCGAACCAGCCGCCGCCCGAATAGAAGGCATGTGGGGTGGAGGGCTGACATTCATAGCAGACAGTACCGTTGATGATAGCGAGGGTGTAGGTAAGTTTGGTCATAATGGTTGATCCTTTCTGATGGTAAAAATAGATTCAAAATAAAACAGGGAACAAGCTGGTGGGAAAACGGTCTTCTTGAGTGGATCATAGGTCGGTCTTGTGAAGGACGTGTTAGCGTTTGTTTTGGCTCAAATGCGGATCTTTTGATGCCAACTCGAAACCGTATGGAGGCGCGTTGTCTGCAGACGACGCCCGTGATCCAGGAGGGGGAGGAGGTAACAAATTCGAACTCTTGGATATAACCGAAGAGTGAAAGCATGAACTGAAATATAATCAGCAAATGATTCTATACCTTGTTAGGCTGTTTTATTTTTGAGGTTGATCGTTGGGACACGGCGGGGTGTTGTTGGCAAAATTGGCCATGGAAGCGCCGTGGTATTTATGCTTGGGGATTTGCCAGTTGAGAGGTAGCTCCTTTCAATAAATCATCAAAGGTGAGAGTGGAGGCGCAGACAACTGTGGGACAAGATTGTTCAAACATGGGAGAAGAAAAAATCTTAGAACTACCATCGAGATAATAAGAATCAAAAGTTGGAGGTGCATGGTGGCGTACATAAACAATGGGGAGTGTTTGTCCGCAATATTGTTTCATAGGCTCTGTGAAAAATTTTGGGACTTTGATTTCACCAGATTCGTTCAAACCAAATTCGGATTCCATATCGTCCCATTGGCGGATGGTAACTTTATCTCCAACGTTGTAGGTAGGATAGTTATTGGGGTTAAGGGCAGTATCCATAATTATTGGACTCCTTGAAGTAAATCATCGAATGTAATAGAAGGGGTGGAAATACGGTTTTTGGGTTCAGGGGGGAGGGTTGCAGGGACAGGGAGGAGCATGGCGGAGGTGAAAAACCAACCGTGAGGAGAATCATCAACATTAAAGCCTGCATGAGTACACGATAAATAATCGAGAAAATAAATGGGTTCATCAGGAAGATCTTTATCATGAACGATTTTGACAACAATAAACTCTTTGCCACAGTAAGGTTTCATGTCAAGAATAAAAGAAAGTTTATTAGGATGAACAGTGATATCACCGTAAGGATTGGAGCCGAATTCTTCCATCATATCATCCCACTGGCGGACGATGACGCGATCACCAACGTGGTAGGTGGGGTAGGGGGATGGCATTCAAATGCCTCCTTTCAGGAAATCGTCAAAGGAAACAGGGGAAATGGGAACCGGGATGCCATAGGGGTGGAATTCATTGGGGGTGAAAAGATCGGCGTCCCAAGAGAATCTGGCAGCGGCGGAGGGATCGACAGCGGTGGAGAGATCGTAGGGTTTTAAGAAGTAAAAGGCGGCGGAGGGATCAACAGCGGTGGAGAGACTGTAGGGTTTTAAGAAGCAAATGTCAGAAACGCGAAGTTTACGACTAATCCGCACAATACTGCCACAAAGAGAACGGCGTTCAGGGGACATATAATCTGTGATACTATTGGAAAAGAGATCGGAAAACCGCGCATAGCCATCATCATCTTTGGGAAGAGCGTCAAACTCTGCGGCAGAAATGATTTGAACGAGGGTGCCAACGGGGTAGGTGGTGGGGAATTTCATTGCGCGGCTCCTCTCAACAAATCATCGAAGGACATGGAAAGAACCGGAGGCGGAGAAACGACACTCAACAGATCCATAACAGGGTGAAATTCAGCGGCGGAGAAGAACCAGTCATCCCAGGGAAAAACGGTTTTATCTTTAGCGAAGAGAGGTGTGAGTTTGTATAGGCCTCCTACACCACTTCCGGAAATGCTAGTGATGACAGCCGAACAACCGCAAACAGGAAGTTTATCTCTGTGAAAGGAATCGTCTGCGCCGTAAGGGAAATGGGCAAGAATAAAATTGCCGCGGTCATCCGTAGGATAGGAACGGACTTCTTCTTCGGAGATGATTTGGACAACATCGCCAACTTCATAGGTAGGATTCATGGTGAGCTTCCTTTCTGTGATGGGGTTAGAGGTTTGTGATAAGAGAATCAAAGCTGAGATCCGGAGCGGGGATAGTGCGGGAGATCATGCTGGACGGGATGATGTGGTAGGAATCGCTGTGAGGAAAGTAGAGGCGGAGAAGGCCGGATTTGCCGAGGATGGCAACGATCTTGCCCTGCTTGCCGAGGATAGGCTCATAGGGGAGAGAATCGGTGAGGGTGAAAGTGATGCCGTAATCATACTGGAGGGAGCAGAGCATTTCTGGACCGGAGACGATCTCGACCCAGGTGCCGGGTTCATAGCCGGGGAGGAAAGGGGTCATGAGGAATCACCTACCTTGAGAAATAAGTTCATCAAAAGAGATGGGAGGAGTGGGGAGAGGAGCGGGGGTGACGGCTTCGGGGGTATCGTCATAAGTAAGGGCGGAATGGGTGGTGGCAAATGTTTTGTAATTCATACTGGGGACAATAACGGTGACATAAACGCCAGTATCAGATTTGACAAAGCCGTGGAAGGTACGACGGGCTGTGCCATGTAGCGTTATGATTTCAAAATAAACGGGAGTGCCGGGTTGAATGTAATAAGGACCCATAAGAATCACCTGTATGAATTAGAGGACAGAAATAATTTCATCAAAAGAAACAGCAGATGGGGGTACGGTGTCGGGGATCTTATAGAAGAAGGGATCGTTGGGGTCCTGGATTTCGGTGATATATTCATGGGGGACGTGGAAGGTGCGGGAATCATCGGTCCAGACGGTGACGCGGTTGCCGTTATCTTCTTGGACGGTGCCGGAGAGATAGATGATTTGAAATTTAGTTTTCAGGGGATTGTGATCCTGGCTGATAACTGGTCCTACGGTATAGAATTTGACCCGTGAGCCGGGGGAGATAAGTTTCATAAAAATTACCTGCCTTGAAGGAGAGCGTCGAAAGAGATGGTTGGGGAAGATACGGGGGTAGAGGACTTATAAGCGAGGGGATCTTTGGCATCCTGGATTTCGGTAATAACTTCATAGGGGACGTTGTAGCTGTGGGAATCGATCAAGATGGTGACGTAGTTGCCGTTATCTTGGATAAGTTTCATAAAAATCACCTGAATTCATTTGAAGGGGAGGGTTCCGGGGTATTACCAGGCGCTCCAACCATTAGGATGGCCGGAGGCCCAGCGAAAGGAAAGTAAAACCATGACCGTGCGTTTACCAGGCGCACGAACAGGGGGCGCAACGAGCTGCTAAGAAAGGAAGAAACAGCTGAAGCGCCTGGGAATGCCCCGGAACCATGGGGCGGAATGGAGAAAAACAAAAATCAATTTGTGAAAGCTGATGAGAGGCAGCCACCGGAACCGGATCGTGGTGATGACTGATCTTCTGAGTTTGATTGGTGCTTCAACAGATGTTGCTTGCTTTTTCTGATGAGCTTCGGGCGTTGGTTCTTCCTCGCTGATGCGCCCGTGTGGCCGCATCGCAGTGAGCTTGGGTGTTCGGGACTGGTTGGAGTCCTTGCTGCGACGCGAGTGGGTCGCCTCCAGGGGGGTGGGACAGGGTAACAAATTCAAACCCTCGGATATGACCGGAGGGTGTTTGGCTCTGACTTGAAACAAAATCAAAACGAAACTTTACCTTTAACACAAATGATTTTTTTTGGATTATGCGGTTACGCTGGGCGGGGCGAGATCGGCCTTGATACAGGATTCAAGGTCAAGGCCGTATTTAGCGTTATACTTTTGGATAATGTATTTGGTGGTATCGGGCTGGACATCCTTGAACCAGGTAATGTTGCCTTGAAAGGACTGAAGGTCTTCATCCGGCCACTTTTTGCCCTTTTGTTTATCGCGGAAGTAGGTATCAATGGTGGCTTTGAAGATTTTATTTTTGCGGTAGCCGACTGTGATTTGGTTATCCTTATTGAGCATGACGCCAAGAATCCAGTTGCGGCCGGCGCGGGAGTGGAACTGGGTTTTGGTTTCATTGAGAGTGAAAGGAGCGTTCATTTGGGAGAGAAGCTGGACGATGAGGCGCTCGACAGCATGGTAATTGAAGACAACTTTGCAGGAGACGATGATATCATCGGCGTAGCGGGTGTAGCAGAGGCGGTCGGTGATGGGGGTTCCGTCCGGGTTGTGCTTGCCGGATTCAAAATGGTTGACGGCCTTGGCGAAGGCGTGGTCAAAGGGGATCATCATGATGTTGGTGATGAGCGGGGAGATGGGGGTGCCCTGCGGCAGTGCTCCGTTAAGGAAGCAGAGGTCGAGGGCTTTGAGCAGCTCCGCGTGGCCGGTGGGGCTGGCGAGGATGAGGTTGAAGGGATAAATGAGTTCAAACTGGGAGAGGACAAACGCCGGCGTGGTGGAGGGGAAGAAGCCGTGGAAATCAAAATGGGCGAACCACCAGGCATCGAACTTTTGGTGACGTTTGGCGGCGGAGAGGACGCTGCGGTCCTCGACATAGGCGAAGGCGCAGGTGTGGTGGTCGGCAAACATCCAGGACTGGAAGAGGGTTTTGAGTTCCTTGAGGGCTTTCATTAAGTCGGAATTAGGGGCATCGATCCAGCGGAGGCCGCCGGAGGCTTTGGGGATGGGAAAATGGTTGTACAGGCTGGAACGGGGAGTGGTGAGGCGAAGGGATTCATACTGCTGGTTGAACGCCTGGAGCTGGAGGATCATTTGTTCCACCTTGGTGATGCGCATGATGCGGGGAGGAACTTTGTTGCAAATGACGGTACGGGTAGCACCGTGACCGCCAGTGGAAAGGTTAGCGAGGTTGAAATCCCCGCGAAGGAGTTCTTCAAACGTCATTTCCCGGAAACGTTCCGGGCAGTTATAAGTGATGTAAACCATGTGGGTGCTCCTTATGTGAGGGTTGTGTTTGTGTTCTGATGGGAGATGGAAGGCTGCCGCGGGACGATCCTCGCCGGGCTGAGCAAGACTGTTGTTCCGGTTGGTGCGATGGTTGCCTGATTTGGGCGCACCTTTTGGGTTACTGCAACCTTTGTAGGTTCAATATGTGTGGGTTGGACTTAATCGTTTTCCACCCATCGGTAGTAAAAGTCTCAGCGACTGCGATATTCTAGTCGGTAGTCACCGTGGGGTCCGCTGGCCAGGATCATGGAGTGGGTGGGTCGGGGTAACAAATTCGTACTCTTGGATATAACCGAAGAGCCTGAAGCGAAAAAAGCTTACAGTATACAACACAAACGAAATTTAATGGAACGCTAAGATGACAGGGTTACAGACCGAGGAATGCGGATTCACCCTGGAGGTTGAAGGGGGCGGAGAGGCCGGTGTGGATCAGTTCGCCTTTTTTGATGAAGTTTTGGAAGTTGGTGACGGTATAGCAGGCGGCAACGCGAACCGTGGGGGCAACACCGAGGGTAGTGCCGCAGGCCGAAACGGGGACCTGGGCGGTGGCTTCGGCATGGGTGAAGTTCATTGTGGCGCGGAATTCCTTGACCTGTTTGGGGTCCGACCAATCGGCAGCGTAGAGCTGGGCGTCAAAGAGGGCGGTGCGGACATCAAACATGGCTTTAATGAAGGTATTAAAGCGGTTGGCATCAACGATTTTCTGGCGGATCTCGATGTTATCCACGGCGAGAAAAACGTAACCGGAGAGGGACTGGCCGTTCCAGCCGGAGGGTTCCAGACGGATATCATTTTTGGCTTCCGGGTTGATGGCACAGAGGATATCGCGGAGGGCTTCCACTTTGGGCTGGCCGACCTGGGGATCAAAGAACATCTGGTTGACGATGTTTTTCTTTTCCACCGTATCAAAATCATAAAGGGTGAAGTTGGTCAGGCCATAGCGGGCAAGAAGCTCCGCGATGGTGGAGCCGACTGAACCGCAGCCAATGATGTGGATGCGGCCTTTGACATCATGCGGGGAGAAGACATCCAGGCTTTTGGCAAGATTCATAAGGCACCTCCGTTGGTGAGATAATCGTAATAGGTGGGGTAGTGGTCGTAATAATTGCCGTCATCGTCCGTCCAACAGCGGGCGGCGTTATCCCAGAAGACGTGGGGTGCGGTGCCACCGGTGGGCTTGACGGGAGGGTTCGTTTTGGAATAGATGGGCGGAGCCTTGGTGACAAGGGACTGAGCGGTGGCGGCAAAATCGGAGAGAGTATCGGTGTAGGTAACAGAGATATCGTCTTTATCGTAGATTTTGTTGGCGGCGTAGTCATACAGGCGGGCGGTGAACTCGCCGCGCTTGTTCCAGATCATGAAGAGGTAGAAATCATTGCCCTTGAGCTTATTGACAATTTTGGACTCGTTTTCGTCATCAACGCCGGAAGGGGAAGTGGACATGTTGACGTGGCTGTGGGCCTGGTAGCGGATGTTGTTGAAGATTTCATCGGGCTGGGAGACCAGCCAGTCGTTGTATTTATCCTGGTCGGTTTCGACGGTGACACCGGTAACCTGCTGGGGGTAGACGAGGATATCATAAATTTCATACTCGGTGGGGGAGAGCTGGCGCATGAGGCCGTGCCAGGCGACCTCGGAAGTGAAATCATCAATGAGGCGGGACTGTTTGGCCCAGGCATCGGCAGTGAAATTGATGTTGATTTTATCTTTTGCCTTAGTTTTTGTGAGCTTGACAGCGCCGGTGAGGAGCTGCTGGCGATAGAGTTCGATGGCGGCATCCAGAGCGGTCTGATCAATACGGATAACTTGCATGGTTATTCTCCTTCCTTAACGGAATCGTTTGCGGATTTGAGCTGTTCAATGGCCTGCTTGGGGGTGATGGATTCACCGGCGGCGGTAAGGATGACGGGGATATCATTGTGATAGGCGTCGGCGAAATCATCAAAGAAATATTTGGTGGAGATTGTTTCGACGAGGTTCATGCTGCTGGCGCTCTGCTGACAGATAGCAATGGCGGCAATAAAATCTCGGCGATCCTCGGCATCCTCCAGCATGGGTTCATAGTTACCGAGGCAGGAGTGATGATTGATGTGAGGGTTGGGAACAGCCTGAATGACGTTCATATTGATCGCATCGGACATAGCTGTGACATGGCAGTTGTAATTAAGCCTATAGGTGGCAGCGAGTTTGATTTTGAAGATGTGGTCAATGAACACAGCCCGGAAAAGGATACGGACATCGTGTTCTTCTTCATCGGTAAGATCCTGATAGGGGCGGTCACTGTTGAAGATAAAGGTTTCGACATCATCCGGGTCATAGTTGGAGAGGAATGTGGTGATGACGAGGAGAAGCGATCCATCGACAGCACCAACGGAGATACCTTTTTGAGTGTGGAGATAATCCTTGAGTTCCGTGATAAAGGTGGATTCATCTTTGGAGTCAAGGCCGGTCAGCTCACAGTTGGTGTTGGTGATGTTGGTAAAAATTTCTGAGATACGGGCGCGGGTTTCTTTCAGATCACGGTAAAGGGTTTCAATACAGCGCTTGAGATCCGCTTTACGGCGGTCAATGGTACCTTTGAAGAGGGATTCGATCGCTTTATCTACGGCCCTGGAGGGCAGATCGGTTTTGTTATAAAGGGCTTCCGCCATCCGGGCGAGGGTTTCCGAGCCAGTATCCGGGGTGGAGAGGGCGCGGAGGTAAGCGAGTTCATCGGAGGTGAGGGGGTGATCCTTGAAGAGCCAGGGCAGCAGGCGGGGCATGGCCGAGGCGAAACGGCGGTGAAAAACACTGCTGTAGAGGCCAGTGTCGTGCTGGGGCTGGACGATGGTGATACGGGCGGCTGCATCCTGATAAACTTTGTATTTATCAGAGAGATAAGCGCCGATATCTTTGACTTCCTGAATGGAATCGGGGATGGCGGCATTATCAGTGACGAAGAACAAACGGGATTCATTCGGGTTAGGGGAAGGCTGCAGGCCGGAATCATCGCCAAGGATGGCAAGGGTATTGCCTGCGGTGAGGCGGGAGTAGACCGTGCAGGCCAGAACTTTGGTGAAAATTGTTTTGAAAGAGGAGCGGCAGGGGGTGCTGTCCTGCCATGTGATGGTGGGCGACATGTAATTGAGAATATCGGTATAGTTGGGGAGTGGCATGGTGATTCATTTTTCCTTTCTGATTAGATTTGGAACGATTGGCCGCGTTTGTGTTGCCCGCTGCCTGCCGCGTGGAGGCTGTTCCTGTAAGGCAGCACCCCGGTGGGGGAAGAGACACCACCGGAGAGGAATCAATCAGGCGTTATCCTGCTTGGCAATGTTGACCAGGTAGCACTTTTCCGCGATACCGAAGTCTGCGAAGGTCTTATCCAGGTCGCCTGCGGCCAGAGAAGAGCCATCCAGCTTGGTCTGGCCGGTAGTGTAATCGACATCATGAGCTTCCAGGACGGAACGCAGGGTGGTGTTGGGGTCAACGGGGTAGGTGTTGCGGTGCAGGTTATCGACGATAGTGACGTTAATCATGGTAAAAAATCTCCTTATGATGAAATATTTTTATGTTGGATTGTGGATTGGGGAAGAAAAATCATGGCCGGGCTGCTTGTTGTGGGGGTGAGCACCGGCCGTTTTGCTTACTGAGCGGCGGTTTCGTTTGCCGGGGTGGTCTGGGCGGCCGGGGTGGAAACTTCAATGCCGGCGATGATGGCATCGTGGTCGGCCTTGAGCTGAGCCAGGGTTGCGGCAGCCTGGGTTTCGATTTCATCCAGGTGCTTCTTTGCGAAGCCGATGCGCTCGGCGACATGCTCCTTGGCCTTGGTGATGTCTTCGAGGTCGGCGGGCAGGTCCTCAACGTAGATGGCATTGTCGGTGCCGAAGGCGGACTTGGCGAAGCAGATGCCGTAGGTAGACATGCTCTGCTTGGCGGACGGGGCAATGGCAAAGATGATTTCATCGTCATCGCCGGACTTTTTGCCAGGCTTGGTCAGCTGCAGGGCCTGAGGAGCCTTGGTGTGAAGGGTTTTGAGCTGGGCCATAGTCAGGGCGGAGGTGATGGAGAAGGTGGTTTCGTTGATTTTGACAGTAGACATAATGTGTGTCCTTTCTTTGGCGTGTAGCCAATGTAAAAAATATTTGCAAGTGCGGAATGCACGGTTGCCTAGGTTGGGGAATTGATGAGGGAAGCGAGTTCATGCCAAGCTTCGCGGTAAGTATCGGCGGACTGGATGAAGGTGGGGCCGTCACGGATCTCGTAATGACCGTGGGTGGGGATGATAATGTACATGGGGGTCAACTCCTTTTGTTTGCGAAAACTTGTAAATAACAGGGTGAAATAAAACCTGCCAGACGGGGCAGGGCGGGGAACAAATTATAATAAGGCTGGGATGCGCTGTGAGAAACGAGAAGAAAACGGGCGAGAAACTGCATGGCCACAAGGAAACACGGCCTGTAGGGGCTGTGTGGGGCGCTGAGAGGGATGCGGTTTCATGCTGGCGGGTGACTTTGTGATTTTGATTATATACAAGTTTTCGCAAATGTTCAAGCCGTAAAAATGTTGCTTGATGCGGTGAGAATGTTGCATGGCCGATGACAAAATCGGTTCGTTTTTGAGCGGTACAAACCCGGTAAAGTGGTGGGTTAGTAAAAGCAATGTTCCAAAACGGCCTAAAAATTGCGTGTCAATACGACTAGGAAGGTTCAAAATCGGGCTGAAAACAGCACGTCAATAGCGTTTATATATAAAGATAAAGAAAGATATATAAGAGGGCGGTGCGTCCGGCGTTTGGAATGGGAACGGGTTTTGCGCTTGTGTTATGGTTTTGCGGGACTCTGGGGTATAGGTTTGTAGGCAGCGCAGGTTTTGGTGGCGGAACAGGAAACAGTGTTCGTTTTGGTGATAGGAATGGTGGGTGCGATGGGAGGAGCGGCAAGGGTGGTGGCGGACTGGAGAGTGAGAGGTTTCGTTTCGGCTTTGGCTTCCGTCATCTTGGTAGGTTTGATTTTGCCATCAATAACATCGTGCAGGTAGTTATAGCAGCCGATGACGAACAGAAACTTGCGAAGAGGGTCAGCGAAGAAATCATCAATGGTGTAAGGATAAGAAGCTTTTTCATGAATGGCTTCGTTGCTGTAGTTGTAGCCGTAAGAGTAAACGGTGGTGGGGCTGTGGCGGACATTGAATTTGCGGGTGATGTAGTTGCAGCCGAGCTTGACATAATTCATGAAGGCGGCAGAGCTGTAGTTGAGGACATCGCGGACGGGAAGAGAAACGGGGAAATCAGCAGCGGCAATAATTTCATCGTAGAGGGTGACGATACGCTTTGCCAGGCCGGTTTTGGTGGTAAGGAACCAGTCGTCCTGGGTTTTGAGCTGGCGGATGGCGGCATCAAGAGCTTTTTCGGAAGTAATTTTTCTTTCAAAGTCAGTCATGGTAAGTAATTCCTTTCTTGGCTTAGAGTTTAATAGGCAAAAGAAAAAAGCCTTGCGGGTAGGCAGGGCTTTGAGGGTGAGTATTCGTTTTGCACCGCAGGTTAATGCACGGCGGCGAGGACGGGGGCGGCGGCACAGCAGAGGGTTTTGCAGCCGATGACGCGGCCTTGGGTATCGCGAACCATACAGCAGGGGTAAAAGACATCGGAGCGGGTGGGAACGCGGGAGGCGACAAGAGCACTGACAATATAAATCGTATTGGGCATGGGGTTTGGCAGGTTTTCGACATCGCCATAGTAAGAGTGGGAGATGGGGATGGTTGTGCCGGAAGCGGTGGTGAATTCGCCGTCGGAGATGGATTCAACATAGACGCGGGCAACCACGCCGAAGGGCTTGATGGAGGCGGTGCCAATGTTGATTTCGTGCGGGGTGAGGTTGAGAATTTGGGTAGACATGGGGCGGTACTTCCTTTCATTGCATGATGCGGATTCGTTTTTGAATTTACAATTTGTTCACGATATTTGTTAGGATAGTAGAATTTATGCGGATTTTTACTTGAAAAGTTTGGTGGAAACGGAGAAATAATTTTGTTTTGCGGTTTGGTTTATGATTGGATTATACAACCAAACGTTGTGACGCGCCAGTACAAAAGGTTGGACATCAATAATAATAGCGGCGTTCCAAATCATATATGCCGTTGGGGGTGAGGCCGTTGGGGGTGGACCAATCGCAGGCATCCTCTTCGTTTTCGGCAGAGGGGCGGATGATGGGCCAGGTGACGACATAGCACGGGGCGGTGAAATCCTTGGCGATTTCGTTGGGGCAGATGGCTGTGGCAACGTACTGGGCGATACCGTGGTAACAATCATAAGAGCAGTAGGCTTGTTCCAGAAGGATGAGGGGCTTGCCATCGTAAGAGCAGGCACCGTTGAGTTCCAGGCGGGAAAGTTCGGACTGGAGGTTGAAGGGGTGGCGGGTTTTGGTTTTCATTTTGGTTCGACCTTTCTTTAGCAAGCGGCGTTGTTATGAATTGGGTGGAGGCGTTTGCGGATCATGGGGCAGATGTGTTCATTTTCAATGTAAGCTTTGCGGTCGGCTTTGGCTTCCCGCATTGTGCTGCACTGGGTAAGGACTTCAAGGCCGTCGCCATAACCGTAATCATAAACGACCTCGTATACATCCTCAGTTTTACGTTTATAAGCCATGATGAAATTTCCTTTCTTTGACAATACTGTTACTTAATTCTGAAATATTGGAAGATAAGAAAAGCGCCCTGGGGATTGAGCCAAGGCGCGATGGGGGGTTGTGATTCATTTTTTACTGGGCCTGGGGAGGATTTTTGCCGCTTGCATTCTTGACAATATACAGAGTGTTTGCGAGAGTGGTTTCGCTCAGGTCGTCAATCCGGTTGGTCAGGCGGTCGATGCGTTCGTTGGTAGCGTTGACAGCTTCAATTGTCATATCAAGTTTCTTTTCAACATGGCTTTCCATGTAGGCCATCATGCGGGTTTCGGATTCTTTAATGAGTTCACCGCATACTTCACGAGATACTTCGCGGGATACTTCCGTCATCATCTGACGTAAGAGTTCAATGTCGTTTTTATCGAGAGCCATGGGGGCACCGTCCTTTCTTTGATTAGAGTATAACAGATTGACGTTCAAAAATCAATCTTGATGCGGCGCTCTTTGATGGGGATGGTTTCAAAGTGGTAGCCGTCATCGTAAGTGTTGGGGATGCGGGTGCGCTTGGTATCGTGGCGAATGGTGGAGAGTGGGGCGGCAAGGAGCAGGGAGAGGATAGCCCCGGCAGCGGATTCAATCTCGGAGTCAGGACAGCCAAAGCCGATAAGCGGGTCAGTAAACCAGGACTTGGAGCTTTCTTCCATACAGGCATCGCCGGAGTAGGTTTCGCTTTTGGGATCGATGGGGGTTTTGAGGTAGTGGAAGGGAAAGAAAGGGTTATCGTCCAGGCTATAGGAGTAGTAAACGCCGTTCATTGCGAAGTTGATATAGCTGGTGTGGGTGACGGTGATGGGGGCGTTGGGGATGGCCTGGAAGCGGGCGAGTTCATTTTGGAGGTTGGAGATTTGTGTTTCCCGCTCTTTGAGGTGAGAGGTTGGACCGGCATTGTAAGAGGATTCAATGCGGCGCTTCGTTGCGGTGCAGGCTTCTTCCAGGTTGCGGTCAGAGATGACGGCGGGATACAAGGGTTTCACTTTGCCACCCTGGGCGGTGATGAGCTGGGCCAGGCGGGTGAGGATGCGGGCAGAGTTATACTGCCAGGAGGTTGCGTAAAGACGTTCATTCTCTTTTAAGACAATCATTGTGGGGTTTCCTTTCATCTTGTGATTCAGTGTTAAAACCAGGTGATAGAATCAAGGTCGGCGGCAGGAATTTCTCTGCGGTCGGCAAAAATGCCTTTATATTCCGGGTGGTCGGACGGGATAAGGAAGGCGGTAACATCTTTGGCGCTCTCAAGCGTTTTCTGCACGATTCGTTCCGCAATGATGGTGGACATGGCAGTAAAATAAGTAACGCATTTTGCGTAGGGAATATAAAACGTGACGGCGTACTGGCGCAGTTCAGGCTGCCAGATGCGATAGGGGTCATTCAAGGCTAGGCTGCGCAGATTGACAAAGTGGTTGTGGTGTGCCTTGATTGCGGCGCGGCATTCATTCAGGACCTGGGCGGTGCCGGGAATGATATCCGTGGGGAGAACCGGTTCGTCATCGGTGAAGTAGCTGCGAATAGCGGAACGGATTTCATCTATCGTTTGGCGGCTGTTATAATGGCCGATGACGGTAGGTGCGTGGGTGGAATCAGTGAGAATGAGAGCGTAGGGGGTATTCATTTTGCAGCTTCCTTTCATGATTCAATTTATTCAGAGGTAGTAGGCGGGAAACGCCTGGCCGACTTCTTTATAGGTAGTGAAGATGGGGCCGTGGTGGCAGATAAAATCATGCAGGCCGGCACGCATGGCACTGAAGATTGCGTCTTCATTGTAATGGGCGGACGCTTTGTTATAATCGCGCTGCCAGGTGATAAAGTAGGTTTGGATTGCTTTGGATTCCCAATCATTCTGGAGGAAGGCGGGAACCTTGCCGGAATCATACTGCTGCCAAAGTTTGGCAAAACGGATATCGCCATAGATGCGGGAGGCCATGTTATAGGCGATTTTTTGCTCTGCGGTGCAGACGGACTTATCCACGCCACGGATTTTGTGGTATTGCAGTTTCATTGCGGGACTCCTTTCAATCAGAGAATAATCTGGGTGCCTTCATCCAGGGCCTTGCGGAGGGTATCGGCAAGCGCTTTGAGGTCCGTGGAGTTTTCATTGGGCAAGGGAGAGTTGACGGCGTGATAGGCAAAGGTTTCAAACTGGCTGCGGGTGATGGTGCCGGATTCGGCCAGCTTGGCGAATTCAGCGAGGGAATTGGCGGTGGGTTTGGGCTGATGAAGGGCGAGGGCATCCAGCATTTCCCTCTTGACTTCCGTGTAACCAACGGTTTCAACATGTTCATCCGGGAAGGCCGTTACGATAACTGTGCAGTTGGGAACGGTGTGGGAGACGATACGGGTGGCGGTGAGATCTGTGACGGTTTCCATAACGGTGAAGTAACGGTCGCCGGCTGCGGTTTCATAATAGACGCGGAACGGGGTTGTTTCGGGGTCGGAGAGGTCATCGACAGGCTTAACGCGCAGGTCTACATAGTGCGCGGGATTCTTTTCGATTGCGGTGCGGCATTCATCCAGGATGTTCACTGCGGCGTTGGAGAAGCAGTTGAGGCTTTCGACCGACTGGGATTCATCGTCCAGCCAGGCGCGGGCACTCTGGCGGGCTTGACAGGCGGCGGGACGGGTATTAAAATAGCCGATGGTGGTGGGCAGGTGAAGGGAATCGGTGAGGATGAGGGCATAAAGAGAATTCATTTTGGGTACTTCCTTTCATTTCATACTGTTTTTGGCAGGGGATTCAATCGGCATCAATGGCCAGGGCGTATTCATCCGACTGGCCAAAGACGGTGAGGGTTACGGTTGCAGGGCTGGACGGGTCATAATCAATTTGGATGTTGGTCATAACCAGGCGGCAGGTGGCGGCAAAGGTCAGGAGGATAAGGCCGAGGGAGAGGAGGAGGGCGGAGAGAATGCGGCGAGGTTTCATTTTGGGAACTTCCTTTCATTGGCAAAGCCGATTCAATTTATGATGCTATGAAAAAACGCCCTGGCGGTGAAGTCAGAGCGCAAAGAACTTATTCATGATGGGATGGTGGGGTCATGCCGCCTTGCGGTGGGTGGCGGTGCGGTGCTTTGCCGCTTTGGGTTTTGCCACTGGTTTGTGAATGGCATACACGAAAACGGACAGGGAAACGGTCAACAGGATGAAGGGGTGGCGAGTGGCCAGGGCGGGAAGGCCAAAGAGAATGGTCAGGGTTACGGCGGTAAAGGCCGTGAAGCGGGCGAGAAGTTTTGTTGGCTTTTTCATGATGGGGCTTCCTTTCGTTGCGGCGGTTTAGAATGCACCGCCGTCAAGATACAAACCGATTTTATCTGTGACGGCAACGCGGCGGCCGTTAATCTCCACTTTATCGCCATAGGCCAGGAGAGTGGCAAGGCGGTATTCGTGGCAGTTACCGTGCTGACGGCTTTTGAACTTGAAATGATTTTTGCGGATCACACCGGCCTGCATTTGAGCGGCAAAGAAACGCGGGGCAAGAGCTTTCATTTTGGCGGCGCGATAGACTGCCAGGGCTTTCCGGTATTCCGCCGTTGCGTGTTCCGGCGGGGTTATGGGGAAGCGCTTGAAAATTTCGGCGACGTGTTCGGATGTTTCAGCGGTTGCGCGGAATGGCACCCAAAAAGATTCATTTTGCCCACGGCAAGGGCGCATAAAAATCATTTGACCCTTGTACATATGCGGGCGGGCAACATAGGGACCAACACGGTCAATCCCGTAAATGTCCCCGGCTTGCAGGTTATACCCGTGCCAGGGCGTGGGGCTGGTGCATTGGCGGGGGCTTTTCATTTTATACCCGGCCACACTTTTGGCGGCGGGTTTTGCGTGTTTGCGTGACATTTGGGTACACCTCTTTTGTATAATTTATTCAAACATTCGTTCTTTCCAGGCGCGGCGGTCATGCCCACTTTGCCCGGTTATAAAAGGCGGTTTTGTTTTGGCGCGGGGTTTTGTGGCACTTGTACTCTTGCATTTTACCGGCTGAAATGTTATAATTAACCTGTAAAAAAACAGGCCATTGTTATAACGGCGTGTGAATACACTTTCCGGGTTGACAAGAGGTGCAAGGCTCAAACCACGGGGCCGCGACAAAACCGCCATATATGTACACTTGTGTAACCTATACAGGTTTTGCAAGTTGGGTTTTGCGCTTTACAATGCTTTACCATATTGACGCGGGATTAAAACCCCGTTGCCAGGCTGCAAAGGGTACACTTTCCGGGCGGAATTTATGCACACTTTTTGCGGCGGCATGGTAAAACAAGTGGGATATAGCGAACAAACAGGGCCTTTTGCGTGCACCGTGTTCCCACGGCATTTTTTAAGCACAGGGCGCACAAGTAAACCGTTCCCGGCTTTTGTGTCAACCTGCTTATTCTGTTGTCAAGGTGCTTTTGCCGTCTATACCGGGCGGCGCGGTGCTGCAATCAGTAACATAGGGGCGCTTTTTGGGGCGCTTTTGTGTTTCCAGCCCCGCGGCGTGGACGCTTGCAGCGTGGGGCCATACCGCCCAAAGAGGGCGGCGCGGTGGATTGAATCAGGCGCGGGCGGCGGTCAAAGTAGCGGCGGGCGCTTTGGGGGTTGCCTTCCGGGTGGACTTGCGCGGGGCTTTTGCTTTTGCCTGTACGGCGGCAACGGCGGCGGCTTTTGCGGCCTGTTCGGCCTTGCGCTGTTCGCGGGCGGCCTTTTGGGCGGCCTTGCGGGCCTTCTTATCTTCCACCAGGGCGGCGGCGTTGCTTGCTTGTACGCCGTCAAGGCGGTCAAGCGCCCACTGTTCCAAGGCAGTCATAACCGTGGAAGTGGCGGCAGAATCCGCGTTCAGGTTGATTGTACCACGGCGGGCGCCGTTGGTATCTTTTGCGGTGCCATTGACGGCAACAGGGGCCAAGGCGGTAACGATACGGGCGGCGGCGGCGCTGTCTGTTTCACCGCTTGCCACGTCAAAGAGCATAGCGGCGGCGGCGCGGCGGTCAGGGGCGAACTTGCCTAGATAGCCGCGGGCGGCGGTCAGAACGGGCGCGGGGTCAGGGGTTTTGCTGTTAGTAACGGCGGCGCGATAGTCCGCCACGGCCATAATCAGGGCGGCGGCGCTATCCCGGTACAGGTGGAAAAGTTCACGCGCGGCGGCGGCGGTAAAGTCGGGGCCTTCGCAGTGGGCGGCGAAGATTTTGCAGTTAATTGCCTTGTGTTCAGCAATAGCGGCGCGGGCGGCGGCGGTATAATTTGTAGTCATGGTATGTGTTCCTTCCTTGTGTTCAATGAGTGGTGCCTGGGCGGTAAAGCCGGGCGCGGAAAAATCGGATGAACATACATGAAACGGTGCAAGGGGTTTGTTTCAAGTACACGCATAGTATAGCATGATGTACGCGTATATACAACGGGAAAAATCGCGCATAATACAAAACGCAAAAAATAACGATGTGCGGTAAAAACTGTATGTACGTGTATATACAAATGTTGCAATGCTTCAATCGGACGGGAAGGACGTGTATATAATAATGGATACTAAAAAGCGTGTATATGGTGCAGCCCAAAAAAGAGCGCATGAACGATATATCGCGGAAAAAACTACTGAAGTGCGGGCGGCTCTACCAAAAGAATATGCAATAAAATTAAATAAAATTGCAGAACTTCAGGGTACAAGCAAGGCGCAAGTGCTAAAAAATGCAATAGACATGTTATATAGTGCAGTTGTTGGGAATGAATAGTATATATGAGCCGTGGGATTTTTTCCGCGCTATATAATGTACGCGCGGACCTTATAAGGCGGGAAGGCGGGGCTCTGTACTGCGTGTATCAGGCAGTGGAGGACCGGGACGCAGATAGATTGTTTGAACTCTAACTGTTTGAATTGAAACTAATGGTTGCTAGGGCACCGAAGGCACAAAAGAATTTACCTAAATATATTTACCTAAATTTCTTTAACTAAAACAGCGCCTGGTATACCCTCTGTAAAGCAAGAAAAGCACCAAAAATCGGCAGGTTAGAAGGCCATAAAATAGCGCTATACCGCTAAAAATCTGCTACTTGCAAACCACGTTCAATAGTTTGCATAGGGGGGCAGGTTAAAAAGAAAAAATGACGTAAAAGCGTGGAAAACGGGTCAGTTATCCCATCTCACTCCCGGCTCTCAAAACACAAACCAACGCACCTACGTTGCTTCTCCCTCTTCCACCTCCCCACCTCCTCTTCTCCTTTCTCCAAACCCCTCCTTTCCCCCCACTTTCCTCCCTCTAAACCCCCGTTTCCTTAATCGTTCCCTTTTTCGGAGAAAACCGCATAACAATCCGCTTTCCAGGCTCCTTTGGGGCCTTATTTTTTTACCCAAAAATGCCATAAAAACGCACAATTTGGCCACTAAAACGCACAAAAACAGCGCCAAAACGCTAAAAAACACATTATTTTCGCTCGAAAACACCTCGGAACGACTCTGGCGGAGCTTTTTGATCCCCGAAAACGCCCTCTTTGGGTCTTCACCAGAGGTAGATCCATCCATTTTGAGACCAGATCTGGCCAATAACGGGCACCACAGGGCTATCACAGGGCGCTCTGATCGCCTGTTGGCCGTTTTCCTACCTATTTATACTGTATAGCTGGTTCTATCAGCCTCGCTGTTGCCAGATAGACAGGGGGGGGAGGTTAATCCCACTGTTGCCAGGTAGAGGGGGTAGATCGGGTCCCACTGTCGTTAGACAGGGGGTTCTTTCGCCCCTACAGGTGGAACCTGAAATGCCTCAAGCGCAGCTAACCCCCGCCCCTACAGGCGGAGCCTGTGTTACGCTTTCTCCTGAAATTTATTTTTTGCCACTGTTGACTTCTTGTAATTAGCGGTGCTATAATAGAACCATAAGATAAAGCTCCGCAGGATAAAGCTCCGCAGGACACACCATACAGGAGGGAAGCCCACTATGAAAAAAAGAAACAGCGTAGCTCACTTTATTCCCCGCACTGTTACTATGCAGGAAGCCACAGAGGCCAAAGGTGGGCTGGACCTACAAGGTGCTGCAAGCTTACTGATGGCAATGATGCAGGCAAGCGCCGATGCTGACGGCCACAACGCCCTGATGGAACAGCTGGCATCCGCCATGGGTTATAAGCTGGTACGCGAAACACCACAGCCGCGCCATCGGAGCCGCAGTAAGAAAGCCCGTGCCGCCCGCTATGCACAACCCAAACTGAGCCTGGTAAAAACCAATGGTGTGGCAAAACCAACGCCGGCAGAGCCGATCCGCAGCCGCGAAGACTTTAACGCCATAGCCACCTACCTGCACACCCAGGGACGCCCGTATAACAGGCAGCGGAACTATACCTTATTTATATGTGGTGTGACACTGGGCCTGCGTGTGGGTGATCTTTTACGCCTTACCGTTGATGATGTGTGGGATTGTGAGCACAACTGCCCGCGCCACCGCGTAATTATCATCAATGAAAAGACCGGCAAGCGCACCAATGACCTGATTACCCCGCTGGCAGCAGGCGCGATTACCGCTCTGATTGAAGAGATGCGGGGCCGAACCATGAATGTGCTGAAGCCAGGCTGGCCATTGTTCCAGAGTATGCGCAGCCCCAAGGGAGTGCCGCAGCCGCTGGACGAAACCCAGGTGTGGCGGATCTTAAACCAAGCGGCAAAAGAGTGCGGCATTAAAGAGCATATTAGTACCCACAGCCTGCGCAAGACCTATGGCTATGCTGCAAACCACGCCATGACGGAGGCCGGGCTGCCGGCTGGCCAGGTGATGGAAACGCTGCAAAACAAGTTCCACCACAGCAGCCAGAGCATTACGATGCGCTACATTGGCTTGAGCCAGGAGCAGATTGATGCAACGGCAATGGCAGTAGATACAGTGTTGGGAGTGCCGCCGTTAGCTACTATATAGCGATGCCCATTAAATTTGGGTGCCTGGCAAGCACCCACTTTTTTACTTTTGTTAAATACAAGTTTTCGCAAATTAAGGAGGCAAATAATTCATGGAAAATCACGACACAGGCACCATCAATAGCTCCGCTAGATATTGTTTGGCAAAGCCGGGTGACAAGGTGCGAATTACAAAAACACACCGGGCGGGCATACACCAATATGCGGCCTGCGAGGGAGATACGTTCATAATTACCAAAGTGGTGGACAACCAGACCCCCTATGGGCTGTGGCTGCAGCCGAACGGTGTGCTGGCGACCAGGGAGCTGAAGCTTGACCCAAACTGCTGCACGTTACTTACACCGGCTGCTACACCAGAGCCAATCACGCTGCGCAGTGTGACGATTGATGTGAGAGACCCAAAGGCAGCACATAAGGCCGTGGATGATGCGTGCGCAGAGTACCAGGCCAGCCAGACGACCCACTGGAGCACGGCAGAGACATGCAGCGCAAAACTGAGCGCCAGGAAAATGATGGCCACGCTATGTGAGCAGGGTGTCAGCATGGTTTGGTTTATTGAATCAGATCCAGACCTCCGGCATGTTTGCTTGGAATGCGACAATGGCACGCCGAACACATGGGCGAAAAGTCATGGTTATTCTACCAACTATGTGCAAATCACCTTTAACGATAACGTAGACTTCGATGAATGGATTGGCCGTTACGCCTGCCTGTGCGCATTAACGGGCGAACCTGTTGCCGATATTGTTATGCGCAGCATCAAGATTGACACCTGAATAATTAACAAAGTTTTGGAGGTCTTTACCAATGAAGAAAATTCCAACCTTATATAAACGCGAGTTCAGTGGCCACAAGATTACCGGAATCCATGACGAGATTACGCCGGGCTGTGAAGCGGCGCTGACGGATGAGAGCATTGCCACATTGAAGATTGACGGTGCCTGCTGCGCGATTATTAACGGCGAATTCTACAAGCGCTTTGATGCCAAGCCGGGCAGAGCAGTGCCGGAGGGTGCGATCCCGTGTGACGAGCCAGACCCGGTAACTGGCCACTGGCCCCACTGGGTGAAAGTGGCGGCAGACAACCCCGCGGACAAATGGTTTGTGGCGGCACGAAACAACAGCTGGGATGACCTGCCGGATGCAACCTATGAGGCGATTGGACCGCACTTCCAGAAGAATCCCTACGGGCTGGACAAGGACGTGCTGGTGCGGCACGGCACGATCAGTATTGACGTCCCGAACCTAAGCTTTGAGGGAATCCGGCACGGGTTGGAGTTGGCCGCCATAAAGGGCATCGTGTTCTGGCATGAAGGAGCACCGCTGTGCAAAATCAAGCGCAGTGACTTTGGCTTTAAGTGGCCGGTGACGCAAGACGAGCTGAACGCGGAGTTTGGGGCAAATAATCCTGATCCGTGCGAATTGGTGCGGCGGACTGCGGCTATGTACAGCAGGCATGAATTTCCGGCAGATATGACCAAGATGTTTGATTCTGGACATGAAGCCACCAAGGAGGAAACGCGCAGGCATGAAAATTATTGACTTTGAGCGCAAGGGCAACCTGGTACGGTTCTACCTGGGTGATGATGACCTGGTGGAATGGTACGGCGACGACTGGAACGATACGCCGTATGAGCATAACGCAGAGCGAGTCTATGACAAATATATCAAAGGTTATTGCGATATGATGTTCCCGTTTGACGACCTGGTACTGGAACCTCGCTGCGGGACCTGCAACAGCGGCTGGTGCAAAGACGATATGGTGGCGCAGAAAGTGCCCTGCATTATTCAGGTGCCGGCTACAGTACATTGTGACAGCTTTGATGAAAGTTTTGATCACTGGGTAGGGGCCAAGGACGTACATAAATTTTACTTTGGTGACCATATGGAACCAAGCGCTATGGCTGCTACCAATCCTCATTCTTAAATAATAACTTTGGAGATTTTTTAACAATGGAACAGACATGCTTTAGATATTCCGTACAGCCACAGACGGAACACATTAAGGATTACACTCATACAATCGCCGTAATGTTTGAAGACATGGTAGATTATGCAGACCGCAATGGCCTTGACCGGAACGAGGTAGTAAGCGAGATGCTGCACGACATGAACGCTATGAGTGGTTACTGCGATATGAATAAATACCGGCCGTTGCCGGAATAAGGAAGAAAAATATGACGGAACAAGAATACATTAAACAAGCACCAACAGCCACGATTTTTGACGGCTTAATTAAAGCAAAAAGCGTCCTGAACAGTCATAACAACATAATGGTTTCTATAAGTGGTGGTGCAGACAGTGACAATATGATTGACATTGTTGAACATCTGCGCCCCCGTGACGATAAACACCATGTTACATATGTGTGGTTTGATACGGGTGTTGAAATGGATGCCACAAAGCGGCATTTGTCATTTCTTGAAGAAAAATACGACATTAAAATCCATCGTGAGCGCGGGAAAATGCAGGTAGCCGGAGCAGTTCGTAATGTTGGTTATCCGTTTTATAGTAAGCAATTTGCCGAGTACATTGGACGCCTACAGAAACACAATTTTCAATGGGAAGATGAACCGTTTGATGTCCTGTGCGCCAAATACCCGAATTGTAAGGCTGCCCTTCGCTGGTGGTGTAACGCTTGGAAAGACGAACCGCATAAACCACTCCAGACCGAAATTGCATCTGCTAGGTTTCTTAAAGAGTTTATGATTGAGAACCCTCCGACTTTCAAAATTTCAAGTCGTTGCTGCAATGAGTCTAAGAAAAAAGTAGGAGATTCCGTGCGGAAAAAATATGGAGGAGACATCCAATTAGTCGGAATACGAAAAGCTGAAGGTGGAGTGCGTTCAACGAGTGTTAAAAGTTGTATGACAGACGGAGCGCATGGAAAGCAGTATTATCCACTGTTTTGGTGGAAAGCTGAGGATAAGGCAGCATTTGAAGCAACCTATAACATAATCCATAGTGATGCTTATACAGTATATGGATGCAAGCGCACAGGTTGCGCAGGATGCCCATTTGCTGGACGTCATAACAAAGAACTTGCCATACTTCATCAATACGAACCAAAATTGGCGAACGCTGTAGAACATATTTTTGCCCCAGCATATGAATATGCCAACAAATATCAGGAATACAAAAATATGCGTAAAGCTATGAATAAGGGATTTTGATAATCATAATTGAATTATGGCGCGGCAGCTAAAAACCAGTAGGCAAACTTGATCTTGAATAATAGGGTCAAGGACAATGACACAAGTATTTTTACAAGGAGATTTTTATGGAAAATTTGCAGGTATTCAAATACGAAAACAACAATGTGCGCACGGTGGAGATGAACGGCGAGCCGTGGTTTGTATTAAAAGATGTGTGTAAAGCACTAGGAATCGCAAAATATCGTGACGTGGCAGACAGATTGGACGCAGATGAAAGGGCGCCGGTCAGAGTGGACACCCTTGGCGGCGCACAAGAAATGATCTGCATCAATGAATCCGGTTTATACAACGTCATCCTGCGCAGTGACAAACCCGCGGCTAAACCATTTCGCAAGTGGGTTACGGCTGAAGTGTTGCCTGCTATCCGCAAAAACGGTGGTTATATTGCTAACCAGGAAACAATGACAGACGCGGAACTGATGAGTCAGGCTTTGTTGGTTGCCCAGAAAACGCTAGAAGCCCGTACTAAGCGACTGGAAGAATTGGCTGCTGCGAACAAACAGTTGGAAAGCGAGAACGCTGAAATGTCGGGAAAGGCTCGCTATTTCGATGCCGTGATCGATCGGAATCTGCTGACCAACTTCAGAACCTTTGCCAGCGAATTACATATCAAACAAACTGTGCTGGTTCAGTTCCTACTAGACAAAAAGTACCTGTACCGTGATACACAGGGCAAACTCAAGGCTTATGCGGAGCGCAACGATGGGTTGTTTGACATCAAGGAATTTGTGAACCGCAGTAACGGGCATGCCGGGATCCAGACACTGATTACGCCCAAGGGACGCGAGACGTTCCGGCTGCTGATGGAAGCCGAAGGGTTGATTGATATGCCAGATGATGCTGAGGATATGACAGATGCTAGTTGATTTAGGAAGGATTGCTAATGACCAATGAAGAATTTGAAATCCGCAAGAAAGAGACTGCCAGTAACCTGCAATTGTTGCTTGACGAGACGCAGCAACTACATGACTGGATTGTACTTAACCCAGTAACAGATATTACACAGGAAGACTATAAGGACTGGGAGAATTCGTTCGGTGCTCTGCTTGACAGTTTCGAGATCTTAGACTGCAACTAATAAGGAGAAACTTTATGTCAAAGTTAAAAATCGCCAGTGCTATAACTCACGCTTGCGCTGTGGCCACTGCGGTATTGGCTGTTGGAGCCACCGTACACTTTGCCCTTTACTTAGAAGCTAAAGCGCCAAAGGCTGTAGACACAACTGCTGTATATACCACGCACAAGATCTCCTACGCATTCCTTGAAACGCGACCGTATACAAACCGGTATGGCGGCATTTGCGGCGCTGACACATACCTGCACTGCGGCGTGACACAGGATGATGGGAACGTAAAAGAAGAAACCAAGGATGTAGATTACGTCACCATAAAATATTCTGATGAAGATTACAGCTACAAGGCCGACTTTTACGACCGCACCACATACGACAATGAATCGTTCGAAGATCGGTATACCAGCACGGTGTACTACCTGACCGACGAGATGATGCGGGACCTGGGTACTGGAGGCAGCCAATGAGCGAGGCGTGGAAGTCTACGGTGGACGCTATACTGATGATTTACATATGGGGACCGCTGATGCTGTTAGCGCTGGGTGCTGTATGGACGTTACTGATTTTTGGCGTGTGGAAGATAGCAACAACATCACAACACATCGCAAAGAAATGTTACGAAAAGTTCATATGTAAAAATTCCATAAACAATAAAAACGGAAAATGAGGTAAAAAAATTTTATGGCACGACTGATTGATGCGGAGAAGTTTGAGGCGTACTGCATTGAGCGCGACCCGAAGTATTCAGAGGCCGAATGGCAGGCTTACCTGGATGGTGTACAGCGGGTTTTGGAGGCCATTGATGCGGCACCCACCATGACAAAATATGTGCGGTGTGAGGATTGTGACGAAGTGGTGAACTCTCTTAAACGCCCAGATTTATACTACTGCACACTGCATCATTGCGAGACAACAAAGGAGGGATTTTGTAATGAAGGGCATGTCGGATGAAAGTTATTGGGATCGGGGAGAACTGCTCTGTGCGTACGTGCGCGGCGAAAAAACGCTGGATGAAGTCATGGACACGATTGAGCTGATGCTAGCGTGGGATGTGTGGACGACGATGGATAAGATTAACCCCATTGGCGGACATGGCCCTGCAAGCCCCTATGACGAGCCTTTGATGGCAGAAACAAATTATTCAGCCCAGCTAAGATACGAACTGGAAACGCCTGTACGGCAGGCTAAGGAGGTGGATAAAGCATATGACAAGGCTTGAAAAGTTACAAAGCGCAACGGCGGACGATCTGGCCAACCTGTTTATTATCATGGATGACGAAGGTGGGTACCTGCCGCTGCTGATGCCAATGAACCTGGTGAAAGATCCTGACAACCTGGACGAGATTATTCAGGACCAGAATAAATGGCTGCAGGGCGAATATTGGCCGGGAGATTTTGGACTTTGTTGTCTTAAGGAACCGGTAATGCCGGAACCAGCGATTTATTCATAACCTGCGACACCGCATGGTATAACATGGCCTGAGACACGCAGGGACGCGCTGTGAGCCACAATACAAGAAGATACGACATGCGATACATAAACCAGCAGGATGCGTTAAAAGCGCTGGGAGATGAGCTTGAAAAAACTATTCGGTGCGGAAGGAAAGAGCGTGATTTCATCAGCGCCGGATCAGCCAGGACTGAACAAGAAAGCGGTTGTTTGCAACGGGTTAAAAAACCAGAGGAATACACCAATGGCTTGACCTAAACGAACAGCGCTATGACCTGGGAGACTGTATAAAACCAGGAACGAAAATAACCAAGGAACGATCCTACCAGAACCCATGCGCCCACACACAGTCATAAGGGACGGTTGCACAAACAAAGAACGCGAAGAACTAAAGGAAACGATTCAACCGGGCCCTTATTAAAAAGGGAACGAAACACAACCTTACCGCATTAACTCAAGGACGCGATTAAACCAAACCCTTTGCACCTTAACAACCTTTACGCAACTACAAAACCGGAACACAGTAACTTGCAGGAACGCAGTAACAACCAAGAGAACGAACCTCATGCGCCCACACAAGAACAAACGCCGGAGAAACGAGCCGCTTATAACATTAACGAGAGATTTATAATTACATCCTATTTTCACGCAGTTTTAGGGGGTGGTTTTGAACCTTAGTGCTATCAATGACGCGCAATTTTTAGGCCGTTTTCTGAATAAACCCTTCAAAAACAGGATTTCAGAGCTTTTTAACGCAAGCAATGACACGCAATTTTCAGGGCGATTTTAATGATTAGGAGCGATAAATAAGAATGTTTATTAAGGAGGATCGGATCAACGATTTTTACATACAGGTGCCCGCTGATCTGATTTTTTTGAAAGATGTAAAAGAAATCCTACCCGTTTATTTGGCGCTTTATATGCGGGCAGTGCCGGTTTACGAGGATGAAGAAGACATCTGGACCATTGCTACAATCGCTGAGATTACAAACACAACAGGCACGTTTGGGGTTGGCAAGAAGAGAAGAGAACAACATAACCGAGTGATTAAGGCGATACAGTATCTTGAAGAGGGTGGAGTAGTGCATACAGAGGATTTTGATCCTAGTAAGCCTTCAGAGCTGTTTCGATACCGTTTTTGCCCGGATATGAAAGATGTGTTTATGACGGGAAATGGAACGTTCAGTTTTGCTCTTCTTGGATGTAAAGAGTACCACGTTTTGCGCAAGCTAGTTCTGGCTGAATGCCCAGATGGGCGTGGGGCGGAAACCTTGTTTAGGGTGTATCTTTACTTTAATTACCGCCGTACATTGTGGCAGAAAACTTACATCAACGAAAGTTCAGGTACACTCCCTGTGTGGGTGGGAATTTTAAGCGGTGTGGCCACAGAACTACGTTATCATACTGGAACGCTAACGAACGCAGTTAAAGACCTTCATAGCTTAGGGTTGGTTACGCCTTGTTATGGAGTGATTCCTGAAGGAATTGGTGTGAAAGGCAAACCCGATATGATGGTTGCTTTGAATCTGCTGTGCGATGAAGAAGGCCCTGCTAAGGCCATCTGGAATGCACAAGACAGGTATCGTAAAAAACCAGGAAAAGAGTATTCCCGGTGGTATCCCGTTGGCAGCTGTAAGCCATCAAAGGAAAAAGGTGAAGGTGCTGAGATGACAGAAGAGATGACAACGCCGGAGATTAAAGTATTGAATAATGACGGCCCCAATATTGTTGTGCCAGATGAAAGCAAGCCCCATTTAATCTCTAGTATCTTTTTTAATTCAGCGATTTAACCAACAATAAAAATATTTTTTTTGGAGGCATAAAACTTTGAACAAGAAAGAAGCTGAAACTTTGTTGATACTGACAAATTTTCTGCATGACCTGTGGCAGGGATTTAAGGCCATGGTGCTGGTTGGAAGCTGCATTGTGGTGATCCGGCTGGCGTTGCAGATGTTGGGTACTGTGGCCACGGTTGGAATTTTTGTGGCGCTGCCAGTTTTGTATGCGCTTCTGTGGGCGGCACTTTCCCGTGAGGCGTTTGACAGCGGGCGGGTTAGCATTGAAAAGATTTACAACTTGGAAAAAGCCGAGAACAAAGAGAATGACCCGGATAACAAGGAGGACGAGTAATGTTCGCACCACCACTATATATTGTGCGAAAGTTGAACCTGACCTACATTATCAACCATGACTATAACATTCAGATCAGCCAGGAGGAGGAAGAGCGCTTTTATGTAAAGCAGGGTGATAACATGCTGTTCCGGCAGATCCGGCTGCTTACATATGAAAGCAACGAGTATAATCGGTTTGTTGTGTTTGTGGATTGCGTGGGTGGCCAGAACAAGAAGGCGGCGATGAAGCGGTTGATCCAGCACGGGTTTAAGATTGGAAAGCAAGAGTTTGTGCTGAGTGAACGCAGCGCCAGTATGGTGCGGCAGGGTATCTTGAGCTTTGTGGACAGGCGGTTGGCCCACGACCTTGACGTGAGAATCACGATGGGAATACAGCTAGACAAGACTGTGCTCGCCAAAATGATGAGTTACCGTGGTTTGTGCTTTTCCAGCTGCCACTGCATTGAGAACTGGTACCCGACCATTGTGGTGGTGCCGGATTGTTTTGTGACGATACCAAACCAGAACATTAAATATGTATATGACCGCAAGATCCAGTTCAAAGACCGCAAAACCGGGGCTGACCGCGAGTGGGTACAGAAAGACATTGCAGAAACTACCCGCGACATTGAGATAAACGCCTTTGACGGCTGCGGGATTGCACACCCCAAGATTATGCAGGAGATACAGCGGCGGTTGGGCAGTGAGACGCCCGTGACCAGTGTGGTGTGGCGTATGCCGTACTTTAAGGGCGTGCTGAACCAGATGGATTATGAGACGTTTTTTGCAGAACGCGGGGTACGATTCATCAAAGACATTTGGGGTGTGGAACACGATGTCAGTCCAGGGGCTGAACCTAAGATTATTGCGTGTGAGAGCATGTACAAGGGGTACAAGTATTTTAAGAAGACCGGCACGATTGCGGACTGGGAGGAATACTGGTACCAGTTCAAGAAGAACAAGCACTGCATTGGCATTGCAAAGTGGCAGTTTGACATTGACACAGAACCGCTATACACCCGCGGCAACTACCAGATTTTGCAGGACCTGGATTTGCCGGTAGACGAGTTTGAGCATCTGGCAGATTACAGCATTGATTGGGTTGAAAAGATTGAGAACGGTGACCCGGTATACACCTACTGTTTTTTGGGCATGCTGGCTGACCGGCATAAACCGCTGAATAATTATTGCGCGGCGATTTTGAAGAACCCGGAGATGCTGAAAGAGGAGGGGGTGCGAAAATACATAACCAACCTGCTTGGAAAATATAAGGACGACATGAAGTGCGGCAAGTTGTGGCTGCGCGGAAGCTTTAAGTTCTTAGTGCCTGACCTGATTATGCTGATGGAACACATTGCCGGGCTACCCTTGAAGGGGGCGCTGGAGGCCGACGAGTTTTACAGTTTTGACAGAACAGGGACAACGCTTGGCGAACGGCTGATTGAACGCAACCCGCACATTTGCAAGAGCGAGCATGTGATCCTGAAAGGCGTGACCAACCCGCTGCTGGAAAAATATTGCAGCCAGTTGGTGAACACGTTGATTGTTAATTGCAAGAGTATTACCCCGCAGAGATTAAATGGCGCGGATTACGATGGCGATCTTTGCTTGCTTCTTGACAGCCCTTTGATGATGAAGGGTGTGGACAGGAACGCAAAAATTGTAATTGACATTGAAGATAAAGTAACTGCGCTGGCGGAGAAGGACACGATCCAGAACCGCACGGCGTGCATTATGCGCAGCTTGAAGAGTTTGATTGGTGAGATTTCCAATTACGCGAGCTGCTACCACAACAAAACACCAAAAACTGAGAAGCAAAAAGAAACATACGCCCGGTATGTTGATCTGCTCTCCATAACCAACGGTAAAGCTATTGACTTCGCCAAAACCGGTGTGCTGTACCCGGTGCCGCGGCAGATTGCCAAGTATGGCAGACCTTTGCCGTATTTTATGAAATATGCAAGCCCGTACTACAAGCGGATGAAGCGCCTGAGCTGCGCCCACAGCAACATGAATAAGATGTGTTGGGTTATTGAAAAGTGGGCGGACGGGCTGCGCCACAAAAGGAGTGACGGGTTTGATTACACAATTATGATTGACGGGAAGGTGGGATTCAGCCAGGAGCATTTTGATGCGATTGAAAAAATCTACTTTGAGTTTAATAAAACGGTAGCCGAGCTGGCAGAGACTGAATACCACTGCCGTTACTTTGACCGGTTCAAAGATGAGCTGGAGGCTGAGGGCGTTACAAAGGAGTTTGCCGCCAACTTTGAGGTTGACTGGCAGCTGTACTATAACAAGTTCCGTGCCCGGTGCGCAGAGATTTGCCTTGACCCCAAAGAACTGGCCAACATTGCAGTGATGCTTTGCTACCAGAAATACCCCCGCCGCAGCAAGAAGTTTATGTGGGTGGTGGCCGGCACCGGAATTGTGGAGAACATCCAGCAGGTGAACATTTGCTTGCCGCAGCTGTGCGATGACGGTGAATACGAGTACTTGGGCAAGCGTTATGCCCTGGTGCCGGTTGGCAACGAACTGAACATTGAACCGATTGAAGGAGGAGAGGGGTAATGTATTACAGCTATTATTGCAATGAAAAGATGCTGCTGGATAACTTTGACGATTACAATGAAAGCCCGCGGCTGTTACGGCGGCTGTTGGCGCAGAGTGGGTATGAGCCAGATTTTTGTGCAGATATGCAGTTGGCTCATACAGATCCCAAGTACATAAGGCAGTATGACCGGTTGGACCTAATCCAGCAGTACAAGAAAAAACAGCTGAAGAAGTGTGGACTGCGGCAGGTTGACAAGATTTGCCTTTATGAGAGCGACCTGACTTACATCCGGCTGGCGATCCGTACTTATGGGCTGACGCAGCGACAGGTGAAGGTTTTGCTTGGCGTGATTGTTATGTGCCGGCTGAATGGTAGTGACACGCTGGATCTGATGAACCGATACAGGATCAAACAGTTTTGCTCTTGCTTTGGGCGAGATGTGACAGCGATACACATTGATGGCGCGAACTGGTGGGACGGTTATGAAGCGCCGGTGGAGCTGGATGTGCTGAGTGACAAGTGCGGCATATTGAACCGAATTACTTGCAAGCCGGGTCCGGGGCGGATTGGCTGTTTGTATGAGTATCCGTTTTATGATCACAAAAGCGAAGGTGTTTACTGCTGGGATGTGACGGCAGAGAACAACCGGTTGGACATGGATAAATTGTGCGCAGAGATTGGGCTGTTTGACAACCGGTACTGCGAAAAGTGTGGGGAAGAGATTGCGTGGAATGCCAAGGCACACTACTGCAAGACCTGCGCGGAATTGGAGAAAAATGCCAAGACATTAGCCCGCGTGACCCGCTACAGAAACAAAAATAATACCTTGTAACGCTTGAAGCTGAAAACCCCCTATATATGATTATAGAGGGTAGAGTGCCCCTGACCATTATGGCCGGGGGTTCTTTTTATTCTCAGATTCTTTTTTTATAAGGAGATTTTTGAAGATGATTGTTATTTCTAAGGAAGAAGCAAAAATGTTGCGCAAGAAGTTCCCCGGTGTGCATATGGTTACGACCGTGAACAAGACGATGGTGGACGAGCTGCCGTATGTGCTGCAGGCTTTGCCCAACAACTATTTTGCGCAGGAAGCTTTGGCTGAAATGGAGCGTGACAAGCGCCACACCGGAATTGTGAATACACGGGGTGACGTGAATGCTTGAACTGCACAAGCTTGCCAAGGAAACTGACAATGAATACATCTACCGCATTTGTGCTGCCAAGAACCAGATTGGCACCTGGGACGATGTGGCGGATGTGATCAATAAAGAGCTGGGGCAGGACAAGGATGAGTGCGTATACCGCAAGAACTGGAAGGCGTTCAGCATGCTGGCGCACGCCAGTGAAACCAACCTGAGTGACGCCCAGCAGATTTTGGACGAGATTAAAGAGCAGCGCCGCGAGCTGGAGAAAGAAAAGGTCAAGCTGCGGGACGAGCGCAATGAAGTGAGCCGCCTGATGCGGGTACAAGCCCGTGGAGAGAGCATGCGAGAGCTGATTGAACGGCGGTTCAGCGCTTATAAGCCGGAGACTTTTGAACACATTGGGGTAGTTAGTACAGAAGCACTGACGACCGATCTGATTGTTCACCTGACCGACCTGCATGCGGGGGTTAAGATTGAGAACCTTTACAACAGCTTTGACCAACAGGTGTTGCGTGCCCGATTGAAGCGTTATGCGGAAAGGGTATATGTGATCCAGAAGCGCCACAATGGCCAGAATTGTTTTTTGGTGCTGGGCGGCGATATGGTAAACGGTGAGATCCACCTGAACAACCGGCTGGAAAACAACGAGAATGTAGTGGACCAGGTAATCAGCGCCGGGGAAGCCGTGAGTTGGTTTGTGGCTGAACTGAGCCGCATGTTCGAACATGTATACATTTATAGTGTGCCGGGCAACCATAGCCGGGTGTTCCCCGCCAAGGAAGATAACCAGCACGGTGAATATCTGGACAAGCTTGTGACTTATATTGTGGACGCACGCTGTGCAGCACTGGGCAATGTAGAAACCTACCAGAATACGATTGACGAGACAATTGCGGACTTTATGGTACGCGGCCGACTGGTGTATGCAGTGCATGGTGACAAAGATACACCGGGTAGCGTGGTACAGACCTTGACTATGATGACAGGTGATAAGCCTGACATTGTGCTGATGGGACACCGCCACACCAATGCCCTGACGACTGTATACGATACGAAAGTATACGAAAGCGGCTGTGTGGATGGCGCGGACAGCTACTGCATGGATAAGAGATTGCGAAATAAACCGGAGCAGAACGTGCTGGTGGTGAATGCTTACGGCGTGGACTGCTGTTACGATATTACGCTGGATTAGAGCGTGGGATTTTTTTGATGAGAGGGGATGGTTTTTAGAGTGGGTGAATATGAGAAGAAGCAGCCCGAATACTTTTGCAGTTATTCGGCGCGGCTTACGAATTTTTTGAAGGCGTTTGGTTTGAGCTATGAGAGCCGGCAGATGAACCCCATTACCCAGACAAGCTACTGTGTGTTTAAGCGCAGCCAGAAATTGATGGATGTGGTGGAGTTTTGGAATGAGTGCCGGAACAACTTCCGTGATTATGATGAGAACGGGAACCGCGCCGATAAGGAGGGTGACTGAACATGGCCGGAAGACCGAAAGGCTCTAAAAATAAAGCTACAATTTTACGAGAAAACGCAGAAGCGCAGGCCAAGATCCGTCGCATGATGGCAGAGGACGATGGGCCTGCGTATTTTGTTTGCGCCTGCTGCGGCAAGCGGTTTATGCACCAGAAGGATAATTTTTCCCCTGCGCAAAGCGAGCTGTGGCGAGGAAACAACCATTACTTCCCGGTATGCAAGAGCTGCATGGACAAGCTGGTTGACCATTATACCCAGGCACTGGGTAATGAGGACGAGGCTATGAAGCGGGTGTGCATGCTGTTTGACATTTATTACAGCGAGGGCCTGCTGAAAAGCACGGCAAAGCACGCCCCGAACACAAGCCGGATGACAGCTTGGATCAGACATTGCAACATGACCCAGAACCATGGCAAGACCTTTGATACCTACCTGGAAGAAATCAACGGGCGGGTGATCAATGATGTAAGTGATATTAGCGAGACACGACCAAACGGCGGCAAGGTAAGCCAGCGCATGGTTGGGTTTTGGGGGCCAGGGTTCAACGAGGCCGAGTATGTGCGGCTGGACAATGAGTACAAGGACTGGATTACCCGGTATGAGTGCTCTACCAAGGCGCAGGAAGAATTGTTCAAAGCGATCAGTATGGCGCAGATTATGCTGACCAAGGCATACCAGACGGGTGACACCAAGAAGGTAAAAGAGGCCAGTGATACTTTGCAGAACCTGCTGGGTAGCGCCAATATTAAGCCGAACCAGACGAACGATAATGCGCTGGCAGAGGCAAATACCTTTGGCACCTTGATTAAAAAGTGGGAAGACAAAAAGCCGATCCCGGAAGCTGCGCCTGAATGGAAAGACGTGGATGGGATTGGTAAATATTTCCGTACTTGGGTGACAGGGCCAATGATGGAACTGTTCAAGATCAAGAACCCGTGGCAGAAAGAATACGAGGAAGGTATGGCACCTTATACGGCGCACCGACCTGAATACACCGGCGGAGAAGAGGAAGAGAACGAGAGTATCCGCAACGCCATTTTTGGCACCCCCGGAGAGTGAGGTGGTGCTTGAATGGTGAAGAAAACGGCAAGAGAGGTTACGGAAGATAAGACAAGCCGGATCATGAACGCCGTGGCGCTGTGGGCCAGCTTTTACCGGGCGAACCCGCAGAGATTTTGCAAGGATTATTTGAACGTAAACCTGAAGATGTTCCAACAGATTTTGATTTATTGCATGGCGCTATGCACAAATTTTTGTTTTATAGCGGCGCGTGGTCTAGGCAAAACATTCCTATGTGCAATTTTCTGCTGTTGGAAAGCGATCTTGTACCCAGGCAGCTTGATTGTGATTGCGAGCAAAACGCGAAACCAGGGCAGCTTGGTACTGAAAAAGATTGAGCAGGAGTTGGTGCCGCGAAGCCCATTACTGCGCAGTGAGATAAAAGATATAACGATAAACCAGAGTGTGGCGAAGATAACCTTCCGCAATGACAGTGTGATTGAGGTTGTGACCGCCGCGGATACTGCCCGTGGCGGCCGTGCGAGTTTGCTGATCATTGACGAGTACCGCATGGTTGACAAGGAAGTGCTGGATCTGGTTTTGAAGAAGTTTTTGAACTATATCCGCCACCCCGGCTACATGGATAATCCCAAGTATGCCCACCTGGCGGAACGCAACCAGCAGATGTACCTAAGCTCTGCATGGTTTGAACAGCACTGGTCATGGGATTTGTGCAAAGATTACTTTGTGAACATGTTTGACACCACGAAAAATTACTATTGTTTCCGATTCCCGTACCAGATGAGTATTAAGGAAAACCTGCTGCTAAAGAGCCAGGTAGAAGACGAGATGACAGAATCGACGTTTTCTGACATACGGTTCCGCATGGAGAACGAGGCACTGTTTATTGGTACGACAGATGGCGGGCTATTTAGCTTTGACGATATTAACAAGCAGCGCAAGATCATAAAAGCGTTCTATGCGCCAAACATGATTTTGAACAATAAGGCGGCTTGCCAGTTGCCGGCCAAGAAGACCGGTGAGAAGCGAATTTTAACCGTTGATATTGCCCTGATGAGTTCTAAGCGCCGCGACAATGACGCCACCAGCATCTTTTTGAACAGTTTGGTGCCGGACAGTACAGGCAAGTGTACCAGCAACATGGTGTACACCGAAAATTGTGAGGGTATTATTACGCAGGATTTGGTGCTGAAGCTACGCCGCTACTTTAAGTATTTTGAGTGTGACTACATTGGCATTGACGCAAAGGGTCTTGGTGCTCCCATTATGGACCTGCTGATGCACGAGTGCTATGACCCGGAGACGGGCGAGACATACCCACCGCTGAATTGCTGCAATAACCCGGATTTCCAGGAGCGGTGCCCCGACAAGACGGCACCCAAGGTGATTTGGGCGATCATGGGCAGCAGCCAGTTTAATAATGACGTGACAATTGCGTTGCGAAGCGGAATCCAACAAGGGAGAATCCGGTTTTTGGAATCCGAATATGACTGCGAAGAGATTTTGCGGGCGAACATTAAAGGTTACGACAAGCTTTCACCCATGGAGAAGATGGCGCTGCAGATGCCGTACATCAATACCGGATTGGCTGTAAATGAGCTGGTGAACCTGGAATATGAAGCAACGAATAATTTGATCCGTGTGCATGAGAAGCCCGGCGCACGCAAGGACCGTTACAGCAGCCTGAGCTACAACTATTATATTGCGCTGCAGGTTGAACGCATGATGAGTAAAAACTTTATGCGCAATAAGAAGATTGAAATGAACTTTAGAGCACCCAGACTGCGGCATTAAGGAGGCGGCTATATGGAAGAAATACAGCAGAAAAAGGTCGCCATGATCAGCCCGGACGGCAAGAAAAGCTTTGTGCCATTGACGGAATTTATGAGTAAGGTACGGTATGCGAACCTGGCGAACGTGAAGATCCGCGACCTGGTAAATAACCGCGACTACAACCCTACTTATAAAAAGTACACCAAGAGCCAGATTGTTACCTATTTGGCGAACCCGGCCAACTATGAAGTGCAGCTGCGGCAGATGAGCCAATACCTGTTCAATATTTCGAACTATTACAGGCGGCTGATCCAGTATTTTGCCAACATGAGCACGTTCAGTTACATTGTGGTGCCGTATGGCGTTGATTATTCCAAGAATGTGAACCTGCAAAAGTTCAAAAAAGGTTACTATGCGGTGACGGCACAGCTGGAAAAGATGAACCTGCGGCACGAGTTCAGCCGGGCGTTGATGGTGGCGTTCCGTGATGATGTGTATTACGGGTACGCATGGGAAACGAACGACAGCTACACATTTCAGCAGCTGGATGCAGACTATTGCAAGATCAGCAGCATTGAGGATGGTGTATACAACTTTGCGTTCAATTTTTCTTATTTTGATTCCCACAATGAGCGATTACCAAATTTTCCGCCGGAATTTACCACGATGTACAGTGCGTACCAGAAGGATTCCGGCTTGAAGTGGCAGGAGTTGTCAAGTGAAAATTCTATCTGTTTGAAAGTAAACGAGCAGACGTATGTGCCGATCCCGCCGTTTGTGAGCTTGTTCAGCGCACTGGCGGATATTGAAGACTACCGGGCGATCAGTAAGGATGCCAGCGAAGTGAATAATTACAAGGCGTTGGCGCTGGAGATCCCGGTGGGGGATGACGGTACATTTTTGATTGACTACGACCTGTGCAAAGAGTTTTACGACATGCTGTGCAACGTGCTGCCGGAGAACATTGGCGCGATTATGAGTCCGATGAAGATCAGCAGCTGGGACTTTGAAAAAAGTGGAGCTGTGAGCGGCAGTGACGATGTGGCAAAAGCTGAAAATTCGATGTGGAAGCAGGCGGGTGTCAACAATATTTTGTTTGGTGGCGGTGAAGATCCCAGCAGTTCGACGCTGAGCCTTTCTACCGTAAATGACCAGATGATTGTGTTTGCGATGATGCGGCAGATTGAACGCTGGATCAACCGTAAATTAAAGAGTGTTTCGACGGCAGTTAAGTTTAAGGTAAATATTTTAGATGTGACGTATTTTAACCGGCAGGAAGTGCATGACCGCCTTGTAAAAGATGGCCAGTACGGAATGCCGGTGCGCAGTGCCATTATGGCGACAAGCGGATACAGCCCAAGCGATATGGAGAACATGCAGTACCTGGAAAACACGGTATTGAACCTGTCGGCCAATGAGGTGCCGCTGATAAGCTCCAACACGCAGAGCGCTGCTGACAGTAATGCCGCGACAGATGAAGGCGGACGCCCCACCAATGCAAGTGAGGGTAAGGCGCTGACAGACGCAGGCGAGAACAGCAGCGAGGAAGACCTGGCAACAGGAGGCTGATAGCGATGAAGCGTGAAGTTAAAGTACGCGGCCGTGACGTGGTTCTATATTTGCTGCGCCAGAAAAAGAAGCTGGTGCGGGAAGAGCGCGACAGTGGCGGCCATACAGTATATATTTTTGAACTTGACGACGATGATTTGAAGACTGTGCAGGAGTTTGCCGCACAGCAGAAAAAACGAAATTACTTTTGAGAGACCGCTATGCAAGCGGCCTTTTTTAGTTTACGGGGTGATTGGATGTGAGTGAGCGGTTGAACCGCCTGCCAATTACCTTTGAAAAAACCGGAGAAGTGATGGGCAAAGATACGCGTTTTATTAACGTGACGATTGATGTGCTGCATACTGGCGGCAACCTGAACGGATCGCGGTTTGAAAAAGAGGTAGTTGACCGGGCAGCAAAGAGTATTGCGAATACCCCGATCCTTGGATACATTGAGCAAAATGACGATGATGAGCTTGATTTTAAGGGCCACGAGCATGAACTGATTGTGGACGAGGACGGGATTCGATATGTATATGCCGGCAGCGCTTACGGTGTGATACCGGAGAGCTGCAACCCGCGCTGGGTAAGCCGGGATGACGGCACAGGAAAAACACGGGAATATTTGCGCGTTGACGGGTTGCTGTGGACCAAGTTTGACGATTCCTGTGGGATTTTTGAGCGGGATGTGGTGAAAGGGCAGAGCATGGAGATCACCAACATGGAAGGCTATGTGGATAAGGACGGCTACTATGTTGTGCAGAATTTTGATTTTGATGGCTGCTGCGTGCTTTCCACCACTGACCCGCAAATCCGGCCAGCAATGACGGGCAGCACAGTTACGGCGAATTTTACCGCCGCGACGATTGCGAGCCAGGTTAAGGATATGCTGGCGGAATACACAGCTTTACAGAGATCTGAATCCTCCAAGGAGGCTCAGATAGATAATTTTGCGAAAGGAGACGATTGCTTGAAAGAAAAAGAAGAAATTCTGGCTTCTTACGGCATTGACGCTTCTACGCTGGAGTTCTCTTTGGAGGAAATTACCATTGAGGAACTGAAAGCGAAGTGTGAAGAGATGGCTGCAGCAAAATCTGCCGAGCCGGAAGAGCCGCAGGGTGAACCGGAAAGTGAGCCGGCCGCAGAGCCTGCTGCTGAACCTGCAGAACCCGAAACCCCGGCAGAACCGGAAGGCGGCGAACCTGCTGCGGATTACAGCCTGAATCTGCTCGACAAGCTGAACGAAGTAAACGAGGCCATTAGCGCTGAAACCATGATTGACCCGTGGGGCTATGAAGTGAGCCGCTATTGGTTGCAGGACGTGCAGGATGACCTTGCTGTTGTGATGGATTGCCAGGATTGGAAGATCTACAGCTTTACCTTTACCATGGATGGCGACAACGTGAAAGTTGATTTTGCCAGCAAGAAACGCATGAAGGTAAAGTACGAAGCCTGGGATGAAGGCAGTGCCGATATGGGCGTGCCCGCGCTGTACAGCACCATGGGCGACAAGGCCAAAGAGCAGACCGAAAAACTGGAGGCTGCCAACAAGCAGTACAGCGAACTGAAAGCAGAGTATGACGAGATGAAGCCGAAATATGATGCTTACGTTGCGGCCGAGGCTGCTGCTGCCAAAGAAGAAGAGAACGCTAAACGCGAACAGCTGTTTGCCGTTATGGATCAGAAGCTGGATGGCGATGCTGATTATGCCAAGCTGCGAGATAACAAGACGATGGAGTTTACCGTTTTGGAAGATGCTTGCTACAAGCTGTTGGGCAAAAAGGCCGCTGAGTTCAGTTATGTTCCGCCCAAAGAAAAGAAGGGCGAGGTAAACAAGGTACGGTTTGGCGTGAATGGCACCCAGAAAACAGAGAAGCGCTATGGCGACCTGTTTGAACGTTACCTGAATACGAAAGAATAAAAAAAGGAGTTACATATTATGGCTAATATTAAACATGCTGTTGTTGGCACCGATATGCTGGTTGGTTCCAGCAACGCTGCCTACCTGAAGAGTGTTGTTTTTTACAAGGATGGCAACCCTGCCGCCATTGATAATGGCAACATTGTTGTGATTGGTGATGCGATCGGCCCCGAAACCTACAAGGCTGAAGCACCTGCTGCTGATTCCAAGCGCTCCCTGCTGGCCCTGGTTGCCGGCGTTGAGCTGTTTTATGATGAGACCCGCACCCATTACCTGACCGAGTGGGAGAACGAAGCTGGCAAGCCTGTTCGCGTTTACCTGCTGGTTGCCGGCGCTGATTCTTTCCGCGTTACTGCTGAAGCTTTTGACGGCACCCCCGAAAAGGGCAAGTTTGTTGCCTTTGCTGCTGGTTCTACCAAGCTGAAAATTGAGGCTGATGCTTCTGCTGACAATGTTTTTGGTGCGATCAAGCGCGACCCTGTGAAGGTTGGTTTTGGCGACGGTCAGTATACCTATTACATCGTTGACGTGATCGCCTGATTTTTGTATCAGCGAGTTAGTTGTAACTAATTACTGGTGTGGCCTATGGCTGCACCTATCTTTATATGTAAAGGAGTATTAACATGGATGAGAAACTGATTAAGCTGGCCGTTGATGGCTACCATGGCCACCTGGGCGAATACAGCGTGAAAGACAGCCAGGAAGTTCTGCGCAAGGCCATGATTGAGGCTAATAATAACAAGACCAGCATGAGCTACAAGGATATCCGCGACGGTAAGTGCAGCAATCTGTTTGCTATTACCGAAGTTCTGATTGAAAAGATCAGTGAAGAGGGCCTGAAGGGTGACGAGTTCTTTACCAATTTTATTGAGGACCGCAATACCTCTCTGGGCGATACCAACATTTTCCATACCACCAAGCCATGCCTGCTGACTGTCGCCGACATTGCTGAAGGCACCCAGGGCGTTCGCCGTCAGCGCCTGGAAGCCGGCCAGGACATTACCGTGAATACCCAGCTGCGTGCTGTGAAGGTTTACGAGGAAATGAACCGCGTGCTGGCTGGCCGCATTGACTTTAATGACCTGGTTGACACTGTTGGCCGCAGCTTTACCCAGTATGATCTGGATAGCGCTTATCTGGCATGGACCAGCATGTTTACCAAGCTGGACCCCGTTTATACCCAGAGCGGTTCTTACAATGAGGACAAGCTGCTTGACCTGATTGAGCACATTGAAGCTTCTACCGGAGACACTGCCACTATCGTTGGTACCCGCAAGGCACTGCGCAAGATTACCACTGCTACCATGGGTGAGCAGGCCAAGAGCGACCTGTACAGCATGGGCTACCTGGGCCACATTGCCGGCACCCCGATGATTGCGATGAAGCAGCGCCACAAGATCGGCTCCACTGAGTTCATTCTGCCTGACGACACTGTTTACATTTTTGCCGGCGACACCAAGCCCGTGAAGCGCGTTACCGAGGGTGAAGTTACCATGCTGATGAGCAACCCGATGAACAAGGCCGACCTGACCCAGGAATTCCTGATGACCAAGCGTACCGGTATTTCCATTATTCTGGACCGCGACTTTGGCAGCTACAAGTTTGCCTGATTTTGAGCTGAACGATACCCCTGCCGCAAGGCGGGGTTCTTTTATTTTATATAAGGAATATTTTGGAGGTATGTTTTGGCAACTGCGAAGATTACCAATGAGACCATGGTGGAATGCAAGAACGGCACCCATGGCAACTTGTTTTATGCTTCGACCCGCAACCCCGGCTACACCGTTGAGTGGACCGAGTTTGGCGAGGTGCAGGAGATGGACTACGCCGAGCTGCTTGTAATGCGTGGCAGCCAGCCGCGGTTTTTCCGTGATAACTGGATTTTGATTGAGGACGCCAATGTATTGCGCAAGCTGGGTGTGGAACGTTATTACAAGAATGCGCTGACCACGGAGAACTTTGACGAGGTATTTAAGTGGACCCCGGATGAGATCCGCGAGAAGGTGCCCAAGATGAGCGAGGGGATGCGCGACAGCATCCGTATCCGCGCAAAGGAGATGCTGAAAGCAGACCAGCTGGACAGCCGTGCCATGATTAAAGCATTGAACGATGTGCTGGATTGCGATTTGGAAGAATCCGTTGCGTTGGAGGCACCCAAAAAACCCAGAACCCGCAAGAGCGGCGTTGAGATTGTGACGATCGGCGGAACCGAAGAATAATGAGAGGAATGGTGCGGGCCAATGGGCACAAGATACGAGGAAGTTTATGAGCGTTACCGTGGCCAAGTCCGCAACTATGAGTTCCTGGACTACGATGCGGTGACAAGAGAGGCAATGCAGCTGGATCTTTTGAAGATGGCGATCAGCGATTTTGAGGATGTGTGCAAACAGGACCTGAATGACAGGGAAGATGACCTGCTGGAGTTCAACATTACGCTGACAAACCGCGAGAAGGATATTTTGGCACTGGGCATGATTGTGCATTTTGTGCGCCAGTATGTTTATAACACAGACGCATTGCAGAACGGATTGAGCACAAAGGATTTTACGTTGTTTTCGCCCGCCAACCTGCTGGAGAAGATGACGACCCTGCTGACCACGACAGAGCGGCAGCAGATGAAGGAAATTAACCTGTACTCTTTCCGCAATGGGGAAATTGCGAGCTTGACTGAGTGAGGTGGTAGCGTATGAACTATGAAACATATGCTGCTATGCTTGGCAGGCACGGAAGTACGCGGCGTGACCGGATGGTTGAAAAGAGCAAACGGGACACGCTGAGAATGGGGCCTGACTCCCCTGCCTATAAAGAGGTAGAGATTGAGGGGGTACCCCACCACATGATGATTATTAGCAGCACGGTGACAAACCAGAAGATTATACGCACCATGCCGGGCGACAACTTTGAGATTGGAAAAATTATGCTGTTTAGTAAAAGCCATTGGCTGATTACAGAGCGCGATGCGGACGATGAAATAACCGTGCGCGGCAAAATTGAGCTGTGTAACCGGAGCATCCAGTGGCAGAACCATGAGACCGGGGAAATTATTACCCGGTGGGCAGTGGTGGACAAACCGTATTTTTCCAACCTGAACGAAGATGTATATATGACCATTTCCAGCCGCGAATTCCAGGTGAAAATACCGTATGACGAGGAATCGGCTTTGCTGGATATAGGGAAACGCCTGATGATGGAGCAGATTAACGGCAAGCCAAAAACTTACCGTGTGACCTGTGTGGATGCCATGACGGAACGCTATGACTGGAATAACGCCCAGACGGGATTTTTGGTTTTGAACCTTGAACAGGACCAGCATGTGGAAGAACAGGATAATGCCGAAAAGATGCTGTGTGATTACCAGGAGGTAAGGCAGGCACCGGAGGACGGCGAAGTGATTATTAAATACGTGGGCGAACCCAAAGTGCGCATTTGCGGGCGTGGCAAGATTTTTAAGGCCACGATTGATGGCAAGCCGCTGCCGGGATGCACCTGGAGCCTGAGCGTTGATGATAAAACACTTGAAACAAAGGTATACCTTGCCAACAGTGTGCAGTGGAACCGGGTAACTGGGGACAGCTGCCGGGTATGCGCAGAGGATAATGCCGCGCTGAATGGAGCTACCGTGAAACTGACGGTTGTGGCACCGGACGGCAAGAGCACAGACAGCATTGCAGTAAAGGTGGTGGACGTATGAACCTGAGTGAGCTGGGAGAATACAAACACAAAGTAGCCGCCCTGCTGGCACAGGACGACACCATTATTAACCTGCTGCTTGGCCCCGTGGACGATGATACTGACACGGACGAGATGCTACTGGGCGATAAGAGCATTAGCACCGGACATATTTACGAGTTTGAGTATGTGCCGGAGATCAATGAAACGGCGGACACCTACCTGTGCATGGAGACCGTGGTGGCTAAGGCACCGAGCGATACGGCATACAGAGTGTACCTGTACATTTTTGCCTATTGCAATAAGAAGGTAATGAAGAGTTACCGACACCCTGGCGTGCTGGGGACGAAGGCCGATGTGTTGGCCATGAACGTTGACCGTTTGCTGAACGGCAGCGAAGATTTTGGAATTGGGAAGGTACGGTTACTGAACAACGATGTATACAAGCCGAATAATAATTATTACGGCCGCTGCATTACATACGAAGTGATGGCGTTCAACCGCAAGATGGGTGGCGCAAAGTGAAAGTACCGTACTGTGAACTGCTGAACCCCGAAGGTTTTATGGTGAAAAATGTGGGCAGAGTACACTCGCCCCGACTGAGCGACATTAACAAGCGCGGCTATATGAGCTATCAGTTTGCGCTAAGTACCTTGCTGCTGACACCGCAGGCGATGTTTGAAGACATTGCCAAGGTAACAGGGCAGGAGAACCCGTATGAAGCTTTGAGCGAGGAGGAAAAAGCTACCATTAACACCTTTGATTTATTGAGTATGAGCAAAGAAAGCCAGGCGGAGATGATTGCCGCACTGGCCTTTTTTATTGATGCGCCGCTTGAATATGATGAAGCGCACCATGCTGTGCTGGTGAATAAAACCGAGGTGGACGATAAGATCCTGATTGATGGTTCCATAACGCGAGATAACTGGGCAGAGATTTGCGACATTTGCCTGCAAACCGCGTACATAGACCAGAAGCGGGAGGAAAACTTGAAGTTCAAAAATGAGGCTGCCCGCAAGTTTTATGAACGATTCCAAAAGAAAAAGGCTGAATATGAAAAATCGAAACGAAAAGGGTATAAGAGTAACCCTGATTTGGAGCTGGGGAACATCATCTCTGCGCTGGCGACAAACCATAACAGCCTGAATTATACGAACATTTATGATTTGACGGTGTACCAGGTGCATGACACTTTTAACCGTCAGAACATAAAAAAACAAAATGAGATCCATGACATGAACTATGCCGTATGGGGTGGCGAGAACGACCTTGGCGGATGGTACAAACGCATGGAAACTGATAAACAATAACGGAGGAATAAGATATGGCTGTAAATCCGAATATGGCGAACCGTGAAGTTGCTGATCTGGTTCTGCTTGATTACAAGACCAAGAAAGTTTTTCTGCCCATTGATTTTGCCAACGTGACTACCACTGACTTTACCGCAAACCGCGTGTTTGCAAAGGGCGGCCAGGGCGCACCGAACCGTGTTGGCTTTGATGGCGAGCGTGCAGGCACCCTGAAAGTTGATACCCAGATCATGCCTGTTAAGCTGTTTGCCCTGTTGAGCGGCCAGGACATTGGCAAGGTTGCAAAGATTATGAAGCGCGAGGTACTGACCGCCACCACTGACGGCATTGAGCTGAGTGAGACCCCGAAGGCCGGCACTGTGCAGGTTTTTGCTGTTTCTGACGACGCTGGCACTGAGATCAGCGATCTTACTACAACTGACAAAAAGGTTACTGGCGCTGGCCTGCAAGACGGCAAGAACTATATTGCCTACTACTTCTACGACAAGAACGATGGTGTTCAGACTGTCAAGTTTGATTCTGACACATTCCCGCGTGCCTTTGAGATCCACGGTATGATGCCGTTCAAGACCGAGGACGACGAGATTGTGCAGTGCGAGCTGGTTTACTACAAGGCTCAGCCGCAGGCAAGTTTCAGCCTGGCTTTCCAGAACACTGGTGATCCGACCACTGTTTCTATCACCTTTGACTGCATGGCCAACCAGGACGGCGACATTTACGACATGAACTTTATGGAGTGATTAACGCAAATCCCTACCTTATTATATAGGCTTGGATTGTGATGTTTGATCCGTGGGGGAGCGAAAAGCTCCTCCATTTTTAGAACGCGAAAGGAGTGGTGTGCATGGAAGACAAGAATACCGGCGGTATTGCCGATGTGAAGATTGAACCTATTGAAATTGCTGCCCCGCCCAAAGTGCCCCTGAAGCGCCAGGTGCGCCCGCTGAAGGGCGTGGTTGTATACTGCAACAAGGAACGCGGCTACATGGGTTTTGAATGTGACGGGCACGGCTACCAGATGCCGGTGAAAGACGGCTATGCCGTGGGCGATGTGGTCAAATTTAAGATTGCAGACGGGAAGATTGAGTTGTGCAAGTAAGCGGACGAAGCAAGTATAATGTGAGCCGCGACAAGAGCAAACGCACCTATGACGGAATTGTGTTTGATTCTGAACTTGAGATGAAATATTACCGGGATGTTGTGCTGCCTGGAGTTGCAAGCGGGGAGATTGTGGACTATCAGCTGCAGAAACCCTATGAGCTACAGCCAAAGTACCGCAAGGAACGTGGGGGAAGAATGGAGACGGTGCGAGCCATTAACTATGTGGCTGATTTTTGGTTGAAGTATAAAGACGGCACGACAGAGGTAATTGATACCAAAGGATGCCCGGACACTGTGGCACTGATGAAGCGGAAGATGTTTGATTACCTGTACCCGGATGAGCATTTGCGCTGGATTGTGTACCGTAAACGGCGTGGTGGGTGGATTGATTACGAATAATGGAGAGCGCACGCCACGTCTATAGCTGTAAAATTTAGGCGGGGTTAACCCTTATGTGGTGGCCAATGCCGTCAGGCGTTGTGAGCTAAGTTTGGGCCGTATCTCTACCTTCGGGTAACGCAGAGACTTACCGTGGGGTTACAATCCACGGAGAAGCCTCATCTATAACCGCAAGGCTTAGGTGGGGAGGTTCACTACGACACGCTGTAAAATTGTGATTATGCCAGGAAACGACAGAAAAGCTTATTGAGCAGGATAAAATTAAGACATGGTACCCGAATAGAACATGAACACGGCTCCGCCTGAAAAGGGCGGGGCTTTTTATTTTGTGAGGTATTTTTTTATGGAAATTAAGAAGAACATCCGTGTGGGCGACAGAATCCGATTTGTGGATTTTGTTTGCGACATGTGCGAGAAGGACGGCAAGCAGTATTACGCGCTGTTTGATTATGCTTGGCGCATTGCGGTGATTACCTTTTTTGCCCCGGAAGCGGAGCTGGACAAGATGGACACAGATGAGATGTGCGACTTTGTTTACAGCAGACAGGGCGTTGAAATTGTGGAAGACCCGGATATTGCGGTGATTACAGCGGGACTTTATGAGGCATGTGAAGCCGAGATGAAAGACCGGAAAGAAAAATACATGAAGGTATTTGATGCAATCAACCACCCGGACCCGCTTGACCGGATTGCAGACGCCTTTGCAGAAATTGCAGGGAATTTGAGCCAGCTGGGAGACCAGGAATTTTTGGCTGATCTGGTAAAGAAAGTGCGCGAAGGAGAGCAGCCCGCAAAGAAGCCACCCGTAAAGATTGAGGTTGTGAACGGCAAGGAGAGTTAAATGGCCAAGACGGTAAGCACACAGAAAGGGCTGGAACTGGAATTGCAGCGGCGAATTAACCTGGCACTGAATGGCGGGGCGAAAACGGCTGTGGAGAATTGTTTGAAAAAGCATATCCAGGAAGATGTACTGGATGTATACCAGCCGAAAGTATATGAGCGCCGCGGCCAGGGCGAAGGAGCATTGGAAGCCGACAGCAGCGTGGTGAGCAGCGTGAGAGAGCATGTGCTTACGGTAAAGGATATTGGTGTGCCGAATGAATCAGCCGTTGGTGGGCAGTACAAAACCGGCACCAATACACCACTTGCTGAGATGGTGGAGAAGGGCGATGTGAAAAACATTTGGGGTTCGCCACCTGATGCGGCCTATTTGCACCCGCGCCCGTTTGTGGCAAACACGGCAAAAGAAATCGCAGATGGGAACAGCGCCGTACATGGAGAGATTGTGAAAGCCATAAAAGAGCAGTTCCCTGATAACTAACGCGACGAGAGCTTCGGCTCTTGTCTTGAGCGGCTGATTTGAAAAAAAAGAAATCGGCCTTTGAAGGCTTGAGCCGAACCGTAAGGGGGAAAGTATATGGCGGAAGATTTAAGTATTAAGTTAAAGGTGGAACCTGACGGCGGTGATGTACAGGGGAAACTGGATAAGATTGCGAAAGACAAAAAGTTTAATGTACAGATTGGCGATAAAAACCTAAAGACACAGCTAAAGAGCATCAGCAAAACCATTTCCGGGACGCTGGAAAAAGCAATGGCCAATACTATGAAAGCCATTGACGACTATGCGAAAAGTGCCCAGCAGGCAGCTAGTGTTATTGAGCAGGCGCAAAAACGAGAACAGGCAGCGCTTATTTCTAATGTGAATCTGTTGGCAAAAAATGCACAGGAACGCAAAGAAATTACTAACGCGATTCAAGGACAGGTTGCCGCTCAAAATAAGTTAAGAAATGAAACTGCATTGACCGCAGCGCAGGAAAATGAACTGCGGAAAATGTCCAACAGGGATCTTACCATCCGTCAGCTCCGCGCAGAACAACAGGAATGGGAGCAGCTGGAGAAAGAAATTTCTGATGTTAATAACCTTATTAAAGAGAAAAACAGGGCTGCCGACACTGGAAGTAAAAAAAACAATAAAAAAGATGACGCTGAGTTCACTGTAGATCAGAAATTCCCTGAAGTTCAAAAAGAGTTACTTAATTTAATGACAGACGATGACGCGTTTGATATTGGTATTAAAAAGAGTTCAGAAAAAGCATCAGAGGATATTCTGACTGGGTTTAATCTTATTAGTGATAGTATCGGAAAAGGGAAAGATGTCATCCAAAAAGCTGTTGCCGAATTCCAAAGGGAAAAAAGTGGCGCTGGTAGTATATTTGATACATTCGGTTATTTATTTGATGATGAAAGTGACTACGGTGGCGACATTGGTGCCTGGATTGATGCCGAAATCCCAGATGAAAAAATAAAAAATGCTCTAAAAAATAAATTCAAATCTATAATCGACGCTAATTCTGATGGTAAAAATGAATTAAGTAACGCCTATAGTCAATATGTAACTACAATATCTAAACTTTTTAAGGATTATTATGCGGCGCTTGAAAAAATAACCAATAAAGCATCTACGACAAAAAATGTAGAAAAAGGCGCTAAAGATCTTCAAACAACGATTGTAGAAATCGCTTCCACTATTGGTATTTTGCCGGATAACGTAAAAGAAAAAATGCTGGCCAACGTAACAGAGCCGCTTGATAAGGTTAAGGAAGCAATCGAACAACGCAAAGAAGCACTAAAAAATAAAATGCTTGGCAATGACGAGCAGGGAAGTAATGACGTAAAGTTAAAAGTTGATATTGACGATGCGGACACTGAAGAGCGCTTAAAAAACACAACTGAAACTATTATTTCTCAGCTCGATACGATGGCGCAAAAGCAAAGGGATATTACTGCTGCGAAAGAAGCCACGGTAAAAGCCGAGCAAAGCATTTACACAGAAACCCAAAAAAGTATCAAAGAACTCCAAACTTTGGTTGAACAGAAAGAACAACTTGCAAAAAAAATTTCAGAACTGAGATCTGAGGCTACTGGTATTCCTGACGGCAAAGGCAAAACTGAAGATGCCAAGACACTGATGGAAACACTTTCTGCGATTGATCCGAGCAAAGTAAAAACTGTTCTGGATAATGTTTCTGCATTTGTTGATTCTGTAGTGAAGAGCAGTTCGGAACTTGAAACGACCAAAACAAAAGCTGCTGAATTTAATGCAGCTATTGAGAGCATCAATAAAGCTTTAGCAACCTCGGTTGTCTTTATGACCAACTTAACCAAGGAAGATAAAACGGCCAAAGGAAAGCGCGGCGGCAAAAAGACGCAAAAAGCGGATACTACCGAGGTTGATGAAGCTGTAAAGCTGCAGCAGTTGGTATTGAACGCAGAAAAAGCGGCGGACGCGGTTAAAAATGCTATCACCAATGCCAGTAATTCAATTAACACCATTACGACCGAATTGAAAACGGCGGCTACCAGTGCAGACGGAGCAAAAGAAGCGACTCGCCCCATGATTGAGGCTGCAACTGCCCTGAACAATACTTTTAAGCAGTACAGTGAATCCCTAGCTGACATAAAGACCAACGCTGGCCTTATGAACGGAACCGTAACCAAGGTCAAGCGGGGAAAGAAAGCCACTGCTGAGACTGCCAGCATGGATGATGTGGCCGCCAGTGTTACAAAAGCGAACGAGGCCAGCACCCAGATCCACACGATATTTACCAAGTTTGCAAAGATTGGAGCTGCAACGGATAAATTTGCCGAAAAGGCAGCGCAGATTATTGCGGCATCTGATGAAGTAAATGCTATTATTCTGGCTTATAAAACCACTGGCGAGCGTACAGCGACTACAACGGCTAATGCAGCAAAACAACAGCAGAGTGCTGCACAGGAGCTTTCTGCCCAGATGGAAACTGTTGGTGCGACCTTGAATAATGCTGGCGAAAAGGTTGGCCGGGCTACCACCGCACTGAGCGAAGCTGCACAGGCCAGCGGAACAATTGATGCTAGTGTAAAGACTCTTGTGAACGCCGGGAACCGATTGAAACGGCTGTTTACCAGTTATGCTAACATTGCAGCAGGGTTACAGGAAAACCTGGACAAAGTGGCAGAAATTGATGGCAGCAAGAATGCAACAACTTACCACAAGCTTGGCAACTTTATCAATAACATTGTTGATTTTTATAAGAAGTCCATTGGTGAGCTGAGTACTATCAACAGCGTTAAACTGCCGAAAGATGAGAACGGCAAGACGGTGACGCCGAAAGTTGACGCAGCAGTAGCAGAAGCTACCCAGCGATTTAAGGTAACACTGGATGAAGCATTGAGTCAGGCACTGGCTACGCTGAAAGATACCAGCGGCCTTGATGCAAAACTTGCCAAGGCACAGCAAAGTACAGTCGATGCTAAAAAGGCCAAGACTGACATTGTGAATGGCTTTGCGGAAATTACTGCCGTATTTAATAGCCTAACGAATGCAGCCAAGAGCATTACGGACAGCATGACGGATCTTGCCAAACTGAAAACCATGACCGACGAGGTAAACATGGACCAGTTTGCGGAGCTGATTAACAACTCTGTTGATGAGCAGATTAAGAAAATTTCCACTAAGATCCGCAAGGACGCGATGCTGCAAACCAGCCCTGATAATAGCCATGTAACATCGCTGGCAATGAAGACCGGTAATCTTGGTGCAATGATTAAGCAGATGCCGGAAGGCGCTGTAAAAGATAGTTACACCAAGCAATTTGCTGAACTGAATGATGACATTACTGCCTTTTATAATGGCAGCGAAAAAGCCGCAACAACATGGGCAGATATTGTTAGCCGGACCACCGAGATGGCGGAAGGTGTAAAGCAGGTTAATAAAGAAACCCAGGAAGCGGCCAAAGCGGCGGCACAAAGCGCAATTAAGAGTGCGCAAGACCTTGAACAGCGGCAGGCTCTTGCTACAGAATTACAGCAGCGATTTGATGCGTTGAATAACACGATCGATAAGGGCAAAGAGATTGAAGGTAACGGTAAAGCTTTTAATGGGTTTCATAGTGCATTAGAGCAAATTGAAGTAGACGCAAAGCGTCTTGGTCCACAGTTAGAATCTGCACTGGATAAAAAAGATATAGTGTCATTAAAGGCTTTGACGGACTACGACAAAAACTTAACCGACATTGAGCAAAGAGTTGCTAAGGTAACTGACGGAGTGATTAGCACTACTTCAAAAGCTGTTAAATCCGTCGCTGACCAAAAAGAAGAGTTAAAAAATATCGATCCAACTGCTGCGATTGACAAAGCTCTGAATTTGAAGGTTGACGGCGCAGAAAGTGCTAAGATTACACGCCTGCGGAAAGAACTTGAGGAGTCTAAGACTACAATAGCAAACGCCCGCAAAGCATATGAGGATGATTGGAGTTCCGATAATTTTGACAAGCTCATAACCGCTATGAAAAATGGCCAGGATGCTGCTAACAAATTTACGACAGCAGTAAAGACGGCCAATGATACCATGGCTGACAATGGTACTAGAAGTAATGAGCGCCAGTTTGAGCAGATTAAGGACTTTTTGGCAAACTATCAGACGATGCTAACGGCTTTGCAGCGGAGCGCTGGCAATAAGGGGTTTAAACAGAGAGACGATTATCAGCAAACTGAAAGTGCTCTTAAAAAAATGGTTGAAGAAGCCGAAAAGGTTAAATCTGCGGCTGACGTTCCAACTTTTATTGCTACAATGGCCAACAAATTCAAGGATGCCAAAACTCCGATTGAAAGTGTCTCTGATGCGCTAAACGTTGTTAAGACAAAGATTGGCGAAACAAAGGCGAAAGCCGATGAGTTTAATGGCGGTCTTAAATCTCAGCGTGATGTGAACACTTATATTAAGAGTGTTTCTAATTCTTTGTATACAGCACAGAGGTATTTGTCTAATAACTCTAAAATTACAACTGATCCTGCGATATATGCACGATATCTTGAGTATATTGAACGCTATCAGGAATTGCTAAAATCCGGGAAAATCACACAGCAAAACGGCCAGGAATATGCAAGCGAAGCATCCAAGGAATTTGCAGAACTGAAAAAGGCAGTGCAGGATGCTGGCCTTGAAACTGATACGCTGGCGATGAAATTCAAAAAGCTGTTTGAGACAAATATCAAGAGTCAGTTTGCCAGCCAGGTAATTAACATGGTTGAGCAAGGGTTACGACAGATTTACCAGAACGTGGTGAATATTGATTCTGCCATGACCGAGCTGAAAAAGGTTACAAACGAAACCGATAATACATACGATGCGTTTTTGGATGATGCCGGTACGCGAGCAAAGAATCTGGGCGCTTCTATCAGCGATATTGTAACGGCCAGTGCTGATTTTGCACGGTTAGGTTACAATTTGAAAGATTCCAAAGAATTGGCTGACGCGGCCGTCCTGTACCAACATGTAGGGGATTAACAAAACAGTCCTCCCGTATAGTAATATACGGGTAATAAAGTTAGCTTTTATCGGGAAAAACCCAGAGATGGGCAATTCCGAGGACAAGACTGAATGTAAAAAAAATAGGAGAATTTTATTGACTTTTGAAGAGTGGTGCAAGAGCACAGATCATGAAAAATACATATCATTATGGGATGAAAGAAACTCGATTAAACCAAACGAAGTTAATTATCAAAGTAAGAAAAAGGTTCTTATAAAATGCGAAAGAGGATTGCATCCGTCAAGACTTATTAAAATTGAATCTCTTTATAATGCTAAAAAAGAAATTTGCAAAGAGTGTAACTCTATTGCTCAATGGGGTATTGACCATTATGGAGAAGATTTTTTTACTAGCATGTGGGGAGAATCCAATAGATTAAATCCATGGCAAATAGATCGCTCAAGTAAAACGCAAATTTATATAAATTGCAATAAAAAGACAGAACATGGTGAATATTTAATTTCTTGCAATCGTTTTACAAGTGCCTTTCCTAATACCGGATGCTATAGATGCAAGGTATGCGGAAAAAATGGAAAACCTGCATATACAGATAGTCTTGGCGTAAAGTGTATTGATGCAATAAAATTGTGGAGTATAAAAAACAGTAAAACACCATATGAATATACTCCTTATTCGCATAGAAAAGTTTTTTGGAAGTGTGATAACGGAATTCATGAAGATTATGAACGAGCAGTTTCTGAAACTGTAAGGTATGATTTCAGATGTCCCGTATGTTCAGCTATGAGTAAAACAAGTATGCTTGAAGAAAAAGTGTCAAAATATCTTGAATCATTCGGGTATCATGTCTTACATGAATATCAATGTACTTTACTCCCTCCATCTCTTAAACAATATAATAACCAAAAACTTCCTTTTGATAATCAAGTAGTTGAGTTAAATTTAATTGTAGAGGTCAACGGAAAACAACATTATGTCTGTAATAGTTGGCATAGATTAACGGCTCAACGAAATGGAACAACTCCTGAATATGAATTTGAACAACAACAGAATAGAGATTTGTATAAAAAGAGCTATGCGATCCAGCATGGCTTTTTCTATTTGGAGATTCCTTATACCGCAGAAAAAAATGATATGTATAAAAAGTTGATTGATAACCAAATAAATAAAATATTACATTCAGAATCCGTAACGATCACAGCTTAAAAGGCAACGATTAAGCGAACGCTAACCACCCTGATGATAAGGGTGAAGATATGATCTGGTCTACAGCTATAATCTAACAATAAAACTGTAGAGGTAGGCAGAAATGACCTGCCCCTTCCTTTTTATAAAAGGGAAGAGTAACAAAACGGGAATTTCTAGTGTCAATGACGCTAGTGAATCTATCATTTCCACAATGAAAGCGTTTGGCGTTGAAGCAAAAGATGTAACCAGCATTGTTGATAAATTTAATGATGTGGGTAATAATTATGCCATCTCCTCGGCTGGAGTTGGCAGCGCACTACAGCGCTCGGCCTCCGCCTTGCATACCGCAGGAAACACGTTGGATCAGAGTATTGGTATGATTGTGGCTGCCAATGATGTTGCGCAAGACCCGGAGTCGGTAGGTAACGCGCTGAAAGTATTGTCACTGCGCATCCGTGGCGCAAAGACCGATCTTGAACAGATGGGCGAAAGCACTGATGATGTAGCAGTAAGCACCTCTAAACTGCGTGACCAGATCAAGGCATTGACCAATGTTGACGGTAAGGGCGGATTTGATATCCTGACCAAGAGCGGGGATTTTAAGTCCACCTATGAAATCATGGAAGGCATTGCCAACGTCTGGAAAGAAATGAACGACGTTGACAAAGCATCCCTGTTGGAACAGGTTGCTGGCAAGAACCGCGCTAACGTTGTTTCCGGTATGCTGGACAACTGGAAGGACGCACAGAATGCCGCCAAGACTGCCGCTGAATCTGCCGGCAGCGCCACAAAAGAAAACGAAACTTACCTTGATAGCATCAATGGTAAAATCTCGCAGTTCACAGCAGCATTTGAGAAGCTTTCTAATGATGTGCTGGATAGCGATCTGATAAAATTCTTTATTGAATTAGCAACACATATTGCCAATCTTGCTGATGAAGCTGTGAAGCTTGTTGACAATTTTGGACTAATTCCAACTGCACTAACTGGTATTAGTACAGGGCTTGTAACGTCACTTATTAAGAACAAAGGCACCAGTGGTAAATTGTATGCCCGTTTACACAAGGGGAATAGTTGTGTAGGATGCAGGTGCCAAATAATTAAATACCCAAATTGCTGGGAAAGGCTAAGAGCCGCATAGCCATAGTGAGCCGGCAACGGAACACTATGGAGCCGAAAGGCAGAAACAAGTATGCGGATGCGGTATGCTGAGAGAAAAGCCGCCCCTACGGGGTGGTGCTAACCCGCGTAAACAATGCTCAATCAGCAGCCAAGATACCGCGTGCAGGGATGTACGCAGAAGAAGATGTGTGAACTTTGGTGTTTTGGTTCATCGACTGTATGGGTAGCCCTATTCCATGGTGAAAACCAGACGGGAAGAAAGACAGTCAGAACATTACGGGAAAGCCGTAAGAAGGTTATAAAAGATTTACGAAGGTGGTTTTTGAGGAGATGAGTTGAAAGTGAAGTGGTTGAATGGTATAATTGATAAGGTCAAAAAATCACTGGCTGTTAAGCGTAATATTCATTGGATTAAAAAACATAAAAATGAACTGCGCGAAAAATATGGTGGCAAATCTATTATTGTATATAATCAAAAAGTTATTGCCGCAGAAGCCGACCATCGTAATATTCCAATGGAGAAGTGTACCATACAAGGTTCAGTGTGGTATGAAGTGCCTAATATGAAGCTAAACTTTGAACAGCATATCATTGATATAAAATACGAGAGGTAATTAAAATAATGGCTGGGTTTACCATCAATTACACAATCGGTGATACTAAATTTTTATGGGTAACAATCAGTACACCATATAATGATGGAACTGGCCGTATTTGGCGTGGTAATGGGATTTTAGATACTGGTTCTTCGTCTAGTGCCATATCTGAACGTTTAGCCAGAGAGCTAAAGTTGGCCTTTATGGGGCTAAAAACATATCATGGTGTTAGTGGCAAAGACTGCGGGGATGTGTATAATACGACATTAGAAATATGCGAGACTATTCCAGTTACAAGTGTTCAACTAGGAACATTCCATGATCCAGAGGAAGATTTCGATTTCTTAATTGGATTAGACATCATTAAATGTTGTAACCTTAATCTACATTCTCATGACGGAATTATAACATTGCGGATGGAGTGGCCACCAGAATAATAAATAAAGATAAGCCCTGACCTTTAATGGCCGGGGCTTTTGGTATTTTTGAGAGGTAATTTTTTATGGCATTTATGGAAAGTATTTTGAAGCCTTGTCAGCGCAAGGTACTGTTTGAACGAGAATATAGTGCTGAACAGAATACGATGATTTATAAGTGCGAATATGTTATGCGGGCAGTAGCAATCAACTGCAAAAGCGAATATGTTATGCGGGCAGTAGCAATCAACTGCAAAAGCTTGACGGCAAACCAAGCAGAGCAGATGGACAAGTTTGCGATGATGGGAATTTATAACGGCGGCTGTTTTAATTGCCCCAAAAATCAAGGAACGGAGGGATGATTATGGGTGCTACATATAAACCGAACGTTAATCTAAACAATCGCAAAAGTACCAGAGAGATGTTTATGCCAAGTAGCTAATCTACATATAAGGAAGAGGGTTTTATGACAATTCAGATTACGGGCAACGCCAAAGAGATTGCGGCGCTAATTAAAGAATTACAGGGGCAGGAAAACGCCAATAACAACACACAGGATGTTGAACAGTTTTTTGAAGAACTAAAGGAAGGTTTATCGTCAATCTTCAAAATTTAAGACGGAGGGTTACAACGGCTACATGGCGTGTAGTATTTTCGTGCTTCTGATAGATCCATAGCCATACTGCTTTTACGAAGATAGGAACAACCTGCACGATGATATTTAGAGCCTGTTTTGGTAACATAGACTGTGTAACTATCGGTAATCACAGATGCTGAATTTGTTGTTTCAGAAGAAGTGGGAGCAGAGTAAGATTGAACCGATGATTGACCAGTAGAGTAACCGCTGTTGTATCCGTCTTTTTTGCCAGCCTCATATCCTTCGTTATATGATTCTTTGCTGGCTTCTTCCTTGCCGTGTTGTTCTCCAATGGAATAGCCTTGATTATATCCTGCCGTTTTCCCGTCTTCGTATGCGGAAGTATAGGCTTTCTTTTTACCGGCACTATAACCAGCATCATAGCCGTCTGACTTGCCTTTATCATAACCATAGGAGTTACCGGCGTCATAACCGTTCTGATGTCCTATGTCGTATCCCTCGGAGTAGCCTTGATCGTACCCCGATTGAATTAGAATAGGCTTTTGGTTATCATACCAACCAAAGAAACAAAGAGCGGCGATAGCAAGCGTTGTAATATTTATAAGAACAGCAGGAATGGCAGAACGGATAGTAGGTAGCCTATGTTTTTGAGGTGCAGGAGATTCTGTATTTTGAGTCTGAAGCTCCTGTAGATTTTCGTCAGGTGTCATGATTTATTCCTTTTATGAGGTGAGCTTTATGGACGGTGGAGATTTCGCTTTAGCTATTTTATGTTTCTTTGCGACCATAGGAATGTCGTATATGTTAATGTCTGTTATAGTTCGGTAATACCGGTTTAATGTTGTATTAACTACACACCTATGCTATTATATAATTATTCCAACAATCAATAAGGAGTGGTTGTATAATGACTGAGCTTGAAAAGAAACAAGAAGAGATCCGCCGCCAGCAATTCACTTATGTTCCTAAGAATAAAGGAACACGAAAAGAGGATATCCAGAAGCCGCCAAAACCAAAAAATGATAAGGGGTGATGCTAATTGACAGCAACGGATATAATTAGTTATATTGAAGCCGTGCCTTTGGTACTTAAATACATTGCGCCAGGGTTTATATTTTTATGGATTTATACGCGATTGCATGACAAAAAACTACCAGAACATTATATTATGTGTTCTGTTGTAGTTAGCTTTATTCTTGTTCTTTGTGTTAATAATGTGGTATGGGATTTTGTAATTGCAGTTGTAGCAGCTCTTATTGTGTATGTCTTGAGCCGTACCACCTGGGTAAAAAATCTTTTCAAAAAAACGATATCCTTTTCGCCCAGTAAAACTGTTTTTTACGATGTGATAGACTACGAAAAGGGCACCTATATTTACGTTAAAACTGATAAATGGATTGTCAGCGGTATATATATTGGAATTGATAAAGATGCCATGGGAGTAATTGTAAAGGATTACAAGCTCTATAATGCGACAGGAGACGAGTTTGACACGCCGGAATGCAGTATAGCCACTGTGCCGTTGAACAGAATTGAATATACGAGCTTGACTTACCCTGAAGATTCTAAGGTAAAGAAATCTTGGTTTGATAATTGATAAGGTGTGTAAAGAACTCAACAGTGGCTATGCTGTTGGTTTTTTCTTATAGTTCGCCTTATCCTCAGAACCGCGTCTTATACTTTACACACACCCGGTCAACCTTGTTATTATTGGAGGAGGTGATTCTATGAATAACAAACTATATGAAGAAGTTTTAGAAGCTGGATATAAAGTAGGAAAACAACTTGATGTATTGAATTGTCTTACTATAATCGGCTACGCATATTTTATAGAATCAATGGTGTTTTTTGTGAGTTGCATTATAGTAGCAAGGAGTATAACATGATAAGTGAACGTGAAATTACTTTCCAGATGGCGGCGCTAAAGGATTTGGTAAGGATGGCTAAGAATGCCGCATTGTGGAATACGTTACTAATTATTATTGGTTCTGCGCTACAAATTACCGGGCTGATTCTGCTGTGGCAAGCCATGAAATAATATTAACATCTGCGACAGTTGCTTTTGCAGGAGAAAGCGAGTTATACAACCTTTAATACCTTGTTTTGCACTTTACGCACACTCGGTCAACCTTATTCGTCAGGAACCCGGTAAGGGGCGACCTGCTACGCAGTTAAATCCAACGGTATCTTTCGCTTATGTTTCCGCCCTGAGCGAGTTTGACAAGGGATTCTATCGGCTGAGAACCGAGCTTATAATTATCAACAAAAATATAGTCCTCGTTCCAGCGACTGATCGTGCCTTCCATACTGGGCTTTGTTGAATTGAAATCCATCAAGAAAGAGAGTATTGATTTAATCTCGCTCTTATTAGCACGCTTTGATTCCAGAATATAAGCAAGAACTGCCTGGCGCTGAGATTTTGGAATTTCTGCACGAGCATGATAGCCGCAGCGGCTGAGTATAGAATTACGAGCAAGGCTAGACATTCTATCATTGCCTGGATTACAATCACGAGAGAATTCCACTTCAAGTAAAAGAGGACCGTACTGTTTGCAGTAATCGTTATAAGAGCGATAGTTCATGAAGTATTTACCGCAGGCAGTGCAGAACTCAACGTTGACAGGAACACAGCGTTTATCAGCAGTGAGAACATATGCGGTATGGCTTTCGACAGTGTTTGTGCCGTACTTATTTGAGCAATGCCGGCAATAGCACTTCTCTGCAAAGACATGCACCACGATGGGCTTGTTACTTTTGGGTGGGGCAGAGAGATTAGCGTCAGGGAATGGGATTACTTTATAAGGCTTTTGTTTTTGAGCCTTTTGGGCGACATCGGGAACTTTGAAGGCAATCCGTTTTGCATCTTCCAGGCTATATTTTTCAGCTTCAAAGTAGAGGGTACCGGGTTTAAGTGCGCCAGTGCTATATAAAAACGGCATTTTACAGTAATGGCAATAACAATAGTCGCTTGTATCGAACTTTATTCCTTCGTCAGTATAGTAGGCATATTCTGCCTGCGCATAGTTCAAGTCAGAGAGACAATAAGGGCACTTATGCCTATTTTTTGATTTAGAATCTACATGTAGGATTGGCTGATAGTAAATAGTATTATGAAGTATTGCGCCACGAATAAAATATAAGATATTTACAACATGAAAGCAACAATGCTTATTGTGTGTGAATGTGTAATCAATCCATTTTTGATAATCATAAAGTGCTCTACCCACACGACTATTAAAGCCGAAAACAAGAATTTTATCTTTATGGGAAATCCCTAAATCCATTTTGAATACTTCCGCGGGATATTTTTCGGGTGGAACCTTATAAACCAGAAGGACATATGTTATGGGCTGAAGTTCAACCGCAGTCTCATGTACAGAATACATTTGAGCGCGACAGGCCATAATTAACATGTTCTCAAACAAGTTTCTTCACCTCTTACACCGCGCTGCGCAGCATTACCATTCATATCCACAGCTGTTACAATGCCAAGTCTTTTTAACTTTCTGGCTAAAGATACCGAATAGGCCCACGGACACGGCCTTTGCACCCACAGACACTTTGCGCAGGTCGGTACTGCCACAGGTGGGGCATTTGGGAGTATGCGGATTTCCAAAATTAGCCATATCCTCTTTAGCTTTATTTTCAACTTCCTCACGATATTTTAGCATATGGTTATAAGCTATTTTGCTAAAGTGTTCACTAGGATAAACATATTTTTCACGAAGGGCTTCTTCTGTTTCAAGCGCATTTTGAGAATTTACCGAACGACCAACGGCTAAACAATCATCATATGTCATTACAATAGGGTCTTCGTAGTCGCAACACTCACAGATTGGAAATTTAGGCTGTTCAAGATAAAAATTGACATAGCCGCAATGAGGGCAAATTGTGTATCTCCAGTCAGCTGTGACACTCATATTTCCACTCTCCTTAAACAATAATTATAACCTTATAATGATTATATCACACAATAATCATCTATACAACAAAAGATACAAGAATTGTTTAAGAAGACCACCGGATTTATGGACAATGACCAAGTTGCCACAGATACAGCAGCACTTCAAAGCTATATTGATCGTGTTAAAGCTCTTTCAAAAGAGATGGATACGGCTGCCACAAGAAATAAAATTCTCGATTCTGCCCTCAAAGATTCCAGCCAAGTAGCCAGGGACGTTGCACAGAACACCAACAACTTGGATGACGTGATGAAGGTCTATACGGCCAGCACAAAGACGGCTACCAGCGTGGCGAAAACGTTTGGGAAAGCGCTGCTTGGTACTATTGCTACAGCGGCGGTTGCAGCGGTAATCGGTTATGTCGTAAAATCTCTTGCTACACAGATCGATAATGTAGTTCATGCCTATGAAAATGCCCGTGATAAAGTTTCCGAGATGAACCAGAAGCATGAGGAAGCTACACAGAAAGTCGAAGACTTAACTCAAAAGATTGAAGAACTCAAAGCTAAGATAGACGAGTGTAAAGATAGCACAACTGGTAATCCTGTGGACCCAGAAAGTTATGATGCGTTAGAGCAACAGCGAAAGCAGTTACAAACTAACTTAGACTTACAAAAAGCAATAGCTGAATCAGCCGCACACGACACTCGTGAAGCAGTATACGCTCAACAAGATGCCTCTTCAACAAAGATTATTTCCGCTCCTGCCACCGTTAAAAGTGCTGGTATTTCTGGAATATATCAAGGTAATCAATATGAACGGTTGCAGCAAGCAATGGACGACTATAAAACGTTAGCATCAGCCATAGAAAACCTTGATAGTGATCTTGCTAATGGGAAAATAATCCAAGCTGTCTATGATACTCGCTTAGCTGCGTTTAAGGAATTCCAAGAAAAATTACAAGCTTATATAAAAGAGTCCGGCGATGATCTTAATACCGAAATGGATACGCTGCTCAACAACGCCACAAATGAACAAAGTAAGGATGCTGATAAAACTAAATATCAGGAACGTATTAAAGTTTTATCTGATACTCAACAGGCGTTCTTGAATTTCTGGAATTTATACTATAACAATATTCCCCTTATTACACAAGCCACTGACGACTTTACTCAATCTGTGGCTGACGGCGACGATAGTGTTAAAGCTCTGAACGATGCTATCAATGGTGGGGATGACATTACTTTAACTAGCGAAGCATATAAAGAAGCTGCGAATTTAGCAAATAAGTACGGCGTTAGCGTTGATGAACTTATTAAAAAATTGCAAGCTTTACATGATGAGCAAAGTAAAGGTAGCAGTAGCGACGACGACTGGCGGTTTGATGCGGCCGGAGACTTACAGAATTTCTTCTCTAATTTTACTGACAGCACCAGTAACTGTTACAAACAAACCAAAGCTCTTGAATCCGCCTTTAAGGACATGGGCGAGCAAGGACACCTAAGCAGTGAATCCTTACAGGCATTACTAGCGGTTTACCCTGAGCTGATCAACGACATGGAAGTTGAGAATGGTGTTGTAACCATCAGCCAGGATCTTTTGGAGAGTAAGTTTGGCACGATGAAGAGCGCCATGATTGCTCAAACGCAAAGCCAGATTGACTCCACGAAAGTAACTATCCAGCAGACAAATGATCGTATCGAATGTTACCAAAGAGAAATTGAAATTCTTACAACTTTGTATGGCGCGATTGGTTCTATGCCTTCGGCTAGTTCTGTACTTAGCAGCGACTATCTCAGTCAAAAATTAGCCTTTAATCCAAATTTAGGCTTCGGAAATAGTTTGCAACTTCCTGATGTTGAACAAGCAGCGGGTAAACTTGCTATTCTGAATAACAAATTGGAAAAAGAGAAAGCCAAAGCTAAAGATGCTCAGAAACAGCTTGAAGATCTTGAAAAGAGTTTGGCCGTAATGAATGGCTATGGTCTTAGCGGCTTTAACGGTGCCCAGCCCAAATCCGGCAAGAGCAGTAACAAGGGCGCAACCGATGCCCAAAGTGCGGCGATTGACGCATTGGACAAGAAGGCCCAGGCGCTGAAAGAAACCTACGAAGCACAGAAAAAGGTGCTGGAAGACCAGAAAGAGGCCATTGAAAAGGTCATTAAGGAACTGGAAAAAGAGCAGACGGTTCTGGATGGCATTATTAAGACTGTAACCAACCGCATTGACAAAGAAATTGACCGGCTGGAACACCAGTGGGATGACCTGAAAGAGAAGCTGGAGAAGGATAAAGATAACCTGGATTCCGCCATCAATGGTGCCAACTGGGTAATTGAGCAGCGGGTTAAAGAGCTGGAAAAAGCCAATGACGAATTGGAGGACAGTTACCAACCGCGGATTGATGCGCTGCAGGATGAAATTGATAAGCTGAATGAGGCCAACGATGCACAGGAAGAGGCTATTAGCCTGGCACAGAAGAAAGCTGCGCTGGATGCTGCATTGGCCGCCAAGAATGTGCGCGTGTACCGTGAGGGCAAGGGCTTTGTTTGGGAAGCCGACGAAAGTGCTGTTAAGAGCGCCGAAGAAGATTACAATGATGCCTTGCGCGACAAAGAGCACAATGATGCCATTGATAAACTGACTAAAGAAAAAGAGGCCCTGGAAAAAGAGCTGGAGGACAAAAAGCAGGCCAACCAGGACAAGATTGACGCTTACAACGATTACAAAGAAAAGCTGGATGATGCCCAGAATGCTTATACCAATGCCAAAAACCTTGAGATTTTGCGCAAGCTGTACGGCGACAATGCCGATCAGATGATCTTGAACATGGACCAGAGCATGATTGATAAAATCACCTCTGATTACACGGAAAACATGCGCCAGACGGACTATGTGGAAGATCAGATCGAGCAGAACAAGAAGCTGATTGACCAGCTGGAAGAGTATAAGAGCAAATGGGAAGAGGTTGCGGACGCTTACGAAACCGAGCAGAACCGAATCAATACCGTAGCGCGGCTTGGGGCTGACTGGGAAGAAAAAATCCTGGGCCAGCGCATGGATGTGCTGACGGATTTTAAGAACCACTATGTTGATGTTTTGAAGCAGATTAAGGATAAGACCAAAGAGGTTGAAGACCTTGAGTTGCAAATTAAGGTAGTGGAAAAGAAGTACAACGAAGATAATGCTGAGATTGAAAAGCAGAAGAAAGAGCTGCAATGGGAGAAAAACGAGATCACTCGCGCTAACCATGCAACCGGCATTATGAACGTTGCGGCCTTTGAACGTGCGCGTGTTGATGAGGCTGGGCCTGAGATTGTTGTACGACAGCCGGAAGCCGGACGCTATACCAGCTTGGAGGTTGGGGACGGCGTTGTGCCGGGGAATTTGACCCGCCGGTTGTTTAGCGCGGCAATTAACCCGGAAGCTTTTGTGGAGAGTGCTATTTTGAAGCGGATGGGGAATGTGAACGCTGAGTTGGCCAGTGCTGGCAGCAGCGGCGTACACATTGGCGACATTAACATTGTGATGAACGGTGTGAATGACGTTGAGAATTTTGGCCGCATTTTGCACCAGAACATTGGCTCCATTATGGCGCAGGAGTTCAGCAAGCGGTAATTACAAACAGGACAGAGGGAAACCAACCGAGAGGAATCAGCGGTTAGGTCCCTTATATAATAAGGTAAGATGACGGCTGTTGCTTTTTAAGGAGGCTCTGAATCATGTGCTATTTAGTAGCGAAAGATAGATATGCTCATGGCTGTGTTGCTTTGAAAACAACTCACGGCAAGCATCTTGTTGAAATGAAAAGAGCCTTAAATGCTGCGGTTGGCGACAAAGGCGTACAGTTAGTAACGATTAGCAGACCAACAGCATATGGAGAGTATGCTCCATACCGATTTGCCAAAACAGAACAAGAATTTAATGCTCTTGTACGAGCAATGCGATAATTTTATAAGTCAATTTACACCGGGTAACAGATTGTTGTTGTCCGGCTTTTTGTATGGTATAATGACCCTATTATAATAAAGTAGGAAGTGTTATACCTATGGCAAAGACTGAAAGCCAAAACAAGCCGAACACGGAGTTTACTTTTAACCCGGAAGCCAAGAACAATAAAAATAGCTCCTCTTGGAAAAAAGCAGAGGACAAAAAGGAAAATAAGTGATGGAAATAACACAATACTTAAACGAGCTAGTTGCCATGATTCCTGCTATTTTGCAGTATGTGGTGCCTGGTTTATTGATGTTATGGATTTATAACCGGCTGCTTGACAAACAGTTGCCTCAACATTACCTGGTTTATTCTGTGGTAATTAGTTTTCTGCTTATGCAGGTAGTACCAACCAAGAAGTTACAGTATGCCATGGCTTGCGTTATTGCTGCCGTTCTTTCTGTTCTGCGCAGGAACGTAAAAATTAAGCAGGTGTTGCATAAGCTGTTCAAATGGTCCCCAAGCGATAGCGTGTGGGAAGATGTTATTGACTATAAACGTGGAACCAATATGGTAGTTTATACAGACTGCGAGAACGATTTTAGTGGTTCTTATGTTGGAATGGATGATAAAAAGAACGTATTACTTTTATCTGGATATGATGTTTTAAATAAAGAGGGTAATATCCTTACAACAATGGATGACCGAATTGTTATGATTCCCAGAGGAGAAATTAAATACGTTGAGCTTTGTTATGATGAAAAATCAGATGTAAAGAAATATTGGTTTAAGCGATAATACCGATGACGATATACCGGGTGGCCTATGTGGCTGCCCGGCTTTTTTTATTTTGGAGGAAAAGCTATGGCGAAGAACACATTGGATGATGCCATTGCGGGGCTGAAAGACCTGGCAAAAGAGGTGAAGCGTTACTGCGAGAGACTGATTAGCAATGCCAAGTTTGACCGTACAGCTGTTGGCACGATTGTAAAGGTACTGGATGACCACAGCGGCTATGTAGTGGCGGCTTTTGGCAAGGAATACACCATTGCGAGTAATGCGCTGTTCCAGGTGAACGATGCCGTGGCTGTGATTGCCCCGCAGAACGACTTTAAGCGGCTGTACATTAAGCCGTATGAAATTGACCGGAACCTGTTGAAGCAGGACAAGGTTGAAGAAGACCTGAAAGATTATGTGAATAAGGTTGACAAGCTGCAGGAACAGGTGGATGGCAAGGTTGAACAGTATTTTTATAACTATGACCCGACGCTTGAGAACTGGCCTGCTATGAGCTGGAAAGACGACGCCACAAAGAAAGCGCACAACGGCGATTTGTTTTATAACACCAACAGCAAGAAAGGCTGGCAGTGGACATATGACGAGGAAACAAAAACCGGCAGCTGGGTAGAAGTGACAGATAAGGACACACTGGATACGCTGGAAGCCGCAAGCAAGGCACAAGACACCGGAGATGGTAAGCGCCAAGTATTTACGGCTGATGCAAGCAAAGGTGAGCACCCGGAGCCGCCGTATGATGCGGGCGATTTGTGGTTTAATGGAGAAGACATTCTGGTTTGTACGGTAGCACGCACGGCCAGTGACAAATATAATGCCAGCGACTGGGTAAAAAAGGATAGTTATGCCAGCAAAGACGACATGAAAAATTATGTAGATGGTGTAACGAAAGATATACAAGACCAGATTGACAGTAAAGCCGAGCAGCACTTTTACGCCTATGACCCTACGCTGGATAACGAGCCGGCCAAGAGCTGGACGACAGATGAAGAAAAAGAAAAACATGTGGACGACCTGTTTTATAACACAGAGACAGGCAAAGCATACCGATTTATGAAAGGTGACGATGGCAGCTACAAGTGGGAGCTGGTGCAGGACAAGGATGTAACCAATGCACTTGAGGCGGCCAGCAAGGCACAGGATACGGCGGATGGAAAGCGGCGTGTGTTTACGGCAGATGCCAGCAAGGACGAACACCCCGACCCGCCGTATGACGAAGGTGATTTGTGGTACACGGGGGCAGAAGTGCTTGTTTGTGGAAAACCCAAGGCGAAAGGCGAGGCATATGATGCCGGCGATTGGGGTAAGAAAGACAATTACACGAACAAGGACGAAGTGATTGATGCGGTTGATAAGAAGCTGACGCAGGAGGATATCTTTAACCGGCTAACCAATAATGGAGCAAGCCAGGGCATGTTTATTGAAGATGGCAATGTGTATTTTAATGCTTCATATATTGCCACCGGTATGTTGACATCTCAAAATAAAAATTCTGTTTACAACTTAGCAGACGGAACTTTTACTATCACAAATGAGCATTCTGATCCTGCTCCTAATGTTGTAACTAAAACAGTATTAACGCCGGATGGTCTTGAAGTTTATACTGCCAACAACCTTTCTTTTGAATTAAAAAATCATCATAATCAAAATCTTGGAGATTGGGCGCGAATGAAGCTTGGAGATGATAATAATTATATCATCTTTGATCCACATGAAGGCATTTCGACTTCCTTTGGTGTAAACATTTATTACGCAGAAGGAACAACCGGCAATCCTTGTGGAATTGAAATAAAAGGAACTGCTGCATCTGGTAATAGAAAAATAAGTTTGCTAGATGGATCTGTAACTTGCTCCGACATAGATTTTAATGAGGGAGATAGTATTGGACACATTGGTTCTATTTACGGAGCGGTAACTTCAGATAGTAGTGAAAAAATATTTACGATTGATTTTCCCACAACTCAGGCACGAGGAAATATGCAGCTTTTTAGCACAAGTTCAGAAGCTCCATCTTTTTATGTTTATGACGGCACAACCAACTGGGGCGGCCAAACTTTAGGCTGGGACGGCAGCAAAGAAGTAACCACTCTTGACGCAAACACCCAGGCTGTACCGTTTATTTATGGTATTGAGCTTGTAAAAAATGCGCAGGGGTATGTGACCGATATAAAGCTAAAACAGCATGGGCTGCGGTTTATTGGCGGCATTTTGGTTTAATTTTGACGAGGAGATTTTATGATGGAAAATTTTAATTTGAAATGTGAACAGTTGAAGACTTACATTTGTGACGGTGTGAACCAGGTTGGATTGCCGCCGTATGCAGTGGAGTTGATTTTGGAGAGTTTGCTGCGTGATGTGCAGAATATCCGCAAGAGCGCGATACAGGAAGAGATGGAAGCGGCTAAGAAGGCTGCGGCAGAAAAGGCCGCGGAAACACCGGTTGATGCAGCAGAGGATAATCCGGAAGAAAGCGTAAAATAAATATAAGCTAATAGCGTTATTGAAAAATAAGAATAGCCGCCTGACTTTGATTGGTTGGGCGGCTTTTGTTGTTCAGAGAGGGAGGGGAGTGGTGGGAGGATGAGCAAACCAGCATTATATACCGTATCAGCATTTGATGCGACAAAAGATTATACATTCCGGTTCCGATACATTGGTGTGATTACCAAGGTGGAGGCGCAAATTTGGGCCAATGCCATGAGTGCAGAGGAACTGGGCAGCCCAACTTACCAGAGCGGTGAGGTGAGTACCCAGAGATCCGAGTTTACTTTGAAGGCCAGCAGCATTACAAACAGCAGCGCGGCGTTTGGCATTAAGGTACGGGTGTGCGGCCAGGACGGTGCGTGGAGCGAATGGAGCGACATTCTGCTGTTTTATTGTGTAGAGACACCGGTATTTAAGTTCAAAGAAATTAGCACCAAGGACAAAACCAACATTGAATACAGTGCTTTTGAGTTTACAGTACAATACGAGAGCACACAGGGCGAAGAGCTGAACGAATATACGATTGAACTGTATGATGCCAGCAAGAGCCTGGTGAAAAGCAGCGAGACACTGCGGGTGCCGGACAAGGCGTATATTATCAGCAACCTGCGCAATGACACGACTTATTACGCCAGAGCACAGGGCATTACCCAACACGGCATGAAGCTGGACACTGGATTTTGTGAGTTGCTGATTGGCTATGTGGGCGGTGACGGCTATGCGGCTGTGGCGCTGGAAAACCATTATGAAGAGGGCTGCATTTGGGTGAAATCTTATGTTGTGACAATTGAGGGCAAGGACCGCAACGACAACAAAGATGACTACCACTATGTAAGCGGATCGGCCGGGGACCAGGCAGTAGACCTGACGGTGGACGACACCGATCCGGTTAAGGCCGACATGACGTTCAAAGACGGATTTAAGGTACAGGGCAGCCATGTGGAAGAAGGAAGCGTGGTGGATAGCAGCTATGCCCTGGGGCTGAACATGAGAAGCGACCGCTGGAACAAGCTGCTGATTGGGCTGTGGAACAAGCGGAGTAACGGGATTAGTATGCCGACAATGGACGAAGATCCGTATGCTTTGAAGTTGTTTTTGTGCCGCCGCGATATTGCGGACGATTATAGCAGCAATGCCTACAACTACCAGACGAACGAAAAGAAAACATGTTATTACCTAGAACTGACATGCGGCGGATACTGTTTGCAGAGCAATGTAAAAACCAGTGCGCCAAATGGTTGGTTTAAGGTGTATTTGAAAAACCAGGGCGGCCTGTTTGAGCTGCGCTGGGAGTAAAGGAGGGGTGTGGAAATGATTGTGGGAGCCGATATTTTGATGGGACAGAATGCGATTTTGCCATACCCGCCCTATAATGAGGCGCTGAATGTGCTGAAGCTGCAGAACGGTGTTTATGACGACCTGCTGTTAAGCCGCGATGCCGACAAGGATTACGGCAAGTACAATCTGGACAATGGGTGGCAGGCCCAGACGGCCATTTATGCGGCTTTTAACGGTGATACCCTGGGCGGCAACCTGCGCTACCGGGCGGAACAGATCAGCGAGATGCGGTTAAAACGACGCCGGGTTGGAACCTATAACTGGATTACCCTGGCGACCAAGCACCGGCCAACCCCGGTGAATGATGAAACCCTGAAGGAATGGGAAAAAGAACTGAACAACTGGGTACACATTGATTGGTATGCAGACGGGCGCAACACCGAGTATGAGTATGCGTTTGTGCCGATTATTGACGATGCTGAGCAGGACATGTTCACGAACAAGATTTTGAGCAGCTTTGACGGTGCGGTGCTGACGGACGGAGACATTAGTTACCACCTGTTATTTGATGCCAGCGTGACCAGCACGACCAGAACACAACCAAACAGTGTGGTGGAAACTATGAGCAGCCGTTACCCGTATGTGATTTACGGCAGCGACCTGAACTATGAGCAGGGCAATTTTACGGCCACTGTGCTGAAATACAGTTTTGACACAGATGATTATGACGGGGATGGCGGTGCCCGGTACCGCAAGCAGTTTGTGGACTGGTGTACCAACAAGAAGCCGAAGATTTTGAAGCTGTTTGACGGACGCAGCTGGATGGCGAACATTATTAACCAGCCAAGTATCAGCTACAGTGACCATTATGACAAGGTTGCTGTGGCGTTTGATTTTGTGGAGATTGGCAGCTTGGAGAGCAGCACCGACTTGTACCGCAACGGGTTTATTGCAGAAGATATTGAAGGGAGTTGATGCGCGATGTATGTGCCAAGCACAGAAGACATACGAACCTTATACTCCCATAACATTGAGCTGTACACCCGCATTGACCTGCTGAACGACCGGATGAAGACGATTGACAGTTTGCAGGGCATTACGACCGAGGGAAGAATTTCCGTAGATGCAGATGCGGACATCCGGCGAACGTACACTTCGACCATTGTGCTGGACGAAAAACATGCGATCAGCCAATATAGCGAGAGCGAGTGGATGAACAAGTATGTTTGGATTTACATTGGTGTGAAGACCCCGATGCTGGACGATATTATCTGGTACAGCCAGGGGGTATATGTGTTCAGCCAGAACGGATACAACTATGACACGCAGACCCGGAGCCTGACCATTAACTGCATGGACCTGACAGCAATGCTGAATGACACGTTGGCCGGACAGCTGACAGGTATTAAAACCGTGTTTAAGGCCGGGGGTGGAATCCGCAGGGCGATGGTGGAGCTATTACAGGAAGTGGGGATCAACAAAGTATTTGTAGAATATTGGAACCGAACGATCCCTTATGACCAGGAGTTTGATGCGGCGACCAGTGTGTGGACAATTTTGACACAGTTGCGGGATTTGTATTACCCGTTTGAAATATTTTTTGAGGATGATGTGTTCAAATGCCAGCAGATCCCAAGTTGTGAGGATGACCCGCTGGTGCTGAATGCCGATGTGTTCAATGATTTGATCATCAGCGAAGACGCAACGGTGGATTACAGCGAGGTGCGAAACTGCGTAGAGGTGTTTGGTGCTGCGGCAAGCCCGGATGTGAGCTGCACAGACCTGGTGGTGGACACGACAAAGAAAACCATAACATTAAACGTGGTTGGGTTGGCATTGAGCGGTAAGAAGCTGGTTTTGTTTACGCCGCCGGACAATGTGGCCGACCTGTACGATGCTGACAAAGGGTACCAGATGAAGATCAGCGCCAAAGCAACAGAGAGCAGCGATGCGGTTGTGACCGATGTTTTAAGCCTATATACCATCAGCACAGATGAAGCCGGCAACAACAAAAAGGCCAGGCAGGACTGCATGAAACCAAAAGTACAATATGTGGTGCGCTACGATGCCGATTATTCCCCGAATGAGAATGGCGGCAAAGGGCGCTTTTATTTTTATGGGCAGGTACAGCCGCACGCCATGGTGATGCTGAAAGATGCAAAACCGAGCGAGGAAGAGCTGGACAAGCTGAAAGAAACCGAGAACTGCCAGAATTTGGAGGTTGTGAGCACCGCCAACCCGGATATTGAAGGGTATGAGGAGGACAACCAGTTTTTGAACAGCCCGTTCAGCATTGAACGAATTGGACGGCGCAATGTGATTTTGAGCGGCGGCGAATACGACAATTACACAACAGATGACGGCATTTTGGATGTGGCCGAATACGAGCTATGGAAGCGGGCGCGATTGACCGACAGCATTACGGTGAAGATGCTGCTGGTACCGTGGCTGGATGTGAACACCAAGGTTGAATACTGCCCGCGTTACATGGGCGGCAAGACAGCCGTGCAATTTATTATTAAAAAGATTGATAAGAGCTTGGGGCAGGGAACGATGGATGTGACGCTGATGAGGTTTTACCCGTATTACCCGTACCCTGTAAAAGATGAAACAGGAGAGTGATAAGCAATGGCAGATACCTACACAAAGTTCCCGGAAGGTATTGATACGTTTGAAGACAATGCCGACCTGGACAGCGGCCATGCCGCAGCGGCAGCCCAGTACACCAAGTACCTGGCAGACGGCAAGTATACCGAGGCCAGCAATTACCTGAACCAGAACAGCGGCCTGCGCAAATACATTATTAAAGCGGCGGACATTAACCATGTGAAACATGCGATTACTGCACTGGAACAGCACTATGCCGGAGCGGTGAATTACATCATTGACGGCAAGTTTGACCCCGACATGATGATCCATGAATACAGCTACAGTTACAGCGGCGGAACCCATACCCTGACATGCAAGAGCGGCAGCAGTTACAGCAACGCAGCCAATGGCAAAGCATATTTTACCACGGCGTTCAGTGATGGGCACAGACTGGTGATCAATGGCAAAGATATGACCAGCAATGCCTACTGCGGCACAGAGAAGCTGGGCGACGGTGCGATTGGTGCTGGGCAGTGGGTGATTTTTCAGTACGATACGAGGAGAAACATTGTAAATTTTACTAACGGCAGCGGCATTGGGGCTTCCAAGCTGGCTGCCACGACTGCTTTGCCGGACCAGGTGCTGGCAGGACAGACATTTTACAGCAAGAACAAAACCCTGAAAACAGGCACCATGCAGAATTACGGCACTGTAACGGCAGAGTTGGCCAACGGCGAGAGCTACCAGATCAAGGCCGGCTATTACAGCGGCGGTGCGATCAGCGCAAGCGGGCTGGACAGCAATACACCGGGCACTGCGGATGAAAAATCTATCCTGGAAGGAAAAACTGCCTGGGTAGATGGCAAGTTGGTGAAAGGATCTATCAAGACTTATTCTGCCACGACCCAGCTGCAGGGCGGTGAGCGCGAAAGCACCAAGATGACCGTGCAGAAAAAGGATGGTGTGACCCGGCTGTGTGTAGCCACAGATAACCAGAAAACCAACGATATTTACAGTGGCTGCTATTACGATAACGTGATGTGGCTGTGGGGAACCGCAAGCACGGCGGCCAAAGCCCTGTTGGAGGATGATACCACCAATGCGGCAACCGCCAATGATGTGGCCAGCGACAAGAAGTTTATTGATAAGAACGGCAACTGCACGCAGGGTACCCTGACCAGGCGCAGCTACGGCTTTGCCCATGACATGGGTTTTGGAACCGACAGCGAGTATTTTGCGCTGCGTAATATTGACGAGGGTGCATACAAAAGTGACGGCAATTTTTGGGCACCGGAAGTGCGCGTGAACCTGGCTGATTTCCGCAAAGGGATTGGCTGCACAGAAGATAAGATTGCGAACGGCGAAAGCATTGCCGACCTGACTGGTAAAGCCGGAAGCCGAATTGCAACGATTGATAAGGATACAACCACCGGCGACCATTACAGCAACGTGGTGACGACTGGCGGTTGCCAGCACGCATGGGTTGTGGTCAGTGTGAGTAAGACCGGAACAGAAAACAGACTTAACCGAGTATGGGTGCAGGCCAGCAACGATGGCAGCAACTGGACGGATGTGTGGGATAGCGGAAGCGGACTGCAGGCTGTATATAAGCAGCAGGCTTTGAACACATCCACAGCATACACCCAATGGCGCGTGAAGCTGAACAGCGATGGCGATAAGTGCCACGCCCATATTGTATTGTTTGTTTGAAAAATAGAAAGGGGAGGAGGAAAACATGGCATTAAGTTTTGAAGAGTCGAAACGGATGGCGGCTGAGATGGCGGCCAAAGCAGAGCCAGTGGCATTGCAGGCTGAGGCTACCCCCATGGCTGCGGTGGTTGATATGCCGGAAGCGCAGGCCAATGATGACGGCGGTTACACCCGCAGTGAAAAATACCTGTGGTACAGCCAATATAACGACGATGCGTTTTCGACCATTGACGAGATGAAAAATGTTGTGATGGACGAGAACCAGATCAACATTACCCAGGAAACCAACAGCCAGGTGATCCCGTTTAAGATGCCGCGGCGATATGACGGCATTGATTTGATGCAGATGATGCTGCAGGTACATTACCTGAATGTGGACGGGCAGGAAGCATATGCCACGCCGATCAATGTTACCTACAACGATGATACGATTCGGTTCTATTGGCTGGTTACAAATAGTGTGACAAGCAAAAAGGGGGCAGTGCGCTTTGAGATCACTGCAACCGGTGTAAATGAACGCAGCGAGACCTATATGTGGCGCACACGACCAAACGGTGAGCTGAATATCTTGGAGGCTTTGAGTGGCACCAAGATGGTAGAACCGGACAACGACTGGTACACAAGCTTTGTTGCCCTGATGGACGAGAAGGTTGGCCAGGCTTCCAGCTATGCCAGTGCCGCACAGGCCAGCGCCCAGGATGCAGCCAACGCTGCGGCGGGTGTGGATAATAAAATCCAGAATGCGGCAGCAGGAATTAAGCAGGAACTGCAGAGTGACCTTGACACCAATTACACCAAGAAAACTGAGCTGACCACGGAGCTTGCCAAGTATTATAACAAGGAAGAAGTGGATGGCTTTGTTACACTGTTGGAAGGCAAGATTTCCGGGATTGACGGATTGGCGGCTTTTAACTGTGCGTATGATGCGGGCACCCGTGCTTTAACATTTTATAACGGCGATGCAGTGATTAAAACTGTAACCTTGAGCACCGATCCCAGCGCAGAGTGGACGACCGCATATGGCAAGACGGTGGATGCTAAGATCAGCGCGGCGGTAAACCCGGTAAGCACAGCGCTGGATGAATATAAGACCAGCAACAACGAAGCCGTGAAAGCTTTGCAGGATAGTGTGGGCGACCTGCCGAACACCTTGCAGAGTGATTATTATAATAAGGAAGCAACCAACAAACTGCTGGCTGATAAGGCGGACAAAACTGCTCTGGATGGATTTACCAATGATTTGACTGTGACTAAGAATACCGTGACAGCTTTGCAGGGCAGTGTGGATACGGCCAACAGCGACATTGCAGAAATCCAGGAAAAGATCAAAGATATTAAGCCCAGCAACGGCCATGAGTACGACATTACTTACACCAGTGATGACGGTCATTTGAGCCTGTTGGAAGACGGTACAACCAAGACTGTTGTTACCATTAAAGGTGGTGGCGGTGGTGGCGGTGAGACAACCAGCACCATTACTATTGAACGAATTGGTGACAGTAGCCTGACTGTAGTTCAGGGTGACAATGCATTGATCGGCTTTAAGTTTACGAGTGTGGACAATGCTGGCGATGACACTGGCAATGCGACTGGCAACTGGTATGTGGGCAACACCAAGGTGGCAACCACGACCATCACCCAGGGTAAGAACACCTTTGATGTGACGCAATACTTGCACAGCGGTGACAACACTGTGCGGTTGCAGGTTACGGACAGCATGGGCAGTGTGGGCAGCAAGAACTGGTCGGTTAATGTTGTTGAGTTTTATTTGGAGAGCATTTTTGATGACTCTCTTTTTTATTCCGGCGAAGTAACTTACCGGTTTACTCCGTATGGTAATATTGCCAAAAACATCAGCTTTAAGTTGGATGGCAAGGCGATTGGCGGAACAAGCACTGCAGTGACAGGCCGCCAGATGACCTACAATTTACCCACCCAGAAGCACGGCAGCCACCTGCTGGAAGTGAGCATGACGGCGGAGATCAATGGCAAACAGGTGACAAGCAACACCCTGCGCCACGATATTATGTGGGTGGAAGAGGGCAATAATACCCCGATTATCAGTTGCGCCGTGCTGGATTACAGTGCCAAGCAGTACAGCAATGTTGCAATCAGCTATACCGTGTATGACCCGGCCAGCAGTAACACCAATGTGACCCTGGCTGTGGATGGCATTGTTGCCAGCAAGCTGACGGTAGGACGCACCAAACAAACCTGGACGTACAAGAGCAGCGAGATTGGCAGCCATGTGTTGACCATTACCTGCGGCGAGACGGTAAAGACCATCAATGTAAAAATTACCGAGCTGGGTATTAACATTGAGCCGGTGAAAACCAACCTGATGTTTGACTTTAACCCGGCTGGCCGAACCAATGCGGACGAAAACCGCCTGTGGACCGATGGCAATACCGCGATGACGGTAAGCGACAACTTTGACTGGAGCAATGGCGGCTACCAGATTGATGAGGACGGCGATACTTACTTTTGCGTGAAAGCCGGAACTACCGCCACGCTGGATTACAAGCTGTTTGCGGACGATGCCAAAAAGAAGGGTAAGAACTTTAAGCTGGTGTTTAAGACCACCAATGTGCGAGACTACGATGCTACGGCACTAACCTGCGCAAATGGCAACGTTGGTTTGACGGTACAGGCACAAAAGATTACCTTGACCAGCCAGCAGAACCGCATTGAGCTGCCGATTTGCGAAGATGACTTTTTGGAGTTTGAGTTCAATATTTTGCCGGACAGCAAGTATAAAGAGATGGTACTATGGTGCGACGGTATCCCCTGTAAGGTGGAACTGTACGATGCAAGCGACAACTTTACACAGGCAAGCCCGGTTGGCATTACGATTGGCTCTGCGGACTGTGATGTGCAGGTATACCGCATGAAAACCTACGGCATGGAACTGACGGACGATGAGATCCTGGACAACTTTATTGCGGATGCCAAGAACGCCGAGCTGATGATTGAACGCTACAACCGCAACGATATTACCAATGTGAGCGGCGAGCTGGATGCTGACCTTTTGGCCGAGAAGTGCCCGGACCTGCGCATTATCAAGATCAGCGCCCCGACCTTTACGACCGGCAAAAAGAATGAGGTTTTTAATACCACCATCCAGCAGATTTACAAGAACGGACGCGCTGTGGAGGATAACTGGACCGCGACCGGCAGCCATAAAGGCCAGGGCACCAGCTCCAATGCGTATGGCGAGAGTGGCCGAAACATTGATATTAACTGTTCCGGCGGATTTACGTTTGGCGATGATAGCACCAGTAGCACTTATACCTTGACCGAGAACAGTATCCCGGAGAAATATTTTAATATCAAGGTAAACATTGCAAGCTCTGAAAATGCAAACAACGCCTGCATTGCAGATGATTACAACACGTTTAACCCATATACCCGCAAGGCAAAGAAAGAGAACCCGAAGGTGCGCGACACGATGGCGTTTTACCCGTGCGTGGTGTTTATCCAGGAGACGGACGTGGAGAACGCAACGGTGTTTAAGGACGGCCAGTGGCATTTTTACGCCTGCGGTGATATTGGCAACAGCAAGAAGAACAATGACACCCAGGGCATGAACCCCGAAAACCACAAGGAAGTTATTGTTGAGATTGATAACAACACCGATGCCCAGACCCGCTTTTTGAGTGACGATCTGAGCCAGGAAACCTGGGACGGCGACCACAGCTTTGAGTTCCGCTATATTAGCAAAAACTGCACCGAGGAAGAAACACAGGCGGCAAAGAATGCCTGGCAGAGCTTGCTGACCTGGGTAGTAAATGCAGATGACGAAGAGTTTAAGACCCACTTTGAGGACCACTTCATCAAGGACAGTGTGCTGTTCTTTTATCTGTTCACTGAGCGCCACACAATGGTGGATAACCGCGCCAAGAATGTGTTCCCCCACACAGAAGATCTGATCCATTGGGATTTTTGCATGGATTATGATAACGATACCTGCCAGGGCAACGACAACGAGGGCGGATTGACACTGACTTACGGCTATGAGGACACCGACACCATTGGCACCAAGAGCGTGTTTAACGCGGCAGACAGTAAGCTGTGGTGCAAGGTACGAGATCTTTTTGCGGACGATTTGCAGAAGATGTATCTGAACCGTGAGAGCGTTTTGGCCTGGAGTGCAAACCGTATTTTGCGCAAGATTGAGGCGTACCAGGATGTGAAGCCCGAAAAGCTTTGGATTATGGATATGCGGCGCAAATATTTCCGCACCTATGAAGACAATGGAACAACCAGTTACCTGCCGATGATGCACGGCAACAAGCGCCACCAGCGCCGTCAGTACCAGAAGTACCAGGAAAAGTATATTGCGAGCAAGTACAGCGGTACGACCTGCACGGCTGATGATATGACGATCCGCGGCTATACCCCGACCAACTGGACAGGTGTGCAGCCGGATGGCACGTTCCATATCCGCCCGTATGCAGATACCTATGTGAGTGTTTTGTATGGCTCCAACCCGGTAAAAATGCGCGGCAAGCGCGGCCAGACCTACACGATTGAGTGCCCGATTGCAGCCATGAACGATACCGAGGTTTATGTTTACAATGCCAGCCTGATGCAGAGCATTGGCGACATTAGCGGGTTTTACCCTGGGTATGTTGATTTTAGCCATGGTGTGAAATTGACCGACTTGAAGGTTGGCAACGGCACCGAAGGCTACCGCAACACAAACCTGACCGACTTTGCGGTTGGCAACAATACGCTGCTGGAGCACCTGAATTTGCAGAATGTGCCAAACCTGAAAAAGTCCATCAGCTTGGCGGGATGTGTAAACCTGACCGATTTTTATGCCGGCGGCAGCGGTATTACCGGTGTGGCGTTTGCCAAGGGCGGCAAGATTGAAAAGGCTGAACTGCCTGCGATTGCAAGCCTGACGGCACAGAGCCTGAACCACCTGACCGATTTGAAGATTGACGGCTATGAGAACATGACCACACTGGTTGTGGAAAGCTGCCCGACCATTGACTTGAAAGCTATGTTGGAAAAATGCACAGGTTTGAACCGCGTGCGCCTGACTGGCATTGATTGGGAATGCGAGGATACAGCGCTGCTTGACCGGCTGTACACAATGACCGGCCTGGATGAGAACGGCTATAACACCGAGCACTCTGTACTGGAGGGCAAGGTGCATGTGCCCATTATGCGTGAAAAGAAGCTGGCAGAGTTTAATGCACAGTGGCCGGACTTGAAGATTAGCTACAACACGCTGGTGGAACAGTTTACCTGGACCTTTGTGAATGATGATGACGAGCACACAGTTTTGGATGTGCAGTACATTGACAAGGGTGGTAAGGCTGTTGACCCTGTGACCCGTGCGGAGAAGCCGATCCCGAAGCCGACCAAGAAGAGCACGGTGAGCACTGACTTTACCTATGCTGGATGGGACACAGAGTTTGTTACAGTATTTACCAACCAGACCGTAACGGCCAAATATACCGAGAGTGTGCGGAAGTATACCGTGCGCTACCTGAACAATGGTGCGGAGAAGCAGAAAACAGTTGCCCCCTATGGCAGCATGGTGTTGTACGACGGCGATACCCCGACCTACACGGCGGAGGAAGGAGCTTATAAGTTCTACCTGTTTGACCATTGGGACAAGGGCGGATATGTGAACGGAGACAAGGACATCAATGCGGTATATGACAGCTGCGAATATACCTCTGGTTATTTTGACGGCAAAGAGATTGGAAGTTTGCGCCCGGTTGAGATTTACGCAATGAAAAAGGTTGGTATGGAGAATAAGGTGGTCAGCCCCAAGGACGCTGTTACCATTACGATGGGCAACGACTTTAGCTACTCTGACATTGAAGAGAAGGTTTTGATTAACGAGAAAAAGACCTTTGATGGCACCAACTATATGGATACCGGTGTGCAGCTGTTGAAGGAAGACCGGGACTGGGTGCTGGCGGTAGATTACCGGATGACCACAACCGATACGGCCAATGCTGTGCTGATGCAGTGTTTTGAAACCAACGGCATGAACGGTATCCGCATTTGGAACAATAATGGAGCCAAGATCAGTTGGGGCACCGAAAGCGCAGCAGCTGCCACAGTTGGAACCCGTGACATGGTGGTAATGCGCCACAAGAAGGGCGAAAACAACCTGCATGTGTATACGGCTAACATTTACGGTGACGACATTGTTTACACCGAGATTAACCGTGGACGAATTACACAGACCAATGCAACGCTGGTGTTTGGTTGCGCCAAGGCAGATGACGGAGAATATGAACGGTTTGCCAAGGGTGATGTGTACTGGGCGAAAGTTTGGTATGCAGACCTGGGCGACAATGCCTGCCGAAAGCTGGCTGCATGGCCGCATGAAACCCGCGAATATGAGATGTGCGGATTTAAGCAGTTTTATTTAAGCGATAACACAAACAAGCGCTGCGCAATGACGTTTTTGGCGAAAAATACGCTGGCACGCAAGATGCCGATTACCAGTAACTATTACAACAATGGCGGTTGGCCCGCAGCAACGCTGCGCACCTACCTGGACAAGCGGCTACCGAATGCCTTGCCGATTGGATGGCAGCAGTTGATCCAGCAGGTAAAAGTGACATCCAGTGCGGGCGGAACATCCAAGGAAATTATGACGGCGGATTGTTACTTCTTTATACCGGCTGCATATGAGCTGAACCCCAGCATGAACAGTGAGCCGTATATTTATGAAGGTACAACGATCAGTTACATGACGGATAATCAGAGCCGAATCTGCTATGACGATGATGGCGCGGCCACCACTTATTGGACACGCAGCCCGAATGTTCAGTATGCAGATTACTTTTTGCAGGTTGCGGCTGACGGCCAGATTTACAGCTATGTTACCCCGAATGAGCAGCATGGCGTGCGCGTGATGTTCAGCGTGTAAAGGAGGTTGAGGGAGGAAATGTATTACAAGGTGATATATAACGGCCAGGTGATTGATACCCTTGACCACTTGAGTTTTGTGAAATACCAGGCGAAACACGGGATTATGGTGAACTGCACAGCAGATGATGCCGAAGGAATTGTGAGCAGTGATGGGCGCTACATCTGGCATGTGGACGGATACTATAACATTCCGGCGGCAGGATACGATACCGTGCAGTTGGAAGAGATCAGTGTTTACGAATATGACAAGCTGAAAGCCTTGGGGGCCAAAACCCCTGAGGCTATTATTGATGCTTATACCCTGAGCCTGATTGAAGGAGGTGTGCTATGAGTGACTTTGTGGAGAGTTTGCGGCGGTTGTATCTGGATCGCCGATTAAAAGAAGCGACCCTAAATGCGCTGTGGCACAAGGGCAAAATCAGCCGCAATGAGTTTGACTACATTGTGGGCGGAAAGGAGACGAGCAATGTACACGATCCTGATTAACGAGGACAATACCCTGACCGCCAGTGTGGTGGAGCGCGTGATGCAGCAGAGCAAACTGGTAGACACCCTGCATTTTTTGGCTGACCCGGAATACAAGGGCAAAGACATGCGCGACTATGTGGTGATGCTGGAATACCGGTTGCCGGTGAGCAAGAAATACCGCACCGAGTTTTTGACGCTGAGTGACGAGCTGTATAAAAACAAGCTGGAATATAAGCTGCCCTTTGACACAGCGCTGACCAGTGAGGCCGGTGTGATTGAGTTCCAACTGACCTTTGGCAACATTGAGATGGATGCTGAAGGCAGGACCACCCAGTATATCCGCAAGGTTGGACCGGGCGAAATTAAAATTATTGATGTTTACGACTGGGCGGCCACGATCCCGGACGAAGCACTGAATGCTTTGGACCAGCGGATTATTGCAATGCAGGCCATGCTGAAGGCCATGATTGATAAGAGCAACACCATGATGAACAACAAGGCCGACAACCTGAGCTACAAGAATGACATGCTGCAGCTGACCGCCAACGGAAGTCCGATTGGCAATGCGGTAGAGATTAAGAGCAGCGGCGGTTCCGGCAGCGGCGGTGATGGTACAACTGATGGAAATATGCGGGTGGTTGAGTTTTAAGGCTTGGCCGCCTGCATTTTTTCTATATAGCGACAAATGGAGAAAGGAGTTGGGAGAATGGCAACCACAAGCAAGTTGGGCTATGGTAACGCAGAAAACCTGGATACAGCGATTACGAATGGAATTATTGACGAGAAGGACCTGGTTATTACCAAGGATACATCGGAGTTTTATTACATCCGTGACGATAAGAGCAAACAGGCGATCCGCCCCCGTACCCGTGTTTTTGACAGCAACGGGCAAGCCAATGAGCAGTTGAATAACAGCAGCGACACTTATGCCGGGCAGACCGTAATGATTAAAAACACCGAGGGCAAGTATGAGCCGTGGATTGTACAGCTGTTAGACACCGGGAAGTTTGCTGTTGAACCGTTCAGCACTGCAAGCACTGGATTTGTTTGGCAGGAATTTTAACCGACAAAAACAACATGAAATTTAAGGAGAAATGATTATGGCAGAAGTAAAATTTAATTATGGCACCAAAGCTAACTTTGAAGCCCTGGAGGCAAAGGACAACGACACCCTGTATTTTTTGACTGACACTTTGCAGATTTTTAAGGGCGCAGTTGAATACACCAAGAGCTGCAAGCTGGTGAGTACCCTGCCTGGTTCCGGTCAGGTGCAGGGCGTTGTTTATGTGCGCACCAGCGACTTTACCCTGCATGTGTTCAATGGTACCAGCTATATCCAGCTGAACAAGGCCACCGTGACTGAGATCCCGGCTGCCAACGCCAGCGACGACAATGTGCCGACCACCAAGGCTGTTGCCGATTACGTCAACGCCAAGATTGAAGCCGTTGAGAATGCCAAGGGCAAGTTTGTTACCGATGTTACCTACAATGAGGGCGTGCTGAGCGTTGCCAAGGGCGGCGACCCCGTTGCTACCACCCTGACTGGCGTTGTGCATGCACCGACTTATGATGCAAGCACCCGCACCATCAAGCTGCCGGTATTTGGCGGCGACGAACTGACCATTGCGCTGGGCAAGGATCTGGTTGTGACCAGCGGTACTTATAATGCCAAGGATAAAAACATTGAGCTGACCATTACCAGCGGCGATGTGATCAAGATCCCGGTTGGCAGCCTGATTGATGTTTACACCGGTCTGGCAACTTCCACCGCTGAGGTTACTGTTTCTGCTGACAATAAGATCAGCGTGAAGGTGAAGGTGAGCGCCAAGGCTGACAACTCCATTACCCTGGAGGAAGACGGCCTGTATGTTGCTGTGCCCGATGCTTATACTAAGGCCGAAGCTGACAAAAAGATCAAGGCTGTACAGACCGCCCTGGATACGCACGCTGCGAATGCCGACATCCATGTGACCAAGGAACAGAAGGCCACCTGGGATGCCAAGGTGAGTACTGAACAGCTGGCTGCCGCCAAGAGCGAGGCCATTGCTGCTGCCGCTGCTGACGCAACCACCAAGGCTGATGCTGCCCGTGATGCCGCCAAGGCGTATGCTGACGGCCTGAACACTGCCATGGATACCCGCGTGAAGGTTGTTGAGGGCGCTATTACCTGGAAGACCATTGGCTGAGATAGCCAAGCGGTTAGTTATTTCAAGTTGACATAAAAAATAGCCTTCGCTGCAGGGCCAGTGTTTTGCGAGTGGGAGAACATGCACTGTGCAGCGAAGGTTTTATATTGTATTGACAAACAACGATGTTATATATATAATAATAGTAGAACTAAGGCACCGACATAGACGGTCTACCTCAGTTTATAGTTTATGTATGACAGTTAAACCATCATAACAAAAAACCGTTCTGTGGGCGACAGGGCGGTTTTACTTTTTATTACCACGAAAAAAACGTGATAACTGCTACGACAGTTTGTACCCCAGTGAATACAACGCCAATAATGACGATGGTATCAACAAAGGATAGACCCGGCATAAGCATCACCTCCTGGCAAAAAATGAATTTACCGGAAGGCAAAGTAGGGGCGCTCCACAATGCCTTGCGGCAGATGGGAGGCTTGACCGCCTATTACGTCTATGAGGAAGATATGGCAAAAAGGAATAAACGTTGGTGCCTTAGTTCTGCTATTATTATACTGTCAATGCAAAATTTGTCAAATTAAATACTGAATCGAAACCGCTTATCTGTACGCAGGTAGGCGGTTTTTTTATTGTTACAAAAAGGAGTTTTATAATGTCGAAACTTTCTTTATGCGAAATACAGCAATCGCAGCTGGATAAAACTCCTGTCGTGGAGGGACAGCTGATTATCTGCAAAGACACGGGCAATATGTACCGCGACTTTGGCAAGACCCGTGTGCAGACCGGGCGCGACATCGAGATTGTGGCGGAACTTCCGCTTGCACCTATAAATGGCAAAATTTATGCCCTGAGGTCTGGCGAGGTGTGGCTGTATGAGGGCGGCGATTGGACTGCCCTGAATCAACAGATTACTGAAATTTCAAACACAGAGATCGACGAGATTTTGAATAGCTGATGAGGAGGAGACAAAATGGTGAAATTTCTTACTAAAGATGGTTTGAGCCATTTGGTGCTTTTGCTGAAAGAAAAGCTTAACATGAAGGTCGATAAGGTGGATGGCAAGGGGCTTTCGACCAACGACTATACCACTGCTGAGAAGGATAAGCTGGCCGGGCTAAAGAATTACACCCACCCGACAACCAGCGGGAATAAGCATATCCCTGCAGGCGGCAGTGCCAACCAGATTTTGGGTTGGAGCGCGAATGGCACCGCTAAGTGGGTAAACGAAAAGGATACCACCTACAGTGTGATGAGCGGCGCAACGGCTGATGCGGATGGCAAGAGCGGGTTGGTACCCAGCCCGACGAAGGGTGCGCAGCGTTGGCTGGATTCGACCGGTGCTTGGACGACCCCGCCGAACACTACCTATGGAGCTGCAAGCACCACGAGCGCCGGCCTGATGAGTGCCGCCGATAAGAAGAAGCTGGATGGTGTTGCGGACGGTGCAAACAAATATGTACACCCCAGCTATACCGCACATGACAGCGGCCTGTACAAAATTACTGTGGATGCGACTGGACATGTGAGCACTGTGACTGCGGTTGCCAAGGGCGATATTACGGCATTGGGCATCCCCAGCACCAACACCACCTACAATGATGCTACTCAGAGCACCCATGGTCTGATGAGCGCCACCGACAAGAAGAAACTGGATGGCTTTGGCGCTGCAAATACCTATGCCACAATGACCTATGTCGGCCAGCAAATTTCTGCGGCTGGGCACATCAGAAAGAGCATTGTGGAGACACTGCCTGCTGCTAAGGATGCCAAGGACAATGTTATTTACATGATTAAGAAGGCTGCGCCGGATGGCAGCAACCTGTATGACGAGTATATGCTGATCAGCGGCGCACTGGAAAAAATCGGTGACACCAAGACGGTCATTGATGAGATCACCAACGAGGAAATCGATGCCATTCTTGCAAGCTGATTTGAGTAAACCTGAAAAGGGGGGATACAAATGAGCTTTGTGACGAAAAGTAAATTACAGAGATTTTTTACAGGACTGAAGGATGTTTTTGCTGCTAAGAACCATACGCATAATGACAAAGTTGACAATACAGAAACAGGTGCTAATGGTTTGCTTGCCAAGTTGACTACATCGTGGAGTGCTGCACCTACAGATAATACTTATTTTATACGGCAGGATACGAGCGGTGAAAATACATTTGGTCGTTTGAAATTTTCAACGGTATGGACATACATCAAAGGAAAGGCAGATCCTGTATACCAGCCGAAAGGTAGTTATGCTGCAAGCGGGCATACGCATGATGATCGGTACTATACAGAGAGCGAGATTGACGCGAAGCTGAAAACCAAAGCTGATACGCACAGTCATCCATACCTTCCTACTGCGGGCGGTACTGTAACGGGTGTGACTGCGTTTACAAATACAACTGCGTCTACGAATAAAAGTACCGGTGCTGTGAAGGTAAGTGGCGGTGTTGGTGTTGCCGGGCGCATGAGCGCCAATGAGATCATGATCGGCGATGGCTGCACATTGATGTTTGACAGCACGAATAAGTGCGTAGATTTTGTTTTTAGTTAAAGGAGGCGGTGGTTATGGCACTGCAAATTTGGCTACCGCTGAATGGAGACACACGACAGCAAGGGTTAAGTGGAGCGGTTATGAGCGGTGGCCCTACCAGCTGGGGAAATGGTAATCTGGGGAAATGCGCCACGTTTGCTGGGAATAAAATACTAAAGACTGAAAATATGCACGATTTTGATTACCAAGATAATTTTAGCTGGGCTTGCTGGGTGAATACCGCAAGAGGAAGTGGAAATGCTGAATATATTTTCAGTGTTGGGCGTGTTGATTATTCTACATTTGGATATGGATTGCAATGTTTATCCACATCACAATGTTCAGCACGGTTTGGCTCATCATCTTGGGATTTTACTGTAACTGGTGGACAGTGGACACATATTGCTTTTGTGAAAAACGGAACAAATATATCAATTTATGTAAATGGAACGAGACAAATAAACGCCACGTTCAACGGGATTGCCCCGACATTCGCAGATAGTATTGGATTAGGAATTGGATGTTTTCATTATTCTGGCGGTGATATTTATTATTATAATGGCAACGTATGTGATTTTAGAATTTACGATAACGCCCTCAGCCCTAAAGAAATTCATGAGATTGCGCAGGGGCTGTGCTGCCACTATCCGCTGAATGACCCGTATGCAACAGGGAGTATTAACAAATATAGTGGAGATAATTTTGAGGGGAAGCCGAGCGGTAGTAGCTATACTGTGACCAAGCTGGCAAATGAACGCGGGTATAATTACAAGCTGAGTTATACAGGAACCGGCAATAATACCTGGCCTAGTTTTTACTTTCCTACTTTTAGTTTTACTGCGGGCAAGACATATGATTACAGTTGCAAGGTGCGGTGCCACAGCAAGAACTTTAACATTAACTTTAGAGCGGCACACATCAGTAATGACTGGGCTACGAGCATGAAGACGATCACGGTGGCGGACAACCAGTGGCATGAATACCACATCCAGATCAAGCTGGACGCAAAGTACACAAGATCCGGCACAGAGTATGATACGAAACCGCTGGTTGAATTTTACTCAGAGAGTTTGGCAACTAAAGACAAAGTTTATACATGCGATTTTGACTTGAAAGACGTTTGTGTAAGTGAGTGCAGTACAGCGGCAAGTGGAAGCAATGGCAGCTGGGCGGATAACACGGTGTATGATACAAGCGGAATGGGAAACCATGGCAGTGTTACAGCGGCAACTGCACCTGTGCTGGCTGGAAACAGCCCGATGTATGATAAGTGCTATGAGTTCCCCTATAAAAATTATATTACTGGGAAAATGCCGTTTGGCGGGCAGGCTGCGAGCAACTTCACGATTAGTGTTTGGCTGAACCAAATTGAAGGCGGCGCATATTCTACTTGGTTGAACAGTAACGGTTATGGTGGCTCCGGTTTGTGGCTGGCAGTTAATACCGAAGGCTGTGCGCAGTGGGGATACCGTGGAAGCGTTAGCCCGAATTATGTGAAAGGCGGAAGTAATATTGCAGTAAATACCTGGCATTTGTTCACTTATGTATATAAAGAAGGTGTAGCGACCTGGTATTTGGATGGCAAGAAAAATTGCAGCGCTACCTATGCAGATAAAGCAATAATGCCTGCAGACACATTTACATTGGGTGACAGTTATGCGGGAAGTGATTGGAATACAAATTTCCATGGCAAGCTTTCCGACTTCCGCATTTATGCTACTGCTCTATCGGACGCGGACATTGCAGAGCTATACAACACACCGGTTTCGATTACAAGCACCGGAACGATGATGACGAAGGGAGAGCTGATTGAAACATGAGTGTGGGAGTGCATAAAAGTGGGGTTGTGAATGCGGGGAGTTTTGTAGAGACAAACGGCGCTATGCTGAACACGTTTACCAGAGAAAGTTACACGCCTGTCGCCGCAACAAACAATTCCACAATGGGTAATAAGATTACCGGATTTGTAAAAGGTAAAAGCTATGTAATTGATATGACCGTTATCTGGAGTGGCTTCAAAACAGATGTGACGGACAATTTTGCTATTGTCAGTCAAGGTTCTTGTTATGACGGAACCAGCTGGAGTTGGGATTATAGCAACCCAATGTGTAACGCGATCAACAATCTAAAAGGATTCAAAGATCTTGTGTTAAGCGCTGACAGCGGGAGCAAGCGATATGTTGCTACGTTCAGCATAACCAACGACTGTACCGGGTTACAGCTTGGCTGCCGGACGAATTATTCCAATGGAAAAGGCACGATTACATATTCTAATATCCGGGTTGTGCCTGCCGATAATTACGTTGATGGCTCAACAAGTGCTGGTAAACTCATTGATGATTCAATCGTAATGGATAACTTTATAGAGATGTAAAAAGGAGATGATAGGATGGCTCAGTTAGGCAACCTTACTGTAAACGGAGTGTCCCGCTTGCTGTCCAAATTGTATGTGAGCGATTCTGTGACAGCTCCGAGTTTCATTGGCAAGTTGACCGGCAATGCAGACACCGCCACAAAGTTGACAAGCAGTGCAGGCAGTGCGACACAGCCGGTTTATTTTAGTGATGGCAAACCTGTGGCGACCACTTATACACTGGGTAAGAGTGTGCCGGCGAGTGCTGTGTTTACCGACACGAATACATGGCGTGGTGTACAGAATAATTTGACAAGTGATGCTACTGACCAGAGCCTGAGTGCTGCACAGGGTAAAGTATTAAAAGGTCTTGTTGACGGGAAAGCCCCGGCCAGCCACACACACAGCCAGTATTATGATTCGACGATTAGCCGGACAAAGGGAACTGTTTTGGCAGCACCGGCCAGTGCAAACGGCGGGGCAACGTTCCGCACACTGACCAAGAGCGATGTTGGGTTGGGCAGTGTGGATAACACCGCTGACAGTGCTAAAAGTGTAAAGTATGCTGCAAGTGCCGGAAGTGCAACCAGTGCGGCAAGTGCAACTACTGCCACAAATGATACCAAAGGACAGGCTATTACCAGCTATATACGCGGACTTTCGGTAAATGGCCGAACAGTGACTTATACAAAAGGTGATGGCACAACTGGAACTATTACAACACAGGATAATAATACTGATACAAAAGTAACCCAGAGCGCAGTAAAAGACAGTGATTATACCAATTACCGCAGCCTGATATGGGGCGCGAGTAACAGTGCAACAGTAGGATTTACACCATCCACAGTAACGGATGGTGTTTTTTCTTGCACGAATTTATATGTTCAGCCTTCCAGCGGAACGATTTTTGCCACAAAATTCAAAGGAAATCTGGATGGTAATGTAGCATGGGGAAACGTTACAGGTAAACCGAGTACATATACACCTAGCTCCCACACCCACACGCGGAGCCAGATTACAGATCTTGGAGTAGCTGCCGGGAAGAATATTCGCGGACTGACGGCACAGGGGGCAAGCGGATGGAAAGATGTGGCTACAGATGCGCAGTATGTGCCAGACATGACATTTATTGCATATTGGAATGGTGCGTACTCAGGCAGTGCTTCTAATTTGGCATATTGCAACCGTGGTGCATTTGGTACGATTGTAACCAAGAATACTGGTGATTATGCCGTGGCCGGACATACACATACATGGGACAGTATAACCAATAAGCCCAGTACCTTTGCGCCCAGTGCACACAATCATTCTGTTATCAAGAGCCTGAGTGTAAGCGGTACGACCCTGACATGGACAAAGGATGACGGTACGACAGGAAACCTGACAACGCAGGACACCAACACAACTTACGGGACGTTCAAAGGGGCAAGTACGAGTGCAGCGGGCAGTACCGGCTTGGTGATTGCGCCGGTGGCGGGCAATGCGAACCGTTACCTGCGCAGTGACGGAACCTGGGCTGTACCCCCGGATACGAATACAACCTATGGCGTGTTTGCGAAAGCGACCGCTGATGCGGCAGGCAGTACAGGACTTGTTCCGGCACCGGCCAAGGGAGCACAGGGACAATATCTGCGCGGCGATGGAACCTGGGCTACACCGAGCAATACTTGGCGTGGAATCCAGGATAATCTGACCAGCACATCGACAACTGACTCACTTTCTGCCAATCAGGGCAAGGTATTGAAAGGTTTGATTGATGGTAAGGCGGCAAGCGGCCACACCCACAATTATGCTGGGTCCAGCAGTGCAGGCGGTGCCGCAACGAGCGCCAACAAGGTGAATGCAGCTTTGACGATTAACCTGAACGGGACAAGCCAGGGTGCATGGGATGGCAGCAGTGCAAAATCTATCAGCATTACGGCAGCCAGTGTTGGCGCAACAAGTGTGACAATTAGCAGGTGGTGATTTTTATATGGGAGTTTATTTAGGAAGTACGCAGGTGGATATGCAGGGAGGTTTTGTGACTGGTGGTGCCAGTGGGACGAGTTTGCAAAGCAAGACAGTCAGCCCCAGTGAGAGCGCACAAACAATCAAGGCCGACTATGGCTATGACGGTTTGAGTCAGGTTACAGTAAATGCAGTATCGAAAACTTATGTGGGAAGCGGCGTAACGAAAAAGAGTGCTACGACTTATACACCAGGTACGAGTGACCAGAGCATTGCATCCGGCCAGTATTTGAATGGAACCCAGACGATTAAGGGTGACAGCAATTTGACAGCCGGTAACATTAGAAACGGTGTGAGTATTTTTGGAGTTTCTGGTACTTATGCGGGCAGCAGCAGTGGCGGAAGCGGAAGTGTGAGTTTACAAAGCAAAACTGTATCGCCAAGTGAAAGAACACAGACTGTAAAACCTGACAGCGGATACGGCGGATTGAGCCAGGTGACTGTAAATGCTATTTCGACTACATATGTGGGCAGTGGTGTGACCAAGAAAGCTGCTGCGACTTATACACCATCGACCAGTAACCAGACGATTGCCGCAAGCCAGTATTTAAGTGGTGCGCAAACCATTAAAGGTGATGCAAACCTTGTGGCCGGAAACATCAAAAGCGGTGTAAGTATTTTTGGCGTGACAGGAACTTATGCCGGCGGCGGGAGTTCCGGCGGCAGTGGCAATAACAATGTGGAGGCTTATGCTATTACGGACACCAACCCCAGCGTGAGTTTTAAGCGCACTGACGGGGCAATCAAGATTTGGGGTTACGGCACCATGACCAGTTCCAGCGGTTGGGGTGGGCAGTCTACGAGCCTGATCGCGTTTGAGGGTGACAAGTACCACAAGAGCGCCATGTACGGCGGCCCAAGCAGCACCAATCTGAGCTTAAGCATCAGTAACGGCAAACTCTCCGGCCTGCCGAGTGGATTATCCGCAATCAGCGCGATTGTAACGAGAGGTATATGATTATGGCAACTAATACAAAGTTGGACAGTTTGGTAATTAACTACCTGACACAAAGCCAATATGATACGGCTAAGACAAATGGAAAACTGAACGCAAACCAGATTTATATGACACCGGCGAACAGTACGAGTTATACATTGCCTGCGGCGACAGGTTCTACACTGGGTGGTGTAAAGATTGGCGATAATATTACGGTTGATAGCGGAAAGATCAGCTTGACAAAAGCAAATATCAACTATGCACTTGGAAACACCGATACAGACAACGCGAATTTTTCATTATGGAAATATAACAATATTATCGGAGGCTATAAGAATAGCGTCGGCACACGGAAGGCCGGATCATTTTCAGGCACAAATAATAACTGTATAGTTGTTGGAAATCATAACGACATGCAGCCCGTAGATTCCAATTTTACCACTGGTGTTGCAACATGGTTTACAAATGGTATCGCTTGTGGATGCTATATAAAGTCTTTTAACGACACTTCAAACGATGATCATATGTTTAACAATTTTATGATTGGGAATGGTTCTTCTTCAGCTACAAGTAATGCGTTCAGAATTACAAGAACGGGCAAAGCTTACGGTGGAACCTATTCTTCTTCCGGCGCTGACTATGCGGAAATGTTTGAGTGGCAGGACGGGAACCCTGATGGAGAAGATCGACGTGGCATGTTTGTGACGCTGGATGGGAAACACATTCGACTGGCAAACAGCAAAGATACTTACATTTTGGGTATTGTATCCGGCAACCCGACTGTGCTGGGCGATACTGCTGAGGACCAGTGGGCTGATATGTACGAGCGTGATATTTTTGGAGCATTGAAGCATGACAGCACCACAGAGAACGGCCTGGTGTTGAACCCGAACTATGATAATGACAAACAGTATATTGCCCGCGGACAGCGCAAGGAATGGGATGCTGTTGGCCTGATGGGGAAACTGGTTGTGGTGGACGACGGTACCTGCGAAGTAAACGGATTTTGTGCTGCCAATGATAATGGCATTGGAACTAAAGCAGAAACCGGATACCGTGTGATGGAACGGCTGGATAAAAACCACATCCGAGTATTTGTGAAATGAGGTGAGAAGTATACAACATGGCGACAAATACAAAGTTAGACAGTTTAGTAATTAACTACCTAACACAGAGCCAGTATGACAATGCCAAAAGTGCAGGCACTTTGAATGCAAACCAGATTTACATGACGCCTGCAAGTAGTGGATCGACTTATACGCTGCCTGCAGCGACAGGTTCTACGCTGGGTGGCGTGAAGATTGGCAGCAACATTACAGTGAGCAGCGGTACGATCAGCATTAGTAAGACTAACGTGACAAATGCACTGGGTTATACGCCACCTATGACTGATACCAAGTACACACTGCCAACCGCGAGTGCTTGGACTTTGGGTGGTGTAAAAATCGGGAGTAACATTACGGAGAATTCCGGCACGATTAGTTTGACAAAGGCGAATGTGACAAGTGCTTTGGGATATACACCGCCGACAACGGATACTAAGTATACACTGCCGACAGGTAATGCTTCGACTTTGGGCGGTGTGAAATTGAGTGATTCGACCAGTTCAACGAGTTCGACCAATGGTGGTATTGCGGCAACACCTAAAGCGGTAAAAGATGCGTATGATGCGAGTACAGAATGGGTGTCCTTGACTGTTTCGAGTGTGTATACTGTGAAGTCCGGCATTACGATGTGGGCGAATACAGAAAAAGCGTATCGCCGTGGCCGAAGAATATATTTAACTTTTAAGTGTATTGGCAATGTAACAAGTGATCCGGCTGGATTTATTCAAATTGGAACGGTTCAATCTTCCTACAGACCAAAAGTTAATACATATTGCCCATTTGGTTTGAACGTATCAACATCGGGTCAGATTTTTGGACCAGCTGTTTGCGTTATTAAAACTACCGGAGAAATTCTAGTCTACACAGGGAAAAACAGTACAACATTTGGCAATAATAGCTATGGTTGGACCACTAACGATGCAAGCACTATTTCGTGGGATCATTAAGCAAGTTGTGAATCAAAATCACTTTACAATACGATGGAATGTTAAAAGGAGGCTGATGGAAGATGCGGCTAAAGAATGGAGAGGTATGTTTTGGGTGGCCATTGGCGCAGCATGTGATTACGGCTGGCTGGAAATATAACAGTGGGGCGCTGCACAGGGCGATCGACTTTCGCGCTTTGGTGGGAACACCGGTATTTGCGGCGGAAGATGGAACGGTGCGCGTGGTTTACCATTGGAATGGGCGCGTGACGCAGGGCGACACCAACAGTTATGGCAATATGGTGAAGATTGAGCATACAGCGTATAAAGGCGGCAAGCTGGAAACGTTGTATGCTCATTTGAATTCTATCACGGTGAAGGTTGGACAGAAGGTGAAAACCGGCGAAGTGATTGGCTACAGCGGCCAGACCGGCAACTGTTTTGGTGCCCATTTGCACTTTGAGGTGCGCTGGAAAGGTGTGCGCGAGAACCCGCTATGCTGGCTGGATGATGACTTTAAGCCGGCCAGCAGCGGTGTGATTTTGTGGGCCAATGCAAACCAGCACAGTGTACAGGTGGACAAGCAGGAAGCGGCTGAGGAGCCGAAGGTTGAACCGGCAGTGAAAAAGACTGTGGCAAAAGCCATTACCCTGAACAACGGCAAATGGAATGTGCGCAAAGGTGCCGGAATGCAGTACCAGTCCATTGGAGTGATCAGCAGCCCGAATGCCAAGACCGGTAAGCCTGTTTGCATTGGATATGAGACGGTCGTGAACGGCTGGTTCAAAACGGTTTATGGTTATATCAGCCAAAAAGCGGTGAAGAGCCATACCTGAGTGCAGCCAAAGCAGGTGATTTTTATGAAGGAAAACTGGAGCCTGATGAGGTTCAGCAAAAAGATTATTGTTTTTACGATGGGCGCAACGATTGTTTACGCGATTGTTTACATGATCCTGTGTTTTAGAACCGGACAGTTACCGGAATCGTCTTTTAACATTGGGCTGTTTGCGGCAATGAGTGCAGAGAATTTGTGTAACGCCTGGATTAAGGTGAGGGAAAAAGTAGCGGAAGAAGAAAAAACAGAGGGTGACAATGCGCCCCTTTGTGATGAAATTTTTACGCCGATTGATGAGACAAGTGAAACGGAAGAGATTGGAGGTTAGGTATGGAACAGGGAATTGTATATATTGTGATGGGCCTGGTTTGCGTGGTTGCTTTTATGGTCGGCAAATATGTGATGCCGAACGCCCAGGAGACAGTAAACAAAGCGCTGAACCTGTTGAGCGGCTACCCGCTGTTGATGCAGTGGGGGTTAAGCGCCTGTAAATATATCAAGCAGTATTTTAACGATATTTCCGGCGAGGAAAAGAACAGACGCGCCGCAGAACTGATTATGGAAGTGGCCAAGCAGGCCGGCGTTACCATTACAGAGGAGCAGGCGCGTGCGATTGCCCAGGCGGCTTACGAGCAGATGAAGGCGGGTGAAGCTGCTGCCGGAGAGAAGGTGAACGCAGATGCCTAACCCGGTATTTACATTTACGGCGCAGGACATACTGACGATGATGCTTTCAGTTTGTGGGGCGCTGGTTAGTATTTCGGCTGCGATTGCCGTGGTGGTTAAGTTCAACAACTTTTTGAAAAAGCCAAACAAAGACCAGGATGCCCGGATAGACAAGCTTGAAGGGCGGCTGAAAACGGTGGAAGGGCGCTGCGACACGTTTGACAAACAGTTGGAGGGTGTGAAGAAGCACCTGAATAGCCTGGATGAAAGCATCAACATGCTGCTGCGGGCAGAATTTGCACAGCTGGGACACAACCTGAACGGCGACAATGTGGAGCAGATGCAGCGAGCTTTTGACGATATACAGGAGTTTTTATTTAAGCGTTAAGGTTGACAGAGCTTGCTACCCATGGTATATAATACAAGTAGAAGATTAAAGCTTTTATCAGTCTTCCGGCTAGTGGCAAGTAAATTTTACGCTTGAGTAAAAACAGCAAAGAATTATACAAACAGGAATAGGGAGTACCTTTGGTTTGAAACCTTGGGTGCTCCCTATTTTTTAGCAGGTTGGAAGTATCAATACAGTTCAGAGGCAGAAAGAACTTTAGCGGGAAGATCCTCGCGCTTGCCGGATGGGGTTGGTGTGGAGATGCTGACAGATATCGGTAGAGTTAATTTTACGAGTAGTATTATTTTTTTGGCAAGGTTCCGACATTTTTTAACGGCCTGCTTATCACGTTCCGCCCTACATTCCAGGCAGAAAGATGCACGAGGGCCACCGGTGAAAGTAATACCGCACGACTTACAAACATGAGATATCATGTGTGGTTTATGGACGGCTTGTCCACGACATGTGGGGCGTAAACGCTGTCTTTCTGCCCTTCAAACGAATCTCAACACCGAGCACAACGACGAAGTATGAAATTACCCCTTAAAATAAATCATTGACAGAGCATTGAAACAGCGAGGCAAGAGTTTGTGCTGCCTGAACAGTAGGTTTGCTTTCGCCGGATTCAATGCGTTGGTATTGGCGGGCGGATATACCGAGTTTATCTGCTGCCTGTTGGACAGTCATATTAGCGCGGGCACGCATGGCTTTGAGACCGATGGGCTTGATGTCCGAATACTTTTCGGCCTGGCCATGATAATAACCAAGAGCAAAGGCACCTTGCAACTCAATGGGAAGAATGCTGTTAAATCCGTTCTGAACGTCTTCCTCGGTAAGGGTTGAATATGTTTGGGTAATCAGGCGATCCAGCTCTGGAGAGATACGGTGTTCAGAACGTACACGAAGAATCAGCTTGGTAATTTCCAAAAACGGATACATGGTGGCGTTTTGGAAGCTATTTGTTTTTGGACCATCGTCGCCATAGACTGCTGTAGTTAGTTGATTATAGAGAATACCCATTGCAAAAACTTGTTCTGTAGCAAAAGCCATAAGAAAGTCTCCTATCCGCATGACGTTTAGTGTCGTTTCTTTGGTTATAGGATACGACGTTTTATGTCATATGTCAAGGAGGTTTTGAAGATTTTATTGGGTTCCCTATATTTCGCTAAATTAAGCTTTAGCGAAATTGTTGATTATTTTTTGTTCTTTTTGTATTCGGCCATTGCGTCTGCCAGGCGCTGTTCCCAACCGGCGTTATCATGCTGGATTTTCCCGTAAAATTCCTCCTTGGTTATTTTCCTGATAGCAACAGTATCTTCAAAATTGGCAGACGAACCAAAAGTAATCTGCTTGCGCTGAAAGCAAATATATGCTTTATATTCTCCGCTTGAGCCGCGCATGACGCCGTTTACGCCAGTTATACCCAAGAATGTGTACGCGGTTATTATTTGGTTGACGGGATTGATTTTTGTTGAATTGCCGGTATGTGGGGTGTATACTTTTTTGGTATATAGGTTTATGGGGTGTGAAACCGGAAAAACGGCCAATATGAACGGTTTATGAATTGATAGATGATACATGCGACAAGATTGAATCCGACCGGTGCTGGCTGCTGCAGCTATTACGAGTTTGTTTTACGCCGAAAACTGCAAAAAAATCAGACCCTCTCCCCTGCTGCCGATTGATGGGCAGAGCATTAAGAGCTGAACTACGAGTTTCTTTTACGGTGAAAAAGCGCAAAAAATACCGATTGTAATAAAGCCAGGATGGTATGGATAGGCGGCGCATGGCGGGACTTGAAGTTGATTTATGACCACCCATAGCCAGAATTACGAGTTTGTTTGACCAAAAGATTGAAAAAATATGGTTCAGACGACCAGATATGGATGGTTGATGCAGCGGAATGAACTACGAGTTTTTTTGATTTGAAAAGGCGTAAAAAAACCAGGGGCGGGACCACTCCCCTACCCGATCCGTTTGGCTTAAAACTACGAGTTTGTTTGACGAAAAGCGCAGGAAATAAAAAATTTAACGTGAATTACGAGATTGTTTGATGCGAACTGCGAGATTTTTTGACGGCAATTACGAGGTTGTTTGACAGCGAAAAGCAGGATCTTGCGTAAAAGAAACTCGTAGCATATGTAAAAGAAACTCGTATGTAAAATAAAAGAAACTCGTAGCTGGAATAAAAGAAACTCGCAGCTTGTGTAAAAGAAACTCGCAATATACCTTATATAATATAAATATAAAATATAAATAATAAATAATAATAAGCGCAAAAAATTTACTACGAGTTTTGTTTTGAAGAAAAGCGCAAAAAATCAGGCTTGACGAGCAGATGAAAATAGGGTAAGATAAAGATATAATGCGTTAGGTATACCCACCTGTGCGATGCGATACATACACTGTGATTTGGAGGTTGAGCTTGACATGGCGGACAGGCTATGCGGGCGAACAGAATGATGAAAGACCAAAAAGTAAACCGTGCAGGCACAGGAACGGCGATTACCGGAGAGGTGATGACGAACGAAGAGGTTAAGGCGAAAAAGGAGCAGGAAAAGAAGACCGGCTCCCCTTTTGCCGTTGGCTCTTACATCACCAAGAGCAATGACCTGATCCAGAAGACCAAGTATTCCCTGCCGCGCAACGAACAGAAAATTTTGTTCATGCTGCTTTCCAAAATCGACCAGAAAAATGACACGGATGCTTCGAAGTATTACACGATTACGTTCAGCGATTTTTCAAAGTTGACAGGTGTGAATGCGGAAAAGCCGGCCTATGTGGCATATTTGCAGCACACGATTGAAAATTTGGAGAACCGGACATTTTGGGTGCCGATTGCCCCGACCAAGTACAAGAGTATGAGCTGGGTACGCAAAGGTTCGATTATTGATACTGAGGGCAAAACCATCAGTATGCGGTTCAATGAGGATATCTGGAAAGACATTGCACAGCTGACAAGCAATTATACATCCTATAGCATTGAATACCTGCTGATGATGCAGAGCACCTATTCCATGCGGGTGTATGAGATCATCTTATCTTATGATAACGGCAACCGGGACTACGAATACGCCAATGGGCTGGTGTTTGAGCCGGTGACGGACGAAGTGCTGGGGATGTTCCCCGCCAAGCGGAACCAGCTGCGCGGATACAAGTACAAAAAGTTTGGCATTGATGATTTCAAAAACCTGTTGTCTGTACCGACCAAAGAAGAGCGCGGTATGAACCGCAAAAAGTCCGATGTGGATAACAAGTATGACCGCGAAAAACCGTTGACAGAAAAGTACCCGAATTTTTCAGACTTTGAACGCAATGTTCTGAAGCTGGTGAAAAATGAAATCAACGAGATGACAGACCTGTGGTTTGATTATGAGCCGGTACGAACCAAAGGCGTGCGGAAATACACCCATTTGTATATCTTTATCAAGTACAAATCACGCAAAGAGATGGAAAAGGTACGGGCGTTTTTGAGCGCGAATCAGCGCAGCGACCAGGAGGTGGCACGCAAACAAAAGGCGAAGAAACAAGCTGTGTTGGCGGCTGAAACCGGAGAGGCCTCTCCCCTGCCCCCGGCTGTGATGGGAATGACGTTCCGCAAGGCGCGGGGCGAGATAGAAGACCGGGCTGGCTATGCGGGCTACAAGAAGGAGCTGACCGTAGAAGAGCGGAATGTTTTGGCAAATGTGTTTACTTATGCGGCCAAGATATTGACCAACCAGAACAAACAAGACCAGGCTGAAGAAACACTGGAAGCGCTGAACGGAATCATCCAGAATAACCACGGGCTGAAAAGCTGGGCGTTGGGAGAACTGGAGAAGTTTAGCGTGATACTGAGGCAGGATGTGGAAAAGAAATCTGCGCAGTATTACCGCACGGTGGTGTACAGCGACATTGTAGAAAATTCCGCCACGATCATTGAAAGCGGAAAACGGCGGATGGGACAGGACGGCAAAGAGCCGATGTTCCGGCTGGATGAAACAACATTTGAAGAATAACCAGGGGGAGCTGCTGACGAGGTGGCTCCCCTATTTTTAACTTTGTTACAGCAACAGGAACTTTTGAGTTTGACAGATGCTCTACCCCGTTGACATTGCCACGAAGTGTGATATAATCAAATTAAACAGCAACAGGAACTTTTGAGTTTGACAAGTGAGGGTTAGCTATGGCAGCAAAAATTATTACGATTGCGATTGAAAAAGGCGGCTCTGGTAAGACGGTTACGGCTTCTAACCTTGCTTACTTAATGGGAGATGAAGGAAAAAAGGTTTTGTGCGTAGACACCGACCCGCAGGGCAACCTGACCTTTGCATTGAGCGGCGGTAATACGATTACAAGCAATGCTTATTCCCGCAAAGCGCTGTACGATATGTTTGACGGCTTTAAGTACACCTCCACAAAAGAGTATATTGTGGGGACAGAGTATGAGAATGTTGATATGATCCCGGCAAGCAGCCAGACACCGCGGATCAACAAGCGGTTGTCGGACCTGTTGGCTGATGCGCAGCAGTACGATGTGGGCGACCCAAGACGGTTGGAATCTACGGCCGACTTTTTGCTATACTTTTTGAACCAGGTGCGGGAGAATTATGATTATATCATTGTGGATACCCAGCCGACCCGTGACAGTATGATCCTTTCAAACGCATTGGTGGCAGCGGATTATGTATTGATCCCGATGATGTGCGATTCGTTTTCTGAGGATTCGGCATTTAGAACTTATTCCATCTGCAATGAGCTGCGCAAGAACCCAAAGACGAACCTGAAAGGAATCGGCGTAATTTTAACCATGGTGGACAAGGGTGCGGCCACGAGAGAGACGCGGGAAGAATGCCAGAGAGTGCTTGGCCCTACCCTGTTCAAGACTGAGATACCCAGCGCTTTGGCTGTGAAGACATCGGTGAGAAGATGTGTGCCGGTATGTTATTCTGCCAAAACACAACCGATTGGCAAGAGCTATGTGGCGGCTTATAAAGAGCTGAAACAGCGGCTTGAAAAACTGGACAAGGAGGAAAAGTGAGATGGGTTTGAAATCAAAACCGAAGAAAGGCAATGAAAAGAAACTGAACATTCCTACCAGCAGTGCAGCAAAAGAAGTGAACGATAACGATGCCGGCCGTGCCCTGGTTGGAAAGATTGTTGGCAATAAGACCATTGAGTTTGAAAATAAGGATATCAGCCTGGCAGACATCCGGCTGAACCCGGACAACGAGATTTTCCGCCAGAATGACAACGGAGAAGATATTGAAATATTAGCCGAAGACATTAAGCGCAATGGCCTGCTGCACAACCTGGTTGTGTTCCCAGAGCAGGAAAATGGTAAGACGGTGTATGTTTTGCTTTCTGGCGAGCGGAGATACCGAGCATTGATGCTGCTGCAGGAACAGGACGCGACATGGAATGCGGCCAAGAACTGTAATGTAGTTACCACTCCCCTATCCCACAATGAAAAGAAAGTTATTTTGTACAGCGCTAACCTGCAGGTGCGTGGTGGTTTTGGAGATGAAATGATCCGGCGCAAGGCAGCAGCTGAATTTATTGAGTGTTTACAAGAAGAACCATACAGCATGAACCAGGTCGATGCCAGGAAAGCCTTGAAAGAAATCAGTGCCGCAAGTGGAAAAATGATTGATAGAGATTTGCGCCTGGAAAACAATCTGAATAAAGGACTGCTGAAACTACTGGATGACAAAAAGCTGAAACGCTCAGAATGCGACAGATTGATCAAATTTGAAGATAAACAGCAACAGGAACTTTTGAGTTTGTACAATAGATTGTTTGCGATTAACTGTGTGAACGAAGAAGACCGAGACAGAATCCGCAATGATACCCAGCAGGGATTGGACGATGCCTGGAACGGAGACTCGACAGAAGAACGTGAGGAAAGGCTGGAGCGGGTATTACAAAGTTTTGAAACAAGCGTGACCGCACTTGAAACAAAGATGGCGGCCGAAAAGCCTGCTGAAACCGAGAAACAGGCTGCACTTGAACGCGAGATTGAAACTGCTGAGAAGAAAGCCGAAACCAAAACATTTGTTCAGAAAACTTTACAGCCGCTGGCCGGTAAGATTGGCAAGAAGATTGCAACGCCGGCATATAAGAGAGGACTGAAAAAGATGAGCCAGGAGCAGCGGACAGAAGACATTAAGACGCTGACAGAGCTGATTGAAAAAGCTGCGAAGCTGAAAGAGTTGCTGGAGACGGTTAAGTGATGGCAAAGGAAGTGAAAATCAACCTGCGGCTGAGTATGCGTGTACGCGAGGTGCTGAACGACGAGGCCGAGGTTGAAGATACCCGCATTGGAACCGTGACAAACCGGCTATTGCAGGAAGAGCTTGGCAGGATGATGGCGGTGGGTGCCGACCGCTGCGTGATGAAAGATACCAAAGAATACCGGGCTTTGATGCCGCACCTGGAAGGAAGCTATGTGCTGCCGACAGAAGCGAAAATCAACCGGTACATTGCAACGCGGCTGGATGACAAGAACTATCCGCAGGTTTCTTTGTATTTTACGAAAGAGCAGGCAGAGTTCATGGCTGGGCTGGTGAAAAAGCAGAGGATACGAGGAACCCTTTATTATAACGGCAGTGTGAAATCTTACCGGTATTTGATTGTGGGAATGCTGTTGAAGAACCCGTTGTTAGCTGATTTTGGTCTGAACTAAAAAGATAGCCCCCGTCCGCTGGGTGACAGTGGATAGGGGCTTTGTTGTTTTATTCGCTGACTTTTACTGCAAAGTTTTTAAGCTTTTGATAACAGTCAATGTAGAGTTCCTGCTTATCGCCGTTATAGGTAGCTTCGTAATACAGGCCGTCTTTGACAGGGGTGGTGAAAAGACCTTTATTGTTTTGAAGAGTTTTGCACGACCAGACGGTGTAGATATCATCCGGTGAGAGATAGACACCAGTTACATCGGCGTTATCATTGAAGTAGCGGGAGATGGCGGTGCAGGCGGCCAGTTCAAATTCTTTAGGATTCATGGGCGGTACCTCCGGTAGAATTACAGGTTACATCAGGTGGCGCTTTCCAGGTTATATCAAGCGGCGCTTTCCAGGGAGTGGGAGTGGGAATAAACGGCATGTTATCAATCGGCTTGGTGTTTGGCGTTACCGGCAGAATTGTTTCGCCCTGTTCGGTTGTAATGGTACGCTTGATGAGATGGCCGGCATCATCAAATTCTTCTGTAAAGGTAAAGATTGTTTTACTCAACTTTCCAGCCTCCTTCCTTATCCCAGGCAATGAGCTGGTTAAGGGTTTTGGGGGTATAATCATGCAGCATACAGCCAACGTTGATGATGTTGCCCTTGTTGCTGGCGATACCGACCGCGTTATCACGCAGTTCTGCTTTCCACTTGGCGAGATAGGTGTTCTCACGGGTGTTATGAACGTGGCCGCAGAGCATGTAGCACTCCGGCGAATAGGAGTGGTTGTAGAACATGATAGGGTAGTGGCAGAGGATAAGTTTATATTTGCCGGCTGTGAGTTCATCATAGCCCTTGATGGAAGAAAAGTAGCGCATCATTTCCGGCGAGATTTTATCGTGGTTGCCCTTGATGAGATGGATATGGCCATTGAGCTGCTCAAGGATCATAGGAGCTTCGGACGGGTCCCAGAACATATCGCCAAGGACATAAACGTTATCGCCCGGAGAGACAACGTTGTTCCAGCGCTTGATAATCTCCGCGTGCATAGAGGGCAGGTCAAGGAACGGACGGTCATCGAAGCGGATAATGTTACGGTGAGAAAAATGAAGGTCAGCAGTAAAGAAATTCATAGAGAAATCACCTCTGATATGGTAAGATAAAAGAAAAAGGCAAGGAGTGGTTATGAATGGCAGGACCGACAAGCGTAAGATTTTGCAATGAGATGCTGGAGCTGTGCGGCTACCAGGAGGATGCCCTGAATGAATGGCAACAGCGGATACAGGAAGGAGACAGCTGCACAAGAGAACAATACATCCAGATTGAAAAGGAACAGCAGGCGCTACGGGAGATCCAGGCAAAAATCACGGATTATTTTAAGGTGCGGGCCAAATTTGACGAGGAGTTTGAAACAGCGTTTGAAGTGCCGAAGCGGAGTTTGTTTGGGCATGCACAGCCGCGAGTGGTGGTAAGACGAAGAAAGTAATCAATCCGCCAGGTCGGCTGAAACGGTAACGAGTTTTGCGATTGCGTCTTGAACGGAGGCTGATTCCTTATCTTTGAAGAAAGAGTCATAATCGAACCAGCGGTTGTTGATGATATTGCCGATGATTTTAACGGTGCTGCCCCAGCCCTTGGTGGCGACACGAATGTATTTACCTTTCATGTCTTCCAGACGGGAAACACCGACGACATCCATGATGCGCATGATAGCCTCCATACCGATGGCAGAACCCTCGTAAGAATCTTTTTCATAGCTGTCGGGGTAGATTTTGCCAAGGCAGTAACCGCCGTAAACAACATCCCAGCCGGCAGCTTTGAGAGTAAGATCAAGAGAGAGACAGCAATAATTTGTGGTTGAAAGAGATACGTTTGTAATCTGAGCGTTCTCAATGGTGTAGCCTTCATCAGTGAGCGTTTGTGCGGTATATTTTTTCATGGCGTGTACTCCTTAATGTTTACTGCTGCTGATATGAGGCCAGAAGAAGATGCCGCCGATCAGGCAGGCCCAGGCATATGTAGAGGGTAGCATTTGCGGGGTGAAGGATACGGTATTGAATAACTGGTTCAATGTGGAACAGATGGCGGTGCCAAACAGGGGGACCAAAATGAACTTGGCGAGAGCCAGGTGGAACCAAAAGACCAGAAAATAAACCAGAACGGTAATGAAAATGCCGGTAAGAATTGAAAGAAGTTTATCAGTATTAGCTGTCATTGTTTACATCTCCTGTGCAAGTGCGGCGATACGGGAACGGTAGATTTTTTGGAGCTTGACCTCACCATAGAAATCCTGACCGCGGAAGACCTGGGAGAGGCGGCGCATACCGTTGTTATCACCAGAGTAGATATCGAGATCGACCTGGGCGTCATAATCACCATCAATGATACAGATGGAGTCTTCGCCGATACGCTGAAGAGCAAGCCGCATCATTTCAATATCAAGGTTCTGGGCCTCTGTAATATAGACGGCGCAGTTCATGCCGGTGGTATCAAAGCCGCGCAGATCCGAGAAGGGGAGAAGCTGGATTTCGTTGGCGTCAATATAGCGCTTGAGTTCCATAATATCGCCGAGTTTAGCACCGAGCATATTGCCGATTTGGCTGTCAAGCAGCTTTTCATTGCGGGTGCCGGGGTAAAAACCAAGACGGGCAGCGCCGGATGTGGCGCAGGGGTTGGTGAACACGATGATTTTATCAATCTTGTGGGTTTCCAGCAGTTTGAGCATATAAGCCAGAGCCAGATAGCTTTTGCCAGTACCGGCAGGACCGCACAGCATAGTGATTTGGTTATGTAAAAGGCTGTCAAAGGCAAGCATCTGGTAAATATCTTTCTCCTTGGCCCTGATAGCGCCAAATGCCTGCGTTTCGAAGGGCTTATAATCCACCGCGACATGTTTACCGCCTGCCCACTTAAACGCCTGTACGGAGCTGTCTGCGGGGCTGTGAGCGATAAGATATTGATTGGGGATAAGACCGAAGGTATTTCGTTCCGGCTGCTCATAGAGGGCAGCGTATTGCTCATCGGTTGGAGTGACCTCCAGAAAGCCGGTATAGCTTTGGCGGGGGAGAAGATCCTTGGAGGAGCAAACGGGCAGGTGGGCGAGGGAAGAGGCCAGGTGTTTACAGCAGAGATCGTCCGTGCAGAAGATCATATCTTGGTTTTGGCTGTATGTTTTCCAGGCCGCATAAATGATAATGGAATCTGGGGTGTTGGGCAGTGTGCTGCGAAACGGGCAGGTATCATCGTTCAGATAATCGGTAGTATTGGAAACATGATAAAAGCCGGAATCGTGGGTGCTATCGAGATAGTGAGCCATTTGACGGGCACGATAACGAACGGATTCATCTTTGGTGCGGCTGGTTTTGATGGATTCCAGCTCCAGCAGGGTTTGGACGGAGATAATAAATGGACGATCGACAACATGTGCGCCCATATTGAGCAGGGCGCAGGTATCATAAAAAATAAGCAGAGAGAATTCCCCCTTTGAACGTCTATTGCAGTTTGAAAACCGCTGTGATATACTGAACGCAAGAAATTTTTTTTTAGGGAGGTTAGTACCATGCCAAGAACCAAGGGAAGCAAGAACAAAGTGAAAGCTGCCGGTGTTGATTACGAAAACCTGATTGCCGCTGCTCAGAAAGAAAAGGAAGAGGCAGAGGCCGAAGTTGCCAAGACCAATGCCAGCATTGAGGAGCTGAAAACCGACCTGCAATCCATGAAAGAAACCTTGAAAATGCAGAAGGCAGATGTGAAGGCCGCGGAGAAAAAGCTGACCAAGCTGGAAGAGAAAAAGGCCAAGGCGGACATTGCTGCTGAGGCGGAAGCGAAGAAAATTCAGGCGCAGGAAATGATCAACCAGCTGCTGGCAAACGGCATGAGCGCTGATGAGATTTTGGAAAAATTAAAGTAATGGGATAGACCGTGTGGGTGGTTGTGCCTGCACGGTTTTTTGTTTGTGAACTGAGGTGCCAGGTTTGAAAACTACGAAGATAAAGTGTTAAAGTTCTTACTGAATAAAAGAACAACACCAGTGGTACATAATGGCTACAACAAGTTCGTCCACCCACCAGTATCTTTCATAAAAGCTTTTATCTTCGTAGTTTTCATCCGGACCAAATACACTTTGAAACCATTCCTTTACGGAGCTGAACCAGTTAAAAATTTTATCTGACAGAGTTTGTTTCACATGGATCACCTCACAGCTCCCAGTAAGATTTGACATCTTTACCGATTTCAACTGATAACTTACGAGCAATCAGGCGGGCGTGGTTGTACTGGGCCTTAATACCGTAAAAATAAGAAGCATCCATAAAGGACAGGCTATCTTTGGCAACAGCATCAGCTGTTTCAATGTTCTTACGGTTTTTACGCAAAAGATCGTCCTGATAGAGCTGTAACAGGCGCAGTAGTTCTGATTTTTCTGATAATGTCATAAATAATAAACCCCATACCCACCCGCGCGTTAAGAGCGCAACCTTTAATGTTTTTGTTACTTATTTAGAGCGTTGATTTGATCCATCAGCTCACGAATTTCAGCGGTTTCCTGAACGGGTTCTGCGGATTCCAGAAAGAAAATGCTATGTTCGGTTGTGATGGCAAGCTTGGCATAACCTATATCAAGGATAATTTCAAGCTCTTTAACAAGGCTGGTATGTAAGAAGCCAGACTTGGAAGCGCCGAGGTTGTCTTTGGAGTATTCAAACCAGGCAGGATAGCCGGGGCCAAGGAAAGAAATACCCTTGAAGGTGCTGCCAATGCGGCGAAGGTAATCGCTCTCGGTACGAGTTGTGGTGCCATCGAGGTATGTAATGTCTGACATAACCCAGGTGGGGGAGATTTTTTCAAGGGCGTTTGGAACAAAAGTAAGATTCATTAAGTGTTGCCTCCGATAAGGTTATGCTCTCGCAGAAAGATTACAAAGTCGTCCATAGACAGGTTTTCTTTGAAGAAATCAAAGTTATAATCCTTGGTGGAATATTCTTTGTACTGCGTTTCAACAGAAACAGGTGCTTTGAAATTTTCTGCCGTAAAAACCCAGTCAAGAAATCCATAAAATTTAACGAGTGATTTATGAAGGAACATTGATTTATCACAGTAACAGTGATTGCTCCATGGATATTTGCAAGAAGCTACAGCATCATAGAATTCATAAAAGGTTCCAAAACTGTCAAGGTGTTTAGTTGGTTCACCCTCTAAAAACAACAAATCACTAGCAAAAATGTCATTTGATCCGTCAGAAATCAATATATACTTCGCAGAATAGAGTTTGTGCATTACTGTTCTCCTGTGCTATTTTAAGATTCAGGAAAGTGTACTTTTGTTACGGCGATGGGGAACTCCTCAATTTCCGATGCCCAAACGCATAATTCTTTGCGCCCAGCGTGTAGCTGTGCCCACACATACGGGAAACCGCCGATGCCATCGAACAGGCTACCGATGGTGGCATTATCCGGCAGGCGGTCAGCGATACCACCGAGAACGTAGTACCACTGCGGCAGGGCGATGGAGTTGCCCAGCGCCTTATATCGGGGCGCATCAGCGGCTTTGTGAGCTTTACCCTTGCTGTCTACCCATTCGCCGAGATCTGTCCATCCATCTGGATAACCCTGCAGGCGCTCACACTCGGTAGGAGTCAGGCGGCGAACAATCCAGCGGATGATTTTTTTTTCAATTACGACAGCAGTATAATCCGTAATTCGGCTGTTGTGGTCACCCGTTATGGTAGGGGATAGCATACCATCGCCGTTGCCGCGTGCG